CCAAGTGTATCGCGAAAACTACGATGCCATTTTTGGCAACAAGCGCCGCAAGTTCCATGTTGATGGTTCGGGACCTGAACCCGACCAATTTTTTGTTTTTGGTTCCAACAAGCGTGGTGTTCATGGTGCTGGCGCAGCACGTTACGCCATGGATCACCTTGGTGCCAAGCTGGGTGAATGGGATGGTATCACGGGTAAGACCTACGCCATCCCCACCAAGGATGAATACATTCAAACGATGGAAATCGAAGAAATCTTCAAGTACGTCGCCAAGTTCGTGAAGTTTACCAAAGACAACTTCGATCTGAATTTTTTCATTACCGGTATTGGTTGCGGTCTTGCCGGTTACACTCCCGAAGAAATTGCTCCCCTGTTCCGCGATTGTGGTGCAAATTGTTCGTTCCCCGATACTTGGGAACCCTACCTGTAAAGGAATCCGATGACAACCAAAAAGACAACTCCAAAGACCGAAATCGATCTTGATGAAGATGAAACGCGGGTGCCATTTGAGCTTGAGTAGATTCCACTGACGAACTACGTTGCCAAGGCACGGTTCTATGGTCCCATTGTGGATGTTATGCAGTATTCAAAACTGCTTGACTTTCTTTACTCTGCGACTGAGAGTGATCAAGTTGACATGTTCTTTGCCACCCCCGGTGGTATGATGGAATCGTGCCGCGCAATTCTTGATGCGATGGCTATCACCAAAGCGCACATTCGCGGCATTCATGTTGGTTCGGCATCCTCTGCCGGTTCCATGATTCTTTTGGGATGTGACGAACAAATCATTCTTCCCGGTGCTACAATGATGATCCATACCGCATCGCACGGCTATGGTGGTACCGACAACAACATCAACGCATACGCCTCATTCTCGAACAAGTGGGTCAACAAGTTCGTGCATGAGGTTTATGAAGGTTTCCTCTCAGAAGACGAAATTGAAAAGGTCATCATGGGTATGGAATTCTGGTTTGATGCTGAACAAATCATTGAACGTTTGCAAAAGCGTAAGGAATACTTCGAAGCTATGGAACTGCTTCAATCTGCGGCACCCGCGAAGAAGGTTGCATCAAAGAAGGTTCCAGCTAAGAAGGTTGCAGCAAGGAAGAAGTAATGTTCCACTGGTTAGCACATCTCACAAACCGTTACAATGGTAGAATCTGTACCTTTCAAGAAGGTACAGGAATCTACATTGGTTTTCAGTGTGATGTGTGTAAGAAAATCGAAGGCGTTGTCAAAATTGATGATATTTTGGCTGAAGACCCGCAAATCCCAATCATCGAAGAAAAGGAATGAAATGAGTGAACTGACTCTGATTGATATGTTTTCCGATGTTGTCACTTTCATGTCTGCCGCTGGTCAGACCATTGATGTGAACAACCCTGAACAAGTTCAACTGTATGAAAAGTTGATCACCGAAGAACAACAAGAAACTGCTGCTGCTGCTTCTGGCGCACCAACTTTTGAAAACTATGTCGAACACCTTGATGGTCTGTGTGATACCGCATGGGTATGGATTGGTAAGTTCGTTTCTGAGGGTAATGACTACACCGACATTGTTATGTCGGAAAATGAAAATGTCAAGGAATTCTTTAATTTCATGACGTTTGCAACTGATCATTGTCAACGCATGAATTGGGACTTCGATGGTGCTTGGCGTGAGGTTGCCCGTTCCAATCTGGCTAAGATCGATCCGACAACCGGTGTTTGCATCAAGCGTGAAGACGGTAAGATTCTCAAGCCTGAAGGCTGGACTCCACCCGACCTGAAGCCCTTTGTTCACACGTTTGATAATGTCTGAAAAGTGGGATAGACGGTATCTTGAGATGGCACAACTTGTGTCGTCGTGGTCGAAAGACCCTTCAACACAAGTTGGTTCTACCATTGTCAAGGATAACCGAATCATTTCATAGGGTTTCAACGGTATTCCATCCGGGTTAGATGATGAAAGGTATCTTGAAACCCGAGAAATCAAATACAAGACCGTAATTCATGCTGAATTGAATGCTAGACTCACTGCAAGAACATCGGTTGAGGGTGCTACAATCTATATCACCCATCCACCATGTTCAAACTGCACATCGATGCTGATTCAGAGTGGCATTTCTCGCGTTGTGTGGTATGAGCCCGAACCAGAGTTTGCCGAACGTTGGAACCCTGATTTTTCAATCTCGATGCTTATCGAAGCTGGCATCGATTACAAAACTTATAGAAGGAAATCTACATGACCAAGACAACCAAGACCGTTAAGAAGACTGCAAAGATCGAACGCCTGTATCTGGCACTGAAGGATCGACCCCTTACCTCTGCACAGATTCGGGCACAGTTCAAGATTGAAAAGCCCACCGCTGAAATTTGTCGTCTGCGAAAGCGTTGCATTGTTGATGGTTTCAACATTATTTCTGAACCGGTAACCAAGGTTCGTTCGGGTCGTCGTGTTACCTACAATCGTTATCGATTGATTTGTCTGTATCAGGACTGATAGATACCTATGAATGGGGCTTCGGCCCCTTTGGTTCTTAATCGTGTGTAAAGGAAATACTAGATGAAGTGTGAAAGTTGTGGATCATACAAAACACGATATATCGGCCCACGGTTCGCCGGTAAGAAAAGTTAGCACCACTATGAATGTGAGGAATGTAACCATGTCACAAAAAGCGATAAGAAGTTTGTTCGAGAAGTTGCAAACAAATCTAACCCGATTCTTCCCTCTGTTGACTTTGAGTATGCTTATCCTTCTTATCGTGGTATTGTTGTAACATCTTGCATCAATGACACGCCCATCAATGATAGCTTTTTGACAAACCTTGAGAAGTTTTGCAAACGCAAAAACTTCAAACTGTTTGTGATTCCTATCAAGTATCAAAACCCTTCCGCCATGCACAAGGATGGTGGTAAAACTTGGCCTACCCGCGCCACAAAGTATTTTCTTGATACAACTGTTCGATGGAAAGATAAGTTCAAGATCATTGGCGATTGCAACATTCAAGCGACCGCAACCCACCCTCTGACCGGTATTGATAAGCTGTGTGAAGGTATTACAACAATCGTCGGGCATTCGGTTGTTCAGATGAAGTCTCTGCCGGTGAATCCATGGAATGAACCTATCATTCTACATTCAACTGGTAGTATTTCATCCAAGAACAACTATTCGGCATCAAAGGCTGGTTATCAAGCCTCTTTCCATCATTGTTTTGCGGCTGTTGCAATCGAATTTGATGAAGGTAGTACCTTCCACCTTCGACAACTGTTTGCTGACCATACAGGCGGGTTCTATGACCTTGATGAACGATGGGATGAAACAAGCAATGGTTCGAAGTGTAGTGTTGCCGCATTGGTCTGTGGTGATGAACACGTTTTGTTCTCAGATGAAAAGGCCGCTGATGCAACGTTCTTCGATAAGAAATCTATGGTGAACGTTCTGAAACCTCAAGTCATTGTTCGCCATGATGTTCTGGATTCCTACAGTGTTTCCAAGTGGCACAACAATGATTTCTTCACCCGGTTCACCAAGAACATGAGTTCTGGAATGAATTCGATTGAACGAGAAATGCGACTGACTTTGGATCATCTTGCAATGACAACGCCAAGATTCTCAAAATCCATTATCGTTTCATCGAATCACCATGACCATGTTGAGCAGTGGTTGAATAGTGCTGACATTCGAAATGACTATGTGAATGCGAAAATCTACCATTACCTGATGTACACAAAACTTCAGCAAATTGAGAAAACTGGTAAGTCGCAGTCTGCATTTGAAATTTTCCGTGACACTCTTTGGGAATCTAAGGGAATTTGTGGCAACATCGAATTCTCAAATGGTTCTGTGAATATCGCTGGTATCGAATGTGGTCTTCATGGTCACAGTGGTCCCAATGGTGCGAGAGGCAGTATTCAAAATCTGGCTAAGATTGGTGATAAACTGATTATCGGTCACTCGCATACCCCCGGTATTCAAAATGGTTGTTTCCAAGTTGGCACTCTAAGTAGAATGGATTTGGAGTATTTGACTGGCCCATCAAGCTGGTTACATACAAACTGCATTATCCACAACAACGGAAAGCGACAATTGGTTACAATCATCAATGGAAAATGGAGAAAGAGTTAATGCCGCTGTACACCTATGCATGTGAATCATGTGACAATGTTTTTGATGATCTGCAATCAATTTCAAACCGAGAAAAGCCTTGTGAAACACCTTGCCAAAAGTGTGGTGGAAAAATTTTCAAGACTGTGACGCCTATCAAAATTGTGGCCGGTTCTGGTGGTCTGAAGGTTCCCGATGGTTTCAAGGATGTGCTAAAGCACATGCACGCAAACTGCCCGGGTTCGACCCTCGATAAGACCTCTAGCGCACTGAATTCCTGAGTTCCCGTAAGCCCCGCATCGTTGGGGCTTTTCTTTAACTGAATCAAGGAGAACAAACCTTGTCAAAGTCTGCACAACGCTTCGCTACCAAAACTGCCCGTAGAAAAAAGACAGAATCTCAAATTTTTGAGGATGTTGTGGTACCTGTCAAACCACAAATCAAAAAGACATTTACATTGAAAGACCTCAAGTATATTGATGCTTTGACCGAACATCAATCAGAAGCATTTAGTGCATTCAATTCCGAAAAGATTCAAGTTTTGTCCATGTTGGGCTATGCCGGTACCGGTAAAACTTTCTTGGCAATGTACATGGCACTGAAGGAAGTTCTTGATCCTGAAACACCATATGAAAAGATCGTGATTCTTCGCTCAGTTGTGCCATCTCGCGAAATCGGTTTCTTGCCCGGTGAGATGGAAGACAAGATTGCGCCATATGAAGCACCCTATCGTGCAATCTGTGATAAACTGTTCAAGTTCCGCAACTCTTACGACAATCTGAAGGAACTTGGTAAGATCGAATTTGAGTGCACCTCATTCTTGCGTGGTAACACGTTCGATAACGCCATCATCATCGTTGACGAAATTCAAAACGCTACTGAAGTTGAAGGTGAAACCTGTATCACCCGCATTGGTGATGAAACTCGAATGATCATTTGTGGTGATGACATTCAAAACGATCTTGGTAACAAGTCTGGTTTCATGCACATCATCCCGATTCTGCGCCGCACACCCGGGACATACTTCATTGATTTCGGTCTTGATGACATTGTTCGTTCTGGTTTCGTGAAGGCTTACTTGACCGCAAAATATGGACGCGCCAAGTAAAATCTTCTGAACTTGTGCTACAATGAGGGAACCAACAACGGTTCCCTTTTTACTTTATGAAAGGCTTTCAATGGCATTGACAATTTATTGGGACATGGATGACGTACAAGCGCAATGGTTCGAGTACGTTCACAAAAACTACATGACCCCTCGCAACCTCGCGAACTTTCACACGCAAGTTGCAGGGGTTCTAGAATTTGAAGATTGGTACACAAACGAGGTTCGCAACAATGAACTTTTCCTGAAACTTGAACCTTCACCTCTGATGAAAACCATCATGACTTTGATGTTGTTGAACAAGTCTCATGGTGGTAAGAACCGAATCCTGACTTCGCTTGCCGGTCAAAGTGGCAGCACATCCATTATCATCATGCAAGAAAAACTGCGATGGTTGGATGCACAGTATGGCAACACCAAAGATTTCTTCGATGATGTTGTTTTTGTTTCAAAGAACACCGATAAGAAATACTACTGTGACTCAAACACAGTTTTGGTTGATGACCATAAGGGAAACATTGACGAATGGCGCAATCGTGCGGACATGTATTCGCTAACCGCTTATGCGATGCCGATTGTTTCTCATGATTTCTCGCGTCACTACAAAATGGAGAACAACAGTGAATGGTTCGGTTTCATCCAAGAACTCATTCAAGACTACCCGGCACGTTGAAAGGTTGATATATGCATGAAATTTACATGAAGGAAATTCTTGAGAAACACGGTGAATACATCATTCAAATCTCTGCTGTAGGTTCTCAAACATCGGTGAGTCCACCGCCACCGATTGAAGAAAGCGACACCGACATTTTGGTGCTTGTCAAAGAAGACAAGTTTGAAGAATTTCAAGATTCTGTTCTGGATGATGATTACGACTATCCGATTGGTACGGATCACGATTATGAACACGCGAAGGAATGGGATGAAGAAATGATTTTCGTCACATTCCGAAATTTTGATGATGTGAATCTTATCGTAACCACATCGCAGAAGTTCTACAACCGTTTCGTGCTGGCAAACCAGACATGCAAGTACCTCAATCTGAAGGGAAAAGATGATAGAATCGCAGTGTTCCAAGCAATTTTGTATGAGTGTGACCCACATGAATACTTTTATGTGGCCCCTGATGATGAAGATTTTTATTGAGGAATTACAGAATGGATGAAAAACAAGATCATGTAATGCTGAAGGTTGACACATATTCGTTGCTTGGTAATGCCGCGATTGCGCATATTGCAGCGTGTCACTTTACAATGAATTCGATCAGTGATGATTGTTTTGTTGCGGCTGTTGACCCTCGAAGTATTGATCGTTCGGTTTTTCACTTTGACCCTGAGACTATCGAATACTGGAAGAGTTTCGACCCTGAATACAAAAAGTTTCTGAAAACCAATCCAAGAAAACTCATTCAGGTTTTGGTCGATTTCACCTCATGGGTCAGTCAGTTCAAGAATCCTTGCATCTGGACGCATGGTTCACATGCTCATGCAGGTCAAATCTTGACCGCATATCGAATCTTGGGTTTGGCTGAACCTGCACCATTTTACCGGTTTCATGATATGCTCACGATTACATCACTGGCTGGCATCAATGTCAACAAAGTGAAGCAAGATCAATACAACAACCCAAACGATCCCGTTGCGCATGTGAAAGCGCAAGCCGACATTCTGTGTCGGACATTCAAGGGATCAATTTTCTGAAAGGAAGACCATGGAAACGCCTAAGAACGAGCTTGGTGGCATTAAATTTGATGGCGGCAAGCCTCGCCCCACATAGATTCTGAAAGACCTCATCGCGGCATTTCGTGACGTTATTGATGTGCTTGAAATGGGTGCAGCAAAGTACGCCCGTGGCAACTACATGAACGTTGAAGACTATCGTTATGATGACGCTGTTTTGCGTCACATTCTTGATATGTTGGATGGTATCGAACTTGATGAAGAATCTGGTAAGCACCATGCCGCCCATGCGATTTGCTGCTTGCTGTTCATTTTGCAAAAGTATCACATGAACAAGTCTGACAAGGCTTTGGGGATCACGCCAAAATGACAATTCTTGTGGACACCAACGGTCTAGCGGTTGCGAGTCTACACGCTGACCCATACCTAAAGGCATCGTTCTGTAAACCTGATGATGAAACCAAGAAATACCTCTATGGTCACATCTTGAGTCAAATGCTTAACGTCAACCGAAAGTTTTCAAAAGACTTCGGACAAATTGTTATGTGTGTTGATGGTAGCAACACTTGGCGTAACGATGTTTTCGAGTATTACAAATCTGCCAGAAAAGAAAAGCGCAAGACGGAAGCAATCAATTGGAATCTGTTCAATCAGTACCTGAATGAATTTCATGATGATGTGAATGAGTATCTTCCATGGATTGCGATTCGAGATGACAAGGCTGAAGCTGATGATGGTATCGGCGTTTTGACCCGTTATATCACCAAAAACACGGTTCAAATGCGCGGTGTGTTCGAGCAATCTGAATCTATCTTGATCGTGTCTTCTGACCATGATTACAAGTCTCTGCAAGTTCACGAAAATGTTCAGCAATACTCAAAGCGTGACGACACCATGATTGTTTCTGAACGCCCAAAACTTGATTTGTTGACAAAGATCATGAAAGGTGATGAAGGTGACGGTGTTCCGAATTTCAAGTCCCCTGATGATCAGTTTGTTACAAAGGAAAAGCGACAACCACCAGTTTCACAAAAGTTGATCGACACCTTCTATGAAAAGATGATGGCTGGTGAACCACTACCTTTTGAAGACGATATTCAGAAGCAAAGGTTCATGAGAAATCAAATTTTGGTAGACTTCGCCAAGATTCCCGTGTCGATTCGTGAGAGAATCGTGAACCAGTACACCTCACATCAAGGAAAGAAGAAAAACACCATGAAAATGATGAACTTTTTCGTCACCATGGGTCTGGACAACTTTATGGGGAACATCAATGAATTTTGAGTCACAATATGAAAGGGCGCAAGCCATGCTAAACGGTTATACAACTGTAGGTGAACAACTTCGCAAAGTCAATGAGGATATTGCGAAGAACCCGCATTCGTCGATGATTCGACAACTTCACCCATGGGCCATTGATCTTGTGGAATACAGCTTCATGGGATTCACATGGTGGAATCTCAGTGATGACCTGACCTACAAGCCTTTTCCTCATGATGAAGTTTTGGCCGACAACACGTTCACTTACTTCTGGCGTAGAATGGGTAAGTCGCTGACCTCTGCACCAAATACAGGTTTCGCCAAGTTGCACAATGATATGCACTTTGTGCATTACCTCGAAACCATGCCAAAGAGTGAAGCCGAATTTGTGTACGCATGTTACAAAAAGTCTCTACCTGAAGTTTACCCGAACATCACGTTTGAATACTTCTGTCGTGTGTTCCCCGAACGCGGTTTCGAGAGGATTGACAATGAGCAGTGATCACGATTCAATCATGACACCAAGCAAGTTTTCGGTAATCATTGAAAACTATGTCATCCATGATGAACTTTCTTACATTGATGCGGTGTTGAAATTCTGTGAGGAATACGACACCGACCCTGAAGACATTAAAAAGTTCATGTCTCAGGCAATCAAGGAAAAACTTGAGGTAAACTTTCAAGAACTTGGTTACATCAAGCGTGGCATCACGTTGACGGAGTTTTTGGGATGACTTTGGCCGATTTCTTTTCTGAAGAGGTTGAAGAAAAGCCTGAACCGGTTCAGGTAATTGCAACGCAAGAAAAGGCCCCGATGGAAGTTGATAATTGGATGGACTATTTTGCCCATCAGTTATCATACATTCCAACAAAGGAAAACCAAATCACGATCTTCCTAACAACCGATAACCCTTTCATGACAGAATCGGTTTCGGTCAATCAAGACAAGTTGCCCGGTCTGGAAAAGCAACTAAAGTTTCACCACTGGATTAGTAAAATTCCGGTTTTCACCCGCATCAACAAAAAGATAACGAAAGGATTCTAAATGACTGCAAGTAATGTTGTCCTCTATTCCATGAACAACTGTGCCAACTGCAAGAAAGCCAAGATGCTTCTGGAAAGCAAGGGTTATACCATTGATGTTCGCTCGATTGACGAAGACGTTGACGCTATGCGTTTCATCAGTGAGGGTGGGTATCGTTCCATGCCTCAGATTTTCATTGGCGAAACCCACATTGGCGGTTACAACGACCTTCTGAAGTACCTCGACTGAGAAATTTGTAACACGAATGCGGGAAGTATGGTAGGTGTGGTAAACTGATCACATTCTATCATTTCCCGCATTTTTCATTGGAGATACGATGTTGAAATTTACTGGCGATATCGCCCAAACTGTTGAACTTCTGCGCACAGCACCTGAAGAATTGTGTGAACCCGTTATCACGAAGTTTTTCAAGGAAACAAACGATTGGGATTTCACTGCACTGAATGTTCTGGAAAAGATTGATAGAGTTGTTCATGCAGGTCTTGCGTGCGAATTGTGGGTTAAACTGGCGAATCATTTCTTGGATCAACTCATTGAAATTGAGCAAACAACATTTGCTGAAGTTGAAGCCAAAGCAACTTGGAGAAACTGATAATGCGTATTGCGATTTTGGGTGACACCCACTTTGATATTGGTAATGGTGATTTGTATTACATGCAGTACCAGAAACAGTTTTTTGATGATGTGTTTTTCCCGACACTGATCAAGAACAAGATTTATCACATCATTCAAACTGGTGACTTGTTCGACCGTCCAAAGGGCGCAAGTTATGAAAGTGTAATGAGTGTTCAAAGTTTCTTTTTCGAGAAGATTGTTGAATATGGTATGAAGTGTGTCATTCTGTGTGGCAACCATGATTCGACCTATAAGAACACTAATCGAGTTAACGCGATTCGTTCGATTGTTCCCGATAATGAACACTTTGTTGTGGTCGATAATGAACCTATCGAATGGGGTAGTTTCGCCATTGTTCCATGGATCAATCAGACCAATCATGACTCGATGATGAAGTTTCTGAATGAGACTGAAAAGAAGTATTGTGTCGGTCACTTCGAGTTTAACGACTTCCCACTTTACAAGGGTCGAAATGCGACCCATGGTTTGAACCATACCGAAATTTTCGATAAGTTCAAGACCGTGTTTAGCGGGCACTATCACGAACCAAGCACCAAGGACAACGTTCGGTATGTCGGCACACCTTACGAACTGACATGGGCCGATTACGGCTGTTCCCGGGGCTTTGAAGTGCTCGATACCGAAACGGGTAAGATCGCGCGTATCGAGAACCCGAACAAGGTTCATGTGAGTCTTGACTACCATGAAGATGAAAAGAACGAGATTGGCGAAATTGCCGGAAAAAAGGTTCGCATCATCATCAAAAAGCGCACCAACATGAAGACTTTCAACAAGTACATGGATGCTGTCGCTAAGGCCAATCCTCACACTGTGAACACCATCGATAAAACGGTATTCGTTAAGACTGAGGTTGTCACCGAAACTGAAGACGGTGAAGAACAAACGCCCGCGCCAACTGTGGTAGACTCGGACATTGACACCATCATGAGCAACTTTGTTCAGAAGATGGACACCGATTTCGACAAGGAAAAAATCATGAACGAGTTGAATAGACTCAAAACTGTTGCGGAGACTACACCACAATGATCGTAAATTTCAAGAAAGTCAAGTACAAGAACTTCTTTTCTACCGGTAACGCTGAGATTGAGTTTGATTTTCAGCACGGAAAGTTCTTGATTGTTGGTAAAAATGGTGCTGGCAAGTCAACACTGGTTTCGGCTGTTGTGTTTGCGCTGTTCGGTAAGCCTATCAAGGAACTTAACAAGCCTCAGATTGTCAACACCATCAACAACAAGAATTGCGTCACCGAAATCGAGTTCAATCGCGGAACAATTGAATATCGTGTTGTCCGTGGCATCAAGCCTAACATCTTTGAAATCTATGAAGATGGCGTTTTGCTTGACCAAACGCGCGTTGGCGACTATCAGACATACCTCGATAGCGTGATTGGTTGCGACTACAAGCACTTCATCCGAACCGTCATGATCAGCGTTGAAAACTATCAACCGTTCATGATGATGAAAGCTGCCGAACGCCGGTCATTTGTTGACGAAATCATTGACCTTGGTATTCTCACGATGATGAAGGATATTCACGCCAAGGAATATAAGGACGCTCAGAAGAATTTGCAGACAATGCAAAACAACTATGAAGCCCTGAAAGAAAAGTTCCAACTCGCTACCAAGACTGTCGAAACCATCAGTGAAATGCTTGGTGATCAAAAGACCACACTTACCAATGAGTTGGAAGAGTGTCGTCTGAAGTATCAGGAAGTCACCGAACCCTATGAAAAGCTGACCGAACAAAGTCAGAAAATCAAGGAACAACTTGATGCGTACTATGACCGTGAACGAGAACTGCAAAATCTCAAGAATTCGGTTATCAAATACAAGCAAGAAATTGAAGACGCTGAGAAAAAGAAGAAGATCGCTGGTGTTTGTCCAACATGTTCAAGTTCTATTTCCGGTGAAAAGGTTGACCGAACAATTGCACATGCTGAAGAATGTATTGTTGGGGCGAAAGACAAACTCGCTAAGACGCTCGACAAGATTGAAAACTTTGGTGTTCTTGTTGAACCAGCCGACCTTCGCCAAGAATCCACAAACCTGATTCAGCAACTTCAGATGATCAGCACCGAGTCAAACTCTATCAAACAACGTGCATCACAAATCAAATCAAAGCTACAAAGCATTGATGAAAGTAAGCTGACCGAAGCTAAGGAAGAAGCAAAATCGATTGCTGCCCGTGCCAAGACCATGAAGGGCGAAATCGCCAAGCTGCAAGAACAAGTTTCAATCGGCGCGGTGATGACTCAAATTCTGAAGGATGACGGTATCAAGAAATCGGTTATCGAGCAATACCTGTCAGAGTTCAACTCTGCTGTTTATGATTACACCGACATGCTTGAACTGTCAACAAAATTCAGTTTTGATGGTGAATTCAATGAGCAGATTCTGAGTCGTGATCGCGACAACTTCAGCTACAACAATTTGAGTCGTGGCGAGAAGGCAAAGTTGGACATGGCTATCTTGATGGCATTCCGAAAGATTAGCCAGTTGAAGGCGAAGTTCCAGTGTAACATTCTGTTCTGTGACGAAGTTCTGGAAACCCTTGCCGGTGATTCATTCGTGACCATGATTGAAATGTTCTACGATAAGGAATTTGATGATATGGGCGTCTATGTGGTTTCTCACAAGGCAACTGACACCGGTATCACCCACCTGTTTGATGATGTTGTGACGTTCTCTAAGGACGTTGACGGGTTCAGCTACTTGGAAGGAAAGTGATGAAGCGAATTGATTTTATCGGTCTGTCGGTCATGGAAGAGTGTGCTGAAGTTGCACAAGCATAGTCCAAGTGTCAAAAGTTTGGCTACCACAACCATCAACAAACCTCTGATGGTGTGGTGTTGGAGAAAACCAACATTGAACATCTCTTTACCGAGTTTTCTGAACTGTTTTCGTGTATGATGATGCTCAAGCATGAACTTGGTATTACCGACCCTTTGATTGACAAAGATGTTGCCAAACAAAAAGTTGATCGTATCGAGAAGTATCACTCAATCTCTAACTATTTGAGGTGTGAAGATGGACAAGATCATTAACCTGAATACGCATCCGGCATCAATTCTGACTGCACCCCGTGGAACGATTTGCGAATTGGACAACACTTTGTTCAAGCTGATCTATGTTCCACATCTTGACAAGTTCTGTATGGTCATGCTTGATGCGGTGACGTTCAAGCCTGTCAAGGGTGCTGTCGATAAAGGTGCACATAGCATTTACCGTTATCTGGTTGATGCTGAAAAGGATTGCGAGTTCATGAACCGTGCACAACTTTACGAAATGGTGAAGCTATGACCGGAAACGTTTAGGCTACGAAGATTGTATCGGTCAAGAAAAACCGTTGGTGTGCTGTAGTTGATCAAGCGATTCAAGAATTTGACAACGCTGAGACTGAAGAATCACAACTGTTTTGGGAATACTTCATCAACCAACTTGAACGTGAACCAATCAAAAAGGGGCAACTGTGCTACAGTTACTCTATTCTTGGTGATCAATCTGTAGGTAGGTTGTATGCCCATATGACGAACGTGTTTTTGTGGCGTCAACAGGTTGACAAAAAGACATTCCAACTGGTAAAGTAAGTACCATGCCGAACGGGATAGACCCAAGTAGGTTTTATTTGCAAAGGAGTTTTGTATGTCATACAAGCTGGCCCTAGTCATTGGGCGTTTTCAACCACTGCCTCACAGTGGTCATTTTGAACTTTTCGAAGCTGCCAACAAAACTGCTGATCACACTCTGATCGTTGTCGGTTCTGCGTTTTCTGCGCCAAGCATTCGAAACCCGGTTCCCCACCAAATCCGCATGAAGATCATTGATCGTGCGCTTACAAGTCGTTACAACCGTGATGAATTCACGTTGTCGTTTGCGCAAGACTATCTCTACAATGATGCGCAGTGGGTTCAACAAATTCAAAGCACTGTTCGTCAATGGTTTGAAACTCGAAACATGACCTACAATCCCAAAGATGTGGTTGTGGTTGGTTCCGATAAGGATGAAACAACCTACTACCTGCGAATCTTCGGGTTTGATTTCATGCACATTCCAAACAATCAAGATATCGATGGAACCCGTGTCCGTGATGCGTTGTTTTCCAATTACACGGAATTTCAAAATCTGATCAAGTCTGGTAAGGTTCACTATGCCGATGCATGGAGTTTGACCGATCTTTGGTCCATCAGTGATGAAGCCGCAATGGTTGATGAATATCTACTTGTCAAGGCTTACAAAGAATCGTGGAACAACGCGCCATATGCACCCACCTTTGTCACCACTGACGCTGTGGTTGTGTGTAATGGTCACATCCTGATGGTCAAGCGTTCGGCAAGCACCGGTAAGGGTCAATACGCACTTCCGGGTGGGTTCCTTGAACAGAATATCAAGATTTTTGACAACTGTATCAAGGAACTTTATGAAGAAACCAACATTGGTGTGCCTGAAAAGGTCATGCGCGGTTCGTTGGTGAGTTCCGAAGTTTTTGATCACCCGTTGCGTTCTACCCGTGGCCGAACGATCACTCACGCATACATTTTCAACCTTGTTGGTGAAAATCGTCTGCCCAAAATCAAGGGTTGCCCAACTGAAACCTACGGTGCACGTTGGATTTCATTTGCTGAAATCATCGAAAACAGTCACAAGATTTTCGAAGATCACTTCAGCATCATCGAAACGTTGCGTTCTCGCATCAAATAACCTATTGCACCCGGGTTCAAAGGGTGCTACAATCTCAACATGTTGAACGGGATAGACCCAAGTAAACATCAACCTCAATTTGAAGGAGTTTCAAATGTCTGATTTTCTCTCTGATGTTCTGCCCCTGCTGACCGATTCCTACAAGGTTGGTCACTGGAAGATGGAACCTGCAAACACTACCTATGCATTCTCTTACATCGAGAGTCGTGGTGATACCGTTGGTATCGAACAAAGTGTTGTTTGGGATATCGTTTACACGGTGAAGAAGTACCTGAGCAAGCCTGTCACCATGCGAGATGTTGAACGTGCCAAGCGTTTTGCTGATCGTCACCTGAAGCCCGGTGCATTCAACTATGAAGGTTGGAAGCGAATCGTGACCGAGTTCAATGGTTATCTTCCGATAACCATCACTGGTGCAAAGGAAGGTTCTGTCATTCCTCTGAAGAATTCTCTGATTGGTGTTTCCAACACCCACCCCGATTTCGCATGGGTTGTTTCCTATGTTGAACCTCTGCTGCTGAACATCTGGTATCCTATCACGGTTGCAAGCCTGTCGTATCAGTGCCGCCAGAACATTGGTCAGTTCTGGCAAGAAACCGTTGATGATGACCGTATGGGTGGGTTGGATTTTGCACTGCATGATTTCGGTTTCCGTGGCGCATCTTCGGTTGAAACTGCCGGTCGTGGTGGTTCCGGTCACTTGCTGAGTTTCAACGGTACCGATACCATGCAAGCAATCACTCACTTGTATGACTATTACGGTCTGGATGAAGAAGATGATGCATCCATGCCCGCTTTCAGCGTTCTCGCCTCTGAACACTCTGTCACTTGCGCAAACAGTGACTGTGAAAACAAGGAAGACATTGACGCACTCGAAATGATGGTCAGTCTGCTTGAGCGTGAGGGTGGTATCGTTTCGGCGGTTGCTGATACCTTTAATGTGTATCGTTTCACTGAACGTGTTGCAACCGTGTTCAAGGATCGAATCATCAAGTCTGGTGGTCGTTTTGTTGTCCGCCCCGACTCTGGTGATGCGCGTGTGATCTTGCCCAAGATTCTTGAAATTTTGGGTGAAGGTTTCGGCTACACCATCAACAGTAAGGGTTACAAGGTTCTTCCCGACTGCATCCGTGTTCTGCAAGGTGACGGTGTGAACATGCAAAGCATCAATAAAATTCTTCAGATTCTGAAGGATGCTAATTGGTCTTCGGAAAACATCGTCTTCGGTATGGGTGGCGCTCTGCTGCAAGCATGTGATCGTGACTGGCTCAAGGTTGCCATGAAGCAATCGTTTGTGGTTGTTGATCGTGTTGAAAAGAACATTTACAAGAGTCCTATCACCGATCCCGGCAAAGAATCGAAGCGTGGTATTCAAACGCTTTACATGAATTGTGTGACCGGTGAATACAAGACTTTTGCACACTATGAAGAAGTCGGTCCTCTATGGGAGAATGTCGAAATCTTGTATTACGCTATGAATGACTATAATCCCGAACCGTATATTCGTGATGGCAACTTTAAGGAAGCCGTCAAGCGAGTTCGCGCAACTCTGTAAACAAATGACCCTTCGGGGCCATTTTTCTTGACAAAGACACACCAGATGTGTTATGATTCATCATCAACTTAGGAGATACCATGTTCAAGCAATTCATCGCAACTGCCGCAATGTTTGTCTGCATCGCAAGCGCACAAGCGCAAAACGTTGTTGACGTTTACAAGAATCTGATGCTGCAACGCGCGGCACCCCAAAACCCGGTTGTTGTCTACATTCTGACTCAACAAGTTCGTGAGTATGATCAGCAACGTTACGCCGAAGAATCTCAAAAGCGTATGCAAGAAAAGTCGGCTCAAGGTCAACAATTTCTCAACTCCCTGAAGCAAAAACAAGAAAGGTCGAATTGATGCACACATATTTCCGTGACATTCTTGAAGCGAAGCGCAAACAAATTAACTTGTTGCTTGCTAATCGAATCGATTCGTTTGTTTCAAAACAACAGTTTTTCTTTGACCATCGTTTCATGAAGATCAATCTTGGTCGTGGTATGGGACACACCACATTCATCAAGGAAGCCGCAAGGCCCGATGATATTGTGTTCATGTCTAAGGGCTACAAGAAACCTCAAGAATTGATGCTTGGAGTCAAATTTTTCCATGGTGTTGAAATGGAAAAACTTTGCGGAATGAGGTTCGAGGGAATCACAGTTTTCCTTGATCAAGGTGGACACACCACAAACGATTATGAAGAGTTGCTGTATCTTTTCAGAATCACAAATTCTTACCCTGATATCTTCGTGGTGCTACAATGATCTATGAAATTTTGATTCCAACGCTGGCAACACTTTCAGCATCGAGTGTGCATATTCTAGGATGGTACACAATCTTTTACTCTCACGTTCGAGGTGTTTAACATGGATATTTTTCTGATTCTTTTTGGTGTTGTTATGGGTGTTGTGCTGATCTATTTCAACATTCGCAACAACGTTATTCACAAGTGGTACAAAGAACTAATCAATGAGTATTTCAGCTTCTTTGAATCACACGCCAATACACACCCCGAAGTTGTTGCACGTTTCACCGGAAAGTTTCAATACTATCACATGAGTTACGACACGGCAGTGTTGAAGAAATTTTGGATGTGGCGAAAGTATGAAATGTGTACTGGCGACTTCCGCGTTGATTTCTACGAAACTGTTGAATACTTGGAAAAGGCAAAGGTTGAAAACAATGGCTGAATTTTTTAGTGTGTTCTTCACGGTTCTACTGGTTCTTTTCGTCCTTGTTGGGATTCGTCATGAGTACGTTATCTCGAAACAAAACCAATTGCGAAGAGAGTATTACGATTTCTTTTGGGGAATGTATGGAACCCCCGAATACGTTCATGCGCTAGAGTTTTTAGACCTTTATGACAAGTACCACATTTCGATTCATGACCTAGTTTTCAAGAAAGTCATGATTTGGAACAAGGATGACATGCGAATTGGTGACTACCGGAAAGACTTCTATGAAGTTGTTATGAAGGTGGGTCAAGAAAGTTTGTGATATGTCAAGGCTCCAATCTTTCCTAAGGGTTTACCCTAGTGGCACAATTGTTACAAAAAAGATGATGGAAGACCACAAAGAGGTTCAGAAATGTATTGACAAATACCTTGATGATGTTATGATTCATCCATCAATTTCACAGAAAGAACAACATGCGTTACTTCACAAGCGACATTCATGCATTCCATAAAGGTGTGATGAATTTTTGCGCCGACACCCGCGATGGTCAAGACGAAGAAGAAATGACCGAAATTTGGGTTCATAACCTGAATGAAACTGTCGGTCGTTCCGACGAACTTTACATTCTTGGTGACTTCTCATTCGGCAACTATGACCGAACTCAGCAACTGATTCGCAAAATCAAGTGCCCTAACAAGCACATCATTTTGGGCAACCATGACCGTCTGTTCCACAAGAACGATCATCTGCACCGGCATTTCCGGTCAGTTTCGTCGTACAAGGAAATCCGCCTGAATGATGAAAATAAGACAAAGGTTGTCATGTCTCACTTCCCCATGATGGAATGGAACCAATGTAGCTATGGTGCCATCATGCTTCACGGGCATTGTCATGGCGGTTTGGGACAGAGCAAGTACCGAATCATGGACGTTGGTGTTGATGCCCGTTCTGACAAGCTGATGATTCCTTTTTCGGAAGAAGAAATTCTGAAGATCATGGAAACCCGCGAAATCATGAAGCACCATGGTGGAAGGTCGTACCAAGATGGTCTCTGAACTGATTTTGAGGATTCTTGAGGATTGTCTGAAAACCGGGAGTTCAACTTTTGATGGTCAGACAACTTCAGAATCCATCAAGCTGGCGGTTCAAAAGATTGTTGGTATTCCGGGTGGGATCAGTTGTTGCCATGTTGAATTCTGTTCTGATTCCACCACGGTTTATCTAGAACTGAAGAACCATCACACCATCAACTTTTTCACAAATCTTCTGGAAGGTCTAAGAGACTTCAGACCCGAAATGACGCTTTACTACAACAAAGAGAGAATTTCTTTGGCTGAGTATTGCTTTGTTGAGATTCTTGGGTTAAACTCTTTCCATCGTCAACAAATCGGTGACTTTGTTTACTACACATTTGGAGCTACATCATGAATGAATACAACCGTCGCGAATACAAGGCCCAAATGTATTCTCGTTCTCTGCAAGAAGCATTCCCCGTGTCTGAGGGTTACCATAACGCAATCGAACACTATAGTTCCACCGAAGGCAAGATCGCTGTTCGTGTTGGTTGGGTAGTTCTGGTGTTGGTTGTGGGTGCCGCTGTTTTCAACTTTTTCATCTGAGGAAACCCATGTCCGAAAAATTGCGTATTGATCAACTTGAGCCCGGCGTCATTTATGAAGTTGTTGGGACCAAATCTAAGTGTGGGAACGGTTTGTCATGGATTGGATGTAAGGTCAAACTTGAACCGATCAATTTCAAAGAAATGAAGAAGAAGGAAATTGCAACTCTTTGCAATAATTGTCTGATCACTAGTGTTGACGGAGAATTCTACACTGTTCGATGCGTTGCGAAATCGCCAATGGGGTATCCCGTGGTTGGGATCAATTTCACTCGTGGTACGGTGAATCGTTTCATTGAAGTGCCTGCTGACGGCACAAGTATTGACTGAAAGGAAACAAATGAGTAAAAACGATGTGTCCATTATCCCTAACGATCCTATTGCACTGAAGGCAGTCAAGGATTGCATCTTTGAAATTTCCGCATCCATGACTCGAATTGAGTCTGAACGAGACTTCATCAAGGAAGCCATCAACAACGTTGCCGAAAAGCACAAGATCAGTAAGAAGCATTTGCGTAAGGCCGCTGTGTCTTACCACAAGTCGAACCTGCAACAGACAGTTGAACAAACCAAGGAAGTTGTTGAACTGTACATGAAGGTTTTTCCTGATAGCGACACTGTTGCCGAAGAAAAGGTTGAACTGTAATGTTCACCAATCAAGAAATCTTTGACAAGGCACTGTTCGGCATTCGTGGTCAAGGTTACCAACGATCAGTTAGCGACTTTGGTTGCGCATACCGTGGTGAAAACGGTACCAAGTGTGCAGTTGGACATTGCATTGATGATGAAACTGCGATTTTGTGGGACGAATTTTTCAAAGGTAAAAATGGTCTTGACTACATTTACATGGTAGACTTCAACAATTTCAAGAAACATTTCGAACCATATCAAATCAACCTGTTAGGATTTTTGCAGACTGCTCATGACTGCATTTTGCGAGATAGCGTTGAAGACTTCGAAACTTACATGAAACACATTGCACAAATGTTTGGTTTGGTGTACACTGCATCCGAACCTGAAACAACCGAATAAAGGAAACATCATGTCATATAATTACGCAACCGATGCTGAAAACATTCGTGAAGAGTTCAACAAACATCTTCTCACACCGATCAATGAAGAAATTGATTGGATCAATTTCTATAAGATTGGTGACAAGGTTTGTAAATTGCAAACACCATCAATCAGCTTTTATAAGTTCGAGGCAACTCTTTTGGATTCGTCACAACGGGAAGAACATGATGACAATGACAATCATGATGAATTCCTGATTTATGAAGTTCGCAACACTGAAACCGGCACAACCACGTTCATCAAGGTGAGGTATGGTTACAGTTCGTATGGTGGTGCTTACTTCTATGGAACCAAGATTGTCCAACGTATCACCAAGACTATCAACGTTTGGGAGTAAACATGTCGGAGTTTTCTGAAAAGTATGCGGGTTACAAGGATTTGATCATTGATTATGTCGATGGTTACCGAATTCTTCTGAACGGTAAGGTTCTGCCTCATGCACCGAATTTTGACTATTCGAGTGATCAATATAAGTCTTCGAAGGTCGAAGAAACGTATGCCCGTTACGTTTTTCTTCTTGGTACCAGATATGAGTTGACAAATGAATGGTGCCGGGAAAATGAAGTTCGTCGTATGATTCCGGCGTATAAACTGATTGGTCCCGATCCACGTTTCATGAAGAGGCTTTTCTCGAAACCTGAAAATGCTGTCCATGAGTATAAGGAATTCATTCTTTGTGCGTTGGATGGTAAGGAGGTTCAGTATTTCTGTGATAGTTCTCAAAAATGGCATACGATCACCAGTTTGCATGTGTTTAGTTGGCCAAATTTGAAACTTCGAATCAAGCCAGAATCCCAAGGAACTGACTACTATCAAGTTATGTTTCGATCAGGTAACAAATGTTACGTTTCGTCTGGTTTGTACACGCATGAAGGTGCGAAACAATACTTCGGGGAAAATTTCATCCGTTTGATCGAAGAAACAAAAGTCACGCAATTCAATCCAGAAATAGAAGTCACGCAATAAATCGCTTGACAACATGGCCCTTCGGGGCCATAATTCATTCCATCGCAACACAACTTTCAAGTGAACATCATGAAACATTACGCAACACCGCAAACTTTTGAAAAGGTTTTGAATGGTGAGTTCGTTGAAGGCATCTTTGTTTCAAACATCGATTCAAAGGTTTATCGCACAAGCGACATTCTCTATGGAGTGTCTTGCGTTTTTCGGGTTCGCAAACTTGGTCCGATGGAGTGGATCAAAGTTGAATGTATTGATGAAGATGGTGTGGTTGTTGATCAAGGGATGTTCTACGAAACCCAACAACACCTTGAAAGGATGTACGGAAAATGTTTCGACATTGAAAAAGTTGCTTGACAACATGGCCCCGAAGGGCCATAATTCATTTCAACGCACATTTCGAGACAACCATGCAAAACTTTTACCGTGATCGCGACAACGTTTGGGCAAAGATTGATGCTGTGTATCTGCACTCTTTGAACACAAGTTCCGAACTCTGTGCAACTGCGTTCACCGGTTGTCTTGATGCGCCCGAACACATTCCTTCTGGATCAACCAAGCAATTCTCTGTCGCCAACAAGTTTTTCAGCCCTACACCCGGTTACGCGGTTCGAGGTATGTCTGTTGAGGAACTTGCTGAACGTGAACGTCTTGCGGAAATTTTGATCAATCAACTGATTAAAGAAATGGAAAATGAGGACAAGCAATGAAAACACTTCTGATTGGTTCCCGCGCACTGAACTACTGGCATCCTGAATTCAAAATCAAGGAAACAACTGATTGGGATATCATCAGTCATGAAGAATATGAAGTCTCTGACAAACTTTATGAGTGGCACCCGACTGAAACCCTTAACAATCAAGCCATTTTGAACTTCGGTGGTTCTGGTGAGTTTGTGAACTATCATGGTCACATGGTTGAGGTTGCTAGGCCGGAATTTCTTGCGCTGATCAAGCGAAGCCATCTCTGGCGGGATTTGTCATTTGACAAACATATCACCATGTACACCCGGTGGTTGAAACGATACCATGACCAATACAAGAACCGGTGGCTGTACGATCACCTTCTGAAAGAACGAATCGAGTACACGGAAAAGGAGTTTCCTCAACACAAGATCAGTCTGAAGAAGACGAAAGACGAATTCTTTGATGACTATGTGATTAAGAAGTATGATCACGATTACCTTCATGAACTTTTCGCACATCAAGATCGACCGCTGTATGAGCGTATGCAAGACAAGTCGATTGATTCGGTGTTTTGCCACAAACAGAAGTGGGAAGAATTTTCCCATGAAGAAAAGTTGATGTGCATCAAGGAAGAGGCTTACGTTATCGCAACCGAAAGATTCATGGTTCCGAAAGATTGGGTGTATAATGAACGCCTTGCTTTCTACAAAGCGATGTGTAAGATTTGCACCACACTCACCAGTGGTTTTTTCAGAGATTACGCAATCGACAACTTTGATGAAATCATGAAGTCGGTGGACTATGAAAAGTTCACAAAAGTTCAGAAAATTTTACAAACCGTTGCTTGATGCAACCTTTATAGGAGAAACACTTATGGCAGCAACAAATGAACAAACTATTTTGTTCGATTTCCTTTACGACTATCTTCGGGATAATGAACCTGAAGATGGTTGCTACGATAGCTATCGAGCGCAAATGTTTCAATCTGAAGCTGGTAGAGATGGTTGGCTCGATACCACTACTGGCACGATCAGTTATGAATACGTTGACAACTATGGTGGTGAAGGTCAAGGTGAAGAATACTGGTCAGTGTACAAGTTCACCCGCAATGGTGTAACGGTTCACATCAAGTTCAATGGTTCGTATGCATCGTATTCTGGTTCTTACTATGATGACATGTATCTTGTTGAACCGCGCGAAGTGACCGTGACCAAGTTCTTTAACGTGGTCTGAGTTACAAACTGTTACAACTTTGTGATTGACAAGATGGCCCCGAAGGGCCATAATTCATTCCATAGCAACACAACTTTCAAGTGAACATTATGAGCAACACCAGTAATCTCGTTGAACCGCAATTCACTGAATACCATATGAAGTTGATTGATATGGCATTTGACGAATACAGCAAAACAATTACTTCACTCACTTTCCCGCAATACCTGAAGGACAACATGAATTCTTTCGTCAACAAATTGAATAACCCTGACAAATATGTTGTCGCTGGTATTGGTAAACATTTTGAATATGATGGTCGAAAGTTCGTTTTCATCCAAGTTGGTATTGATGTTCTCAAAGTTTTCATGATCGAACCTGCCGCCAACACAATCTCGCATAATCGTTTCACCGATACACAATTTTCGTGCGGCGAAACCGTTGAAATCGCCCGCATTTTCCAATAAAGGACACATCATGATTTGCAAACTGTTCTACCAAGACATTGAACAAACAATTGTTCATCCCGAAAAATCGCATATCAGTAAAGGTATGATTCTTAGCATCATTGATGAAACCGAATGTTATAAAGATGCAACTATCGCAGTGATTCAAATCACCAGCGAAAATTGGCGAAATACCCCCGAAATCCCACAAAATTCTTATGTCATCTATTCTGATGATTATAGGAATACAACATACTTTCTTGCAAATGGTTGGGAAAACCCAAAGTATGAAGATAGTGATGCACTCACATGGTCGATGAAAAGTTTGGAAACTGACAGTAAGGTTCATCATGTTGTTGTCACCTTCATTGTCCCGGTAAATCCTGTGGTTGGTGATACAATCCTTGACAGTGATTACAACATCATGCTTCCCCGGGTTGATTGCTACATCGAACCCGAAATCCCCGAACCGGTGCAGCAACAATCTCATCAAATTTCAGACATTGACTACCTGATTAAGAAGTCTGAAGACGCTGCACTTCACGCTATTGCTGAAAAGAAGCGCAATGATGATATCAAGCTGAACCTAGAACGCTTGAAGTATGCGGCATCAGAATTGAAAAATCTCGGTGTCGTTGTCAAAATCACTTTTGAATAAAGGGACAGCATGACTCAACTTACAAATCAAGAAATCTTTGATAAGGCACTGTTCGGAATCCGTGCACAAGGTTACAAACAATCCGGGAAATTTGAAGGTGGCTGTTCATACCGTGGTGGTGATGATTTGAAATGTGCTGTGGGTCATTGCATCGATGATGAAACCGCTAACAAGTGGGATTTGTTGGAATCTGACACTTCAATTGAATATGTTTCCCAGGAAATTCCAGAATCTTTCAAGAAGTATTTCTCGGAATCCCAGGTTGATTTTCTGGGAAAAATTCAACATATTCACGATAATATGCGCCATAGCAATGACGAATTTTTTGATCCTTTGGAGAAAAACGGTAAACTCTTCGAAGAACGTATGAGCGAACTTGCATACGAATTCAATTTGGTGTACACTGAACCCGTTCAACAACTTTGAGAGTGATCGTGACAACATGACTAAACTGACCAATCAAGAAATCTTTGACAAGGCACTGTTCGGAATCCGTGCACAGAACTATGTGAAGTCTGAAAAGATTGATATTTGTGCATACCGTGGTGATGGCGGTTTGAAGTGTGTCGTTGGGCACTGCATCGATGATGAAACCGCAAATTTGTGGGACATTAAAGATGACTCTTCAATTTCACATATTGGCAAAACCGACCCGACATTTTTACTGTTTTTCGATTTTGAACAAATCGATTTTCTCGAAAGGTTGCAATTTGTTCATGATGGTATGAACGATACAGGCAAACTGAACCCAAAGGTTCATAACAAGGAATTGTTTGAAACCGGTATGAAAGAACTTGCGGAACACTTCGACTTGGTGTACACTGAACCAACTGAACAACAACTCTGAAAGAAATCATGAAAGAAATTCTCGGTGCTATCGCTATTGGTGCAATGTTTGCTGCACCGTTCATAGTCGAAATCATCAAGGTTTGCGTGTGAACAATGGCCCTTCGGGGCCATTTTCTATGGTACACTGCACCATTGACTGACAGTGATGAAAGGATTTTGATGACAAGCATGTATCCAACATATTGGAACACTTACAAGGGTGACATTCTCATTCGTGGCTACAAAGACGGTAAGCCATTCAAGACCAAGCAAAAGCTAAAGCCTGTTCTGTACCGGCGTGGTGGTGATGAAAAGTCTGAGTTCAAGACCATGAAGGGTGAACCCTTGGTGCCCGTCGAATTCGATAGCACGAACCATCAGTACAAGTTCTAGGAATCTCATGGGAATGTTGAGAACCTGAAGTTCTATGGTGTTAAGAATTCCGCGCAAGACTTCATCAACCGAAACTTCCCTCAAAACTATTCGGGTGACTTCGAAGACCTGAAAATCGGGTTTATCGACATTGAAACGACTGTCGGTGAGTATTCGACCGGGTTCCCTGAACCTAAGATTGCCGCTGAGATGATCACGTTGATCACCATCTATGACAAGAATTTCAAACGGGTGAAAACGTTTTCGTGTCGTCCATACTACGGTAATGAAGAGTTTGACTACGAGTATTACACAAGCGAAGATATCATGCTTCGCGAATTCATTCGCTACTGGAAGACTCTGAATCTTGATATCTATTCCGGATGGCGTTGCCGGTTGTTCGATATTCCATATCTCTGTGTTCGTATCTCCAAAATCCTTGGTGAAGAATTTGTTAATGAATTGTCGCCATTTGGGGTTGTACGCCAGCGTGAGGAAAAGTCTGAATGGGATGAAGAAGAAACCAACATCTATTTTGACATTTACGGTATCGCCGGTCTTGACCTGATGGAACTCTATAAGAAGTTCGTCCTCAAGAAAGAGGAAACCTACAAGCTCGACCATATTTCAACTGTGGTGCTGGGTGTTGGTAAGCTGGAAATGCCATACGCATCATTTCGCGACAACTATCAAAAAGCATGGGACACTCACTTTGTAAAGTACAACCGTATTGACGTTATTCGTTGTGTGGAAATCGATGATAAGCTGAATCTTATCAACTTGGCATTCACCCTTGCTCAAGTGATGCGGTCAAATCTTGAGGATGTTTTCAGCCCTGTTCGGTATTGGGAAAACCTTCTGGTTTCGACACTGTTCTTCGATAAGAAACTTGTCTGTATTGATGGTGAAAAGGGTCCATCATACCCATATGAAGGTGGTTATGTGATGACGCCTAAGCCGGGCCTTTACAAGTGGGCTTGTTCGGTTGATGCAACATCCGAGTATCCATCTATCATGATGGCATCAAACCTTTCAACCGAAACCTTTGTTGGAATGTTCAAAGCTGCACATTTCAATGAATGGGCTATCGCCAATGGTTATGGACCGGTTGATGAAAACACAAAAATCAACGTTGAATTGGTTCTGAAACAAGGCATCTCTGGTTTGGGCGAATACCTCAAGTCAATGAATTACGCCATGTTGGCAAACGGTGCAATGTTTAGAAAAGATGAACTTGGATTCATTGCGCGAGAAACTGAAAAGGTTTTCGATGGTCGTAAAGTTGCAAAGAAGGAAATGCTCAAGTACAAGGATTTGAAGACTCAAATCAAAAATGAACTTAAAAAGCGCGGTGTTACTGTATGATAGATTAGAAGAAAACTCTAGTTTCAAAGTTTGGTGAAAACGATCTAATAGATGAATATCTAGCACTTTGTAGTAAGGAAGAAAGTTCTGAATTTGTGGATATGCACCACATACTTCCAAAAAGTATCTTCCCGGAATATAGAAGTTTCTCCGATTATCCTTGGAACTGCGCGAAGCTATCTTTAATCAATCATGCTAAAGCGCATTTACTTCTATACAAAATAACAAAATCTTTACTCATGCTCAATTCGGTGAAATAGATTTTGAGGAAAAGCGTTGATGAAAATTGCTGGAAAGAAATTGAATTATATGGTTACGATGCTGAATAGCATAGACAATTACTCAAGAAAGAAATGGTTGGAAAAGTTACAGTAAAGAACCTATCTGGCGATTCTTTTCTTGTATTCAAAGATGATCCTAGAATCTCAACAGGTGAGTTAGTTCCGGCAAATATGGGAAATAGAAGAAGTAATGAATTCAAAAAGAGACAATCAAAATCACTATCCGGTAAGACCGCTCATAGTAATAGATATGGCGTTGTTAGATATTTCTCTGATTCGGAAATAGTACCGGAAGGTTTCTTTCAAGGAAATATCAAACTTAAAGGAATAATGAACGGTCACAAAAATTGGTTTCACTGTCCAGAAACTTTGAAAAATTTTAGATATTACAAAGGTACACAACCAGATAATTTGGTTCCGGGTAGAATATACAAAAACAACAATTTCAATGAACCGATATACGTTGATATTTTTGATGGTACTACAAGAAGAGAATACACCGAGTATTCGGCTACACAAAATTTTTCCGGCGTTTGGACATTCCCTTACAATGGTAAAACTTATGCGTTTGCCAATACTACAAGATTCGCAAAATTTATTGGTGTCAAAAGAGTCGATTAGAACATTCTGAGAAAACTCGATATGAGAATAACAAAAAGAAGAGTTCAAGCTATTCCATTCTTGGTTGATCATGTAGGGAAAACGATGGCCGATTATGGTTTCAAATTTTACCCAAAGTCTGCTATAATTGAGAACATGCAAACAATAAAGGAATGTATATGGATTTAAGCAAATTGAGTAATGACGAACTGTTGGAAAAGTTGAAGTTCTGTGATAAGAAAATTGCAGAGTATGACACTCGGCAAAGTTCTTTCAAGGTTGCTGGCAATTCCCTTTGAATGTAGAGGCTTTCAGTGGTGACACTGATCGAATAACCCATCGAAAACGGTGAAACTCTCACTGAGACAATACCGTGCTAAGTCCGGGAAACCGGAAAAGTGTAACGACTAGGATTTATCCGTAGGGTCAAGTGGCTCGAAGTGGTGGGCATCTTCCATGGAAGATGGTGAGATAGTCTAATCTCATAGGTGACTATGAGCAGTCTTAATGACGGGTGCAAATTAACGACTTGCACTGAATACAAATGTATGGCGCAACCGCAAACGATTGGTTCTTCCTTCAGGATTCTCGATTGTCTGAAGGCATTACACTGACAGGTCAATGCATGGTTCGATATGCTGGTGACGGAATTGATAAATGGTATCAAGAACTGTTCGGATGTAACTCAAGGTTCTACACTGACACTGACTCCGTTCTTTTCAGTCTTGACGAGATTGTTAAGAAGTACATGTCCGGTGTTGAAGACAAGACCAAGATCACAAACGGTCTGATCAAGGTGATCGATGCCAAGATTCAACCCATCCTGAACGCCTCTATGGCCTCTCTGAGCGATTATTTGAACCTCGATGCTACACGGCTATCATTCAAGCGAGAATTCGTTGCTGATCGGGCTTTGATGATTGCTAAGAAGATGTACATGACCCGCGTTTACAACAATGAAGGTGTTGAATATCCTGAAGGTGATTTGAAGATCATGGGCATCACTGTTGTCCGTTCTTCCACGCCCCAAATTGTTAGAACCCATCTAACCGATATGTTGCCAATGCTTTTGGACGAAGACATTGGAAAGATTCAAAACCATATCGAAAAGACCCGCGAAATCTACATGAATGCAAAGCCCGAAGAAATCGCATTCCCGCGTGGGGTAAAGGATATCGCTAAATGGGAAACGCCTACCGGTCCCAAGAAGGGTTGCCCTATTCACGTTCGCGCATCGATTGTCCATAACATGATGGTCAAGGACAAGAAACTTGAAAACGATGTTCCTAACATCAACCCGGGCGACAAAATGAAGTTTGTCTATACCGTGTTGCCCAATCCGACCAAGAACAATGTGATTGGTTTCATTGACAAGCTGCCTAGCGAGTTCAAGATGGAACCTTACATTGACTATGGTACAATGTGGGAAAAGTCGTTCATGAAGCCTGTTGAAGACTTCCTGAGTGCTGCTGGTGTTGTCATCCCTGATGCCGCTGACATTACAAGTTTCTTCGGCTGACACCCTAACTAAGATTCGTGAGGTTGGGCACTCACGGAAAATACGATAAGGCCCATTTAACGTAAAGGAAAAACATGGCTAGTAAACTGATGGAAAAACTTCTGAAGGCATCACCCACCAAGAATGCCTCTGTTCTGAGTGAATCGGTGATGTTTCATGACAAGGATGTGATTCAGGTTGACATTCCTATCATCAACGTGGCGTATTCTGGTTCTACTCGTGGTGGTATGTCAAGTGGTTAGACCCTTATTGCCGGTGAATCAAAGTCCTACAAAACTCTTCTGACGCTTCTGTGTGTCAAGGCATATCTCGACAAGTATGCCGAAGCTGTTTGCATTCTGTACGATTCGGAAGGTGGTATTACCCCCGCGTACCTGAAGACCCATGGTATCGATCCGTCGCGAGTTATTCACATTCCTATCGAACATATCGAAATGTTGAAGTTTGACATTGTTCGTCAACTCAAGGAAATCGAACGTGGCGATAAGGTCATCATTGCGATTGACTCGATTGGTAACACTGCATCGTTGAAGGAACTTGAAGACGCACTTGATGAAAAGTCTGTTGCCGACATGCAACGTGCAAAGTCCATCAAGTCGTTGTTCCGTATGGTGACACCTTCGCTGGTAGCAAAAGACATTCCATGTTTGGCAATCTGCCACACCTACAACACCATGGAAATGTACTCTAAGGCCATCATCAGCGGTGGTACCGGTCTGATGTACAGTGCAAACACTGGCTTCATCATCACAAAGAGTCAAGAAAAAGAAGGAACCGACCTGATCGGATACAACTTTAAGCTGACTGTTGAAAAGTCGCGTTACGTCAAGGAAAAGTCAAAGCTGGAATTTACCGTTACCTTTGATGGTGGTATCAAGACCTATTCCGGTCTGATGGATATTGCACTTGAATCCGGTCACGTTGTCAAGCCCAATCAAGGTTGGTATCAAAAGGTTGATATCTCTACCGGTGAACTGATTGGTGGTAAGCTGCGCCTGAAGGATACCGAAACCGAAGAATTCTGGTCCGATATTCTCAAGTGTGACAAGTTCGACAATTTCATCATGGGCAAGTACAAACTTGGTCACAAGCTGGAAGAGTCCCGCAATCGAGAGGCTGAAATCGATGCACTGGATAGTGACGATTAAGTAAACCCTTTTCGCGCGTAACTGAATGTGCCTCAACTGTGTTACAATAGTAGCAGTTGAGGCACAGAACTATAAGGGGTTCACACATTGATTGAAACACTAATTTTTACCGGTTTGATGAAGTATGAGGCTTACGCAAAGCAAGTCATTCCACATCTGAAGGAAGAATACTTTAAGGAAAAGTCTGATAAGGTTCTTCTGAAAATCATCGTTCATCTGTTTGACAAGTACAAGCGTTGCCCCACAAAGGAACAAGTTGAAATCTCGTTGTCAAAGGCGAAGAACTAGACCGAAAGTGTTCTTGATGGTATTACAGAAAAGCTAGAATCAATCGACTTCTCGAAAGAGTATGAGGTTTCTTGGCTGATTGATGAAACTGAGACTTTCTGTAAGGATAATGCACTTTTCAATGCACTCATGGAAAGTATCACCATTGCCAATGGTGATGATGAAAAACGTTCTTCTGATGCTATCCCATCAATTCTTCAGGATGCACTAAGCGTTAAATTCGACACGCGAGTTGGGCATGATTATGAGGATGATGCTGAAAACCGTTTCGAGTATTACCACAAGAAGGATTTGAAGATTCCCACGGGGCATCCATTTTTCGATAAGGTGATGCGTGGTGGGCCAACAAGAAAAACCCTGAATGCTTTGATGGCGCCGCCCCATGCGGGTAAAACCCTTGGTCTGGTAAACATTGCGCGTGGCGCATTGAATGCTGGATACAATGTTTTGTACATTACCGCTGAAATGGCTCAGGAAGAAATCTCAAAACGTTTCGACCAATGCCGTTTTGAAGTTGACCAAGATCAATTGATGCGTATGACAAAGAGTGATTTTATTTCACGCATCAACAGTCTGAAAGACAAGGGTTTCGGTAAACTGATCGTTAGAGAGTTTCCTACCGGTGGCGCAAACGCTAACCATTTTCTAGCCCTGATCGATGAACTGAAAAGAGTTAAGAATTTCGTACCCGATTAGATCGTGGTTGACTATATGGGTATCGTTGGTTCGGCTAGAGTTAAGAACACTCAAGCAAACTCATTCACGCTACAAAAATCGGTTGCTGAAGAGTTGCGGTCTATGGCAATTTAGACAAACACTGTTGTATGGACTGCCGTGCAAACAACCCGTGGTGGTGGCGGAAGCTCTGACCCGGGAATGAATGATGTTTCGGAATCTTGGGGTATCCCAATGACGCTTGACAGCATGTTCGTCATGATCACTTCAGATGACCTGAAGGCTATGAAGCAACGTATTATCAAGCAATTGAAGAATCGTTTTGGATCAATCGACTACTACAATTGCTTCGCGATTGGCGTCGATACAGACAAGATGATGTGGTATGATGTTGACAACACTCAGACCCAAAAGGCGCAAGCCCAAATGTCGGATGTTATCAACAATGGTGGTGAAAGTACCGGAACAACAGACTTTTCCGGTTGGACAATGTAAGAAAGGTTAATCATGAAACTGAGCAAAGAATCTATCGAAATCCTGAAGAACTTCGGTCAAATCAATAGCAATGCATGGTTCATTGCTGGCAACACTCAAAAGACCATGGCACCAGCAAAAACTTCGGTTGTGGTGGCAACACTGCCGGATGCTTTTGATGACGAGTTCGGAATTTATGACATGCGAGAATTCCTGAATGTTCTTGGTATGTTTGCATCGCCTGAACTGACGTTCTCGAACGGTGTTCTTTCGATCAGCGAAAATTCGGTCAACGTCAAGTACCGAACCACTGACAAGGCACTTCTGAGTGATTACCCCAATACGGTCAAGTTCCCTCAAACCGACTTCACATTCAATGTGACCCAAACTCTGAAGAATTCGATTGACAAGGCGGCGAAGACGCTTGGTTTGAACGAAGTTGCCTTTGTTTCCAAGGATGGCAAGTTTGTTGCCAATGTCTATGACAAGACCACACCTTCGAGCAACATTTTCACGGTTGAACTGTCAGACAAGTTTGAAGAAGACTTCTCGGTTGTGTTCAATCTGGACAACATGAAGATGATTGATGGTGATTACAGCGTCGAAGTGTCGAAGAAGAAAATCACCAAGTGGGTGAACAATAACGGTTCGTATGTGATGTTCCTTGGTATTGAACCTAGTTCGGAGTTCTCGCAATGAGTCATGGTGTAGAATACGCATTCTGGCCCGATGGGACATATTGCACAATCGATCAAGTCGAATACTACTCTCACATGAGTGACGACTATTCGGTTGCAACAATTCCCGATTGGGCAAATGTTGAAATGGTTGCTGAAATCTATCAGCGAACCGGTTACATCCAAGTCTATTAAGGAGAAACTACATCATGTTGTGGACATTTGATTATCGACCAAAAACCATTGATGAATGCATCATTCCAAAGGAAACAAAGAAGCAAATGAATGAAATCGTCGCCAGTGGCGAGATTCCTAACATGCTTTTTGTTGGCCGACCGGGTATTGGCAAGACAACGGTTGCTATGGCTCTTTGTGACCAATTGGAAACGGATGTGCTGTTTATCAACGCATCCAAAGACAATGGTATCGACATGGTTCGAAGCCGTGTTGAACAATTTGCATCAACGGTTTCTCTGACCGGTGGCAAAAAGGTTGTCATCTTTGACGAATCGGATGGTCTGTCATCTCAGGCTCAAGATTCGCTCAAGGGTGTGATTGAACAATTCGCCAAGACCTGTAGCTTCATCTTCACAGCAAACAATCTCTACAAGGTCATTCCTGCCCTGCAATCTCGCCTGCGAACCTATTCGTTCACTGTTCCTCAGGATGAACGTAAGGCACTTGTGATTGGTATGAGCAAGCGTGCATTCTCGATTCTTGAAAATGAAGAAATCAAGTTCGACAAGCAAGCCGTCGCGTCACTGATCAACAAGAACTTCCCCGACTTCCGCAAGTCCATTGATGAACTGCAACGGTTCGCAATGAGTGGTGAAATTGATGAATCGATTCTGACCAATTTGCAAACCAGTAGCATTGAATCTCTGGTCAGTGCAATGAAGGAAAAGAACTTTGGTGAATGTCGCAAGTGGGCAGCTAACAATGCCTCTGAACTTGTTTTCCGTGATCTTTACAAGGCTTTGGATGGTGTTCTTGAACCGTCTTGCATTCCTGAAATCATTTTGACCATTGGTGAGTATCAATACCGTTCAAACAATGGTGCCGACCCCGAAATCAACATTGCAGCGTTTTGCGTTGAATTCATGAAGAAGGCAAAGTTCAAATGAGCAAGTTTCTGGAACATTTCAAGGTTCAGGATGCCGCGATTTCAGCGTCTTTCGCAACTGATGAAGAGTATGAAGCATACGATCCGCTGTATCATTATCACCTTGAAGTGAACGATGGGAAGTTTGTTTTGTGCTCTGTGCGAAAGTCTCAGATTCGAAGCGTTGAACATCTGCAACGTTTGTCCGGAAGGCTTGTCATTGCTGAAGGTGTTCTGAGTGGTCTACCGGTTTTCGCATGGCCTAATGAGGTTTAACAATGTCTGCACCATTCTTTGACATTATCAATGCGGTCAAGAAAAAGACCGACATTTGGGATGACAACTTTCAAGAAAGTCATTACAACGCTTTCATGGTTAATCGCGGAATCTCACAAACACCGGTTGGTGCGCTTTTCGCCAATACCATGAATCAGTTCTATGAACTGCCAAAGAAAGCGCAATATGACTTTTTCTATCATGGGTTGCCAAAGGATTTGGCATTTTCCAAGTGGGCAAAGAAAGAATCTGAAAAGACCAATGAAGAACTCGAAGAGATGGTCATGAGCATTTATGATATCAATCTCATTCGCGCAAAATGGTATATCGACAACATTTTAACAGAAGAGATGAAGTCCGATATCCTCAAGGGTAAGGGTGGTAAAATGAGTACCAAAACCAGTAAGCCAAAACGGTCTAAACAGTAAGTATTTCATGTGCAGTTATATTTGTGAGGTCAAGAAAAATGAGTGAATTTGATAAAGATGTAGGTGTTGAGGTTTCAATTGAAAACCCTGATGACTTTCTGAAGATTCGGGAAACCTAGACTCGAATTGGTATTTCCGTTCGTGGTGAAAAGACTCTTTGGCAAACTGCGCATATTTTGCATCGTCGCGGGAAGTATTTCATTGTCCATTTCAAGGAACTGTTCTACTTGGATGGTAAGCCGACAATCATCTATGAAGAAGATTTGGCGCGTCGAAATCTGATTGTAAAGCTGTTGATGGATTGGGGTATGTGCAAGCAAGTCACATCGGAAGAACTTGTTTCTTGTTCACCTCGAATGATCAAGATCGTCAAGCACTCCGAACGTGATCAATGGCAACTCAAGCAAAAATACTCGCTTGGTGCGAACCGCAAGTGAGTTACAAACTGTTACAAAATCAGTGTTGACAAGATGGCCCTTCGGGGCCATAATTCATTACATCGCAACACTTCATCATGACTGTCATGAACAACTACCCAAGTCCAGAAGTAAAGGCTTTCGGTGAGAAAGTCACATCCAACATTTTTACCGCATCCATTCAAAACAGTATGGGTGGTTTGGGCGGTTGCAAGACGTTCAACATCGAAAACTTTGATGAAGATGTTCGCCCATACATCGATGCTTACATCAAAGGTAACAATGACAGCGTTGCAATCACCTATGCCGCGATGCGTGACATGGAAGAAAAACTTGCATCTAACCTGAAGGATTGAAAATGAATCAAACCGAACCTAAACAAGTCTTTCGTGCCGATGGCACCAATTTCCCTCAAGAAATTCGGGAATACTTTACCCCAAAAAACCTGTTGGCGATTCAAGCTGAGGGTTGCCGTTTCGCACAAGGTAGAATCTATCATAACGAAATGTGTTTTGATGGTGATGAATACATCGTTCACAAGTTTGATGAACAAGCGTTTGAAAATTACTTCATGCGTCTTAAAGAAGAAAGCCAGATGCTGTTCTTTTGGGAACCCAAGGTTATGTCACTGGCCAAGATTCCCGCTAGCCGTGAACAGGTTCTGTTGGCAATTCAACACCCTGACAAGTTCCAAGGATTCAAGTTCAGTTTCAGACATAACAATGTCGGTGTTCAATTTGTTGCAACCATCCGAAAAAATGATATCCTTGTTCAATGGATTAGTCACGAAACCAATGAAATCATGGATGACGTTTTCAGTTTTCAAAGTGTGAACAATGGTGTTGTGATCGGGAAGTCGTGGGTCATTGACGAACCCGAAGACAAATAAACGGAAAGCAAAGGATTGAAAAATGGCAGAACGTAAGCTGGCGTCTATCCGCCGAATCGACAACATCACACCGATTGAAGGTGCTGACTTCATTCATCTTCTGCACTTCGGTGGTTGGAAGGTTGTCACACAAAAGGAAATGGGATATCAAATCGGTGACAGGGTTGTTTACTGTGAAATCGATTCATTCATTCCGCATGATATTGCACCATTTCTGACTCGACATGACGAATCTCCAATGGAATATGATGGCGTTATCGGTCAACGCCTGCGCACCAGAAAGTTCAAGGGCCAATACTCTCAGGGTCTTGTTTTGCCTCTGAAGATTCTTGAAGAACGTGGTAGTATGACAGACTGCCTTGATGAAGGTTACGATGTTTCTGAAATTTTGGGCATCCTGAAGTGGGAACGTCCTTCCGAATTCCTTGGTGCTGATACCAAGGGTGAATTCCCCGCATGGATCATTCCAAAGACTGATCAAGAACGGATTCAAAACATCGCGAACCTGTTCGAAGTCTATAAGGAGATTGGCACAAAGTTTCAAGTGACTGAAAAGTTGGATGGTGGTTCTATCACAATCTACAAGAATGAAGGTCAAATCGGTGTTTGCGCCCGAAATGTTGAACTTGTTGACAATGGCGGAACTTATTGGAAAACTGCGCGAGAACTTGGGTTTGTCGAATGGTTGGAACTGTACCCTGGTAACCTCGCATTTCAAGGTGAACTGATCGGTCCCGGTATCGAATCGAATCATTACAAATTGAAGAAGCATGAGATTCGAATCTACAACATTTTCAACATCGACACGCAAGAATATCTCCCACCGGAAACTGTTTACAGTCTCTGTGTGACTCACGGTTTCAGGAAAGACCATGTTCCAGTGGTGGAAAGTGAATACACCATTCCTCAAGACATGGACATTGAAACTTTCATTAAGCAAGCCGATGGCATTTCATCGCTGAACCCGAAGGTTGCCCGCGAAGGTTTGGTTTTCAAGCATTTGAATGGTCGTGGGTCTTTCAAGGTTGTTTCTAACAAGTGGCTTGGCAAAAACGAATAAGGTGAAATTTATGAACATTTTCAAGAACCGTTATCGAATTGTCAGTGACAACTTTTGTGGGTATGAGGCCAAGTAAAGTTTTGGTGGTTTCCTCTTATTTGGAGGCAAATTGGTGTAAGCGGTTCAACAAACACAAGCTCAACAATTGAAGCCGCGACAAAAATTGCAAAGAATCACAAGGGTGATGTTGTGCTCAATCTCGGAACATTGGAATAACTCATATGCATTACGAACCAAAATCTATCAAGGCGTTTGCCGAATATCGAAAGAACTTTCATCAACAACGTCTTGTTCGCGCCGAAAAGGCGATTGCCGATGAATATGAAAAGTTCTCTAAGCGTGGGAAAATTTACAAGTTTCTCATGGGTGAACCGGACATTGATAGACTGCATTTGAAGGCTGCTGCAATCGAACGCCATATTGATCACTACTATGAAATGATGCTTCGCGCTCAATATGCCGAAGAAACAAACCAGAAGATTTTCATTGACGGTGATGATGAAATCAATTATCTGCATTGGTACTACACTCAAACTGACCCGGAAAGTCATAATGACTGATTCAATCAAACTTTGTTCGCAGTGCAAGAATTCGACCATTGGGTTTACACATAAAAGTGGTAGTCCTTACGAAGTCAAATGTTTGAAGTCGCCCAAAGTATGCACAAAACGTGACTATGTTTTTAATGGTGAAACTTTTGAGCATTTTTCATGTGACCGAACTCGAAATGATGAAGAACTTTGTGGACATGATGCAAAGTGGTTCGAACAACGTGAAGAACCAAAAGCGCCATGGTACAAAAGGATTTGGCGTTTCATTGTTAATGAAGCAACCAAACCAACGACAAATTTCGGACCCGGATAATGAAAATTCCTACACCAAAGCCTTGCCCGTTCTGTGGTAAAAGATTCTTCTCGGATGACCTTCATGACTACCTCTATCCAACGGGTTCAGAGTTTCGCTATGAAGGTAATCATGAAGATTATGACCGGTATGAACACAAATCGGTCACTGACTACTATCATCTTCCAACGGGGGACAATGAAATCTCCCGAAAACTGATTTACACTATGCATTGCACCGAACACAATTTTGGTTGTGGTGCCGAAATTTCGGCGGTCGGTATTGATCAATGTGTGAAAAAGTGGAACACCCGAACACCAAATGAGAGTTAAGGTTTATTTCAACATTCAGAAAAAGATGTTTAGCATCATGGCAAATGAAGGTGACAGAAAGGGTATTGTCATTGCGCATTGCCATGAGGTGTATCTTCGCGATGTTGTGTTTAAGGTAAGTGAGGCATCTCGCCAACGAGTGATCAAGGAAAAGCAAAAGAATGTTCATGCATTCGCTGTTGGCACCCTGATCACAAAACCATTTTCACATCATGGTGAAGAAGAAGTTTCGTACAATCCCTATGTCGCCGGACACTTTTTCATGAAGTCGAATGACGAACCGGTTCACAAAGCAAAGTATGCAAAACTGTATGTTGAAAACAACAAAGGGTTTATACTGATTTGACAAAGAATCCGTACACAGTGACAATAGGAACATCGTAAAGAAAGAGTTTTGATCATGGAACATGAAAAGTTCAAAAGTGGTGACCGTGTGGTTTTCATCCCCCGTATTTCGATTCGAGACATTCGGGACAACTACATTTATTGGTCATCAGAACTGCAAGAAAAGATTCTCGCAGGTTCGGAACACAAATTTTCTTCTTTTGAAATTGGCATGAAGGGTCGAACCATCGCATGTGTTGAATACACCACAAAAGATGGGAATTGGAATAGTATCAATGTTCCAATTGAATGCCTTGAACACTTTGTTGAAGAACCTGTTGTACAGTCTCCGAACAGGCATCCTCATGCTGATCTAATGATCGCGTATGCAAATGACTGCACGCTGAAATTTCAAACTTATGATAAAACTGATGGTGCTTGGGTTGACACTGCAAGCCCAATCTTCATTGTTGGTGTAGAATATCGTATCAAGCCTGATCCGGTGAAGAAGTACAAAATTCTCTACTCTCTAGGTGGTAATGTCGAAATCAGTCAGGGCATGTACAAAGATGCTGAAGAATTCACGAAATCATATTCCGGTTCGAATTTTGATTTCGCTCGAATCATTCCCGAAACCGAAAAGTTTGTTGAATCTCATAACACGAAGGTCTAATCATGGAAAAAACTTTCTACGTTGGCGACACTGTTCGCTTCATCCGAAATGCACTTTCACTCGACGAACTTCAGAGTCGGGTTGGTTGGAGTCTCGCATTTGAAAAAAGTATCCCCAATGATTGCGTCATGACAGTCACAAAAGTGTACAGTGACTATTGCAGGGTTGAATTCACCAATTCTTCCGGATATCGTGATTTTCTCGGTATTCCGTTTGAGTGTCTGGAACATACCGAAGATGTTTTGCGCCATCCACACGCGGAAATCCTCATTGCTATTGCAAACAACAAGAACATTCAACTGCAATACAAAGACGAAGATGATGATATTTGGGTTGAAGCCGCGCATACTGATTGTCTGACGCACCCACATTGCGAGTTTCGTATCAAGCCTGATCCGGTGAAGACGTACAAAATTCTGTACCAAGGTAGAGATGGTGAGTTTAAGGTTTCACTCGAATACTACCAAAGTGCCGAAGAATTCAACCAACAAAATCCTGTTTTGGAAGCAAAGTTCGCTCGAATCATCGAAGAATCTGTCAAGCTGGAAGACCGTGGTTAACTCGCAACAAAGTAAACTGTTACAACTTTGTGCTTGACAACATGGCCTTCGGGGCCATAATTCATTCCATCGCTACACAGTTTTCAACAGAAAGAACATCATGAGAATTTCCGAATGTGGCAACTATCGTCAACGCGAAAGCCTTGGTTGTGGCGGTTGTGTCGCCATCTATGAACATGATCTTTGTCGGAAACTTTCGGCTCAAGGTTGCCATCGGATGATTTGGGTTCAATATGACAAAGACGCCGACCGAAGAATGCAAAAACAAAAAATCATCCAACGTATTGACAAACTGATGGAAGAGTTGGATAATCTCAAACATCAAATCAACGAAGTAGGAATCTGATCATGAACCAAAATCTGTACAACGCTGTGGTTGAACAATTCGGTGGCGAAGAAGAGTTCGAGCAATGCTTCCAAGATGTTTGCAATCATGGTATTGCTGGTGGCTTCAGTGGTTTCATCTACTACAGCGAAACCAACAAGTTCTACGAAGACAATCGTGAACTGATTTTTGAATGGATTGACGAAATGGTTGATGAAGGTATCGTCAGCACTTCGGCACTTGAAAAAGCCCATGGTCGGAAGGTCGTGTACAACACCCTGTCGGGTAAGGAAATCGACACATATCTGGCTAACCATCTTGCTTGGATGGTTGCCGAAGCTGCTTGTCACGAACGTGCAAACCGTTGCTAATTTTTGAAAGGTCTATCATGCAAGAACTCGATATGAATGAACTGCTGAGTATTGAAGGCATTTCTGAATGTTACCCGCGTTGGGCTTTGATCGAAGCCGCCAAGCGTGGCGCACAAATTGAATTTTGGCCCATTTATAATGGCACTCGACGTTCATACCGTAGGTATGGTCAAATCGCAAAGTATTTTGATATGCCCGGGAAAAACTACTACGTTGATACACAAAATCGCCCATCGGTTAGGGGGATTTTGCAAAATGTGTATGCACAAAAACTCGCGAATGAAGCACTGGAAACTTCGCCAATCGTCAACCAACCCATTCAAGTACCAATGACCGAAGAACCAAAGAAGAAACAAATGAGTGCTCAACAAAAGCGAAATCTGAAGCGTCGAAGCGGCATCCAATCTGCACACCATCAAATCAAGAATTCGATCAAACATGTGAAGCGTCGTTTGAACGGTCTTGACCTGATGATGCAACTGGAAATTTCTCGCGCCACAACCATGAATCGAAAGTTCACGATTAAAATGGTCGAACTCGAAGAACAAACGAAGAACTGCGAAAAGCGTCTTGCCGAACTCGAACTGACTCGTGATGTTCTGAATTCTTTCCTGAAAGGTTGATACCATGCACAGCATTCCTGAAAATCTGCCCGAAAACACCACCCCAATTCTTCTGTTCTTTGGTTTCGGCGGCAATACAACTCAAGAAATCATTGACTTTCTGGAAAGCAATGTCGTCAAAGTCAAGGGTGTAATTTCACATTCCAAGATTGGAAATCTGAGTGAGGATGACCCCTATGCTGCGTAACATTGAACGTTATCAAATCTTTCCTCAACCCACAATGGTGCATGAAACAACCGGTGAACAACTGAAGATTTCACATTTCAAATATGTCATGAAGGGTGAACTCCGACCCAAAACCAGTCTGTTTTTGTTCTATAATGACAGTGGTACTGGAAATTTTGAGATGATTGCATTCACCAGCACTGAAGCGGCGACAAAATATGTAAAGGAAAGAAAAAATGACACCTAAGCACAAAAAGTTCACAATCGGAAAAAAGGTGAAGTTCATCAATGGTGTGGACAAGTTCATTGTTGTGGACAACACCATTGTTCAAAAGGAAGGTGTTGACTTCATCACTGTTCGGCGTGAACGACAACTGAGGACAAACCTGATCAGTGTTGACAACCTCGAATTGGCACCGGATCAAAAATGAACTACTCACAGATTTTCCTCGCATTTTGCACAATAGGATATCTGTTCATATGTGTTGACCAACTGCTAAAGAAAAACTATGCAGTTGGTTTCATGTATTTTGGTTACACAATTTCAAACATCGCAATCTACTTCACACTAAAATGATTAACGTTAAACACATCAACGTAAAAGACTGGAACAAGGTCATTGTTGTCGGCGACATTCACGGTTCGTATGATGAACTGATGGAACTACTCGACAACGTGAACTTCAACTTTTCCACCGATTTGTGCATTTGCTGTGGCGACTTGGTTGACCGTGGCGAAGAATCGATGAAGTGTTTGAACCTGATCTATGAACCATGGTTCCTTTCAATCGAAGGCAACCATGAAAGAATGCTGTGTGATTGGATTGATGACAATTTCGATTCCGACCTGTTCATCCAAAACGGTGGGCTTTGGGCTTACAGTGAAGATCGTGATGTGCTGAAGGGTATCACGTTGGACATTCCTCAAAAGTGTCCGAACCTGATCGTTATCGACACCGGTTCAAATCGCAAGACAATGCTTGTTCATGCTGAATTGAACCTTGACCACATCACTGAACCGGCACTGTCAGAGAAATGGTTTGAACAAGTCACCAAACCGCGAAATAAAGGGTTTTGGGAGTGTCCAGTTCACCAATGGGAGCGACACTACATCTACCCAAACAAACGCGCAGAACTGCTTAAAAACCCTGCTCTGAACGATCCTCAATTTCCGAACATCATTTCGGGTCACACCATCGTTGATGATGTTGTAGAATTGCAGAAAAATGATTGGTCATGGTCGTTCATTGACACCGGGGCCTACTACACCGGAAAACTTTCTCATGTAAGACTCAAATGAATGAATTTGACGCATTTCGTCACATGGAACTTATCAGACTTCACTTTACTCAGGTGAAGTTTGATGCGACTTCCACGGAACATCTTTCGGGACTTGAGGCTAGGTTTCAAAACCTAACAGAAGCGGAGTACCGAAAGATTCAGTCTATTGCAAATCAGTATCGAGATTTGCGCGAACTCTCAAAGTCTTGTGTTGCATGTCATCTTGATGACAAAGATATCCGATGGATCGATAACGGTACATCGTATGAACTGTATTTGCAATACGTTGGTAGGATGCGGGCCATTCGGCACAACCTTGATGCAGACAACAAGACTTTTCAACAGGCGTTGCAAAAAAGCAACCATCCTGTGCTAACATTGCTTTCACTGGTGGCGGCAAAGAAAGTCACACCAGAGTTTGCAATGGTGATCGAAGCAAAGAAGAAATTTCTCAAAAGTGCCAACTATGACACTATGTTGATTGGTTTCAAACCCCTTGCTTTTCGACTCACTAAATACAAAGCGTTTTTCAATGCTGAAAAATTCTTGTAAAACTTACGTTAAACTCAAAACTGAAAGGTAAAACTTATGGACTTCTCAAAACTGCTTAATGCTATCGATGGTGTTCAATCCAAGAAGACCACATACAAAAAGACCAATGACGGTGAAAAGGAACTGCTGTGGCAAGGCACTGTTGATGAAAAGGGCGAATTCGCTGCTGTGATTCGATTCCTGCCACCTAAGGCTGAAGACGGTGATCTGTTCGTTCGTCGTTATCAGTATTATTTCTTCAACACTGTCAACGGTAAGAAGCGTTATTTCGCTGAAAACTCGCCAACTTCGATTGGTCTGGAAGACCCCATTTACACGATGAATGGTGATCTTTACAACAGTGGTAACGAATCACTGAAAAAGCAAGCCACGAAGCAACGCCGAAATGAATACTTCTACGCCAACATTCTCGTTGTGAAAGACCCGGCAAAGCCAGAGAACAACGGTAAGGTTAAGGTGTTCCGTTTCGGTAAGTCAATCATGGATTTGATTGTTAAGGCCGCAAAGCCACAACAACCCGCTATGCTTGACATGGATGATGATGACGTTGAAATTCCCGAACCTCTGAACCCGTTCGACCTGACCAACGGTGCAAATTTTACCTACGTTTGCAAGCAAGTCAATAATCTGAACAACTACGATGATTCGAAGTTTGGTAAGATCAAGCCTTGTCCCGGTGATCATGATGAAATCATGGCTCAGTGCTATGATCTTCAAGAATTCATCAAGCCTGAAAAGTTCCTGACTCCCGAAGAGTTGATGAACAAGTACAATTGGGTGATGAACATCGATCAGAAGAATTCGGGTCAACAGTCGGAAAAGAGTGGCGACAATCAAGACAACAATCTTGATGATGACGATGGTTTCACTGACATTCCCGATAGTGTCACGATGCCGCAACAGACTGCTGAAAAGAAGTCTGTTGCGGCTGATAAGACTGCGCCATGGTCTGATGATGACGATGATGGATTCTTTGATATCAAGGAAACCACCAAACAAATCTCGGAAAATGTTGCGGTGAAGGAAACGAAGTCGTCAAAGGCTACAAAGAAGCCCGTCGCGGATCAAACCCCTGCGATTGATGACGAAGACGATTTCTTCAAGAATCTGGTTGATTGATTTCTGATTGACCTGACACGAAAGACCCTTCGGGGTCTTTTTTCATTCTGTTACAACTTTGTTGTTGACACTGAAACATTTCTGAACCATAATTCATTTCATCGCAACACAACTTTCAATTGAACATCATGACTCAACTGACCAATCAAGAAATCTTTGACAAGGCACTGTTCGGTATTCGCGAACAGGGTTACGAACAATCATCTCGTGACTATGGTTGTGCATATCGTGGTAATGGTGGTTTGAAATGTGCTGTCGGTCATTGCATCGATGATGAAACTGCAAATTCGTGGGATAGTATTGTGGGACACGGAACTTCAATTGTTTCGATGGAACGCTATCGAAAGGCTGAATACGAAAAGTTCTTTTCTGTTCATCAATTGAATCTTCTGACAGAACTTCAACGGGCACATGATGGTATTTGGAGCGTCAATGGAGCCCCAAGTTTTGAACGCGAAATGAAAAGAATTGCCGAACGTTGGAATCTTACCTACACTGAAACCACACAAACTGTTACAACTTTGTGATTGACAAGATGGTCCCGAAGGGACATAATTCATACATCGCAACAAATCAACTAAGGAAAATCATGTCCAACTTCGCAATCAAGACTTTCATTTTCTTCACTCTGCCTATCATCGGTGCAGTCGCGATGATTGTTTTACCGATTGTAATTCTTTTTGCTATGGTGGCACTGCCATGGGCAAAGGTTACCCGCGAAAATGGCAAGATCGAAGTGGGGTTCTGATGAAGCTACTGAAATTTTTCGAACGTGGTGAACGTTGTTGGTACTTCGCATATGGTGAACATCGTGAGGCGATTTATATTTGTCGCGATCCCGAAGACTATGCCATGCCACACAACATTGAACTTCTGGACACGGGTGGTCAAATATGGGCAACTGATCAAGAAATTGATGGGGTGTTGGAAAAATCGTGATTCTACAAACTGCACTAATTTGCTTGGCGTCAACCATCTACCATGAAAGTCGGTCAGAACCGGTTGTCGCTCAAGTCGCTGTGGCACACGTTGTCATGAATCGTTCGGAAAATGATGAAGAACGTGTTTGCGACACAGTGAAACAGAAAAATCAATTCTCATGGGTCAAACCGAACAAGACTTCGCCAAAGGTCACTGAGTCGGAAGCATGGTTCAAATCAATGAACCTCGCTCAAGAAATTCTCGATGGGAAAAAGAAAGACCCCACAAAGGGGGCCACACACTTCTATCGCGCCGACATTTACCCACATTGGGCAGATGAATGCAAGAAAAAGAAAAGACTTGGTAAACAGGTCTTCTGTCAGATTTAATCTTTGTTCAGTGCTCTACGAACAGCATCAAAAACATCATTGGTGTTCAAACTCATGGTGTTGTTTGTAACACTGTTGTCAATCACAGTTGAACTCTGTGGTTGCTTTTTCTCAACAGGCTTGTCAATATCGACTAGAGTTTTGGCAAGATGCGAAACCGACTCAATACCCTTGAAAACACGTTCGTAGTCGAAAGATTTTTCTGTTGAACGAGCGATTTCATGAAGTTCCGAAATTGCCTCATTTGCGGTTTGCATCAAACCAATGATTTGTTTCTTGGCAATTGCCTTTGATTTTGCCTACTCAGCATATTCATCAACCGAACCCTGATCAGGCTAATTCTCGATTTGCTCAACAATATCAAAACTCTCTTCCTGTTCAGGGAAGAAAGGTTCAACGTCAAGCGCATCAGCGATACTTTGATTTTGATTTTTCGTTGGCATCAGAAATACTCAGGATGAATGTTCACGTTTTTGATAAGGTCTTCGATAGGCATTTCGTTTTCGGATTCGATAACCTTGTGCAAGTCTTCCTTTTCGGCTGAAGCCTGCACAACTTGTGCCGTATACCTTGTGTTGCCTTGAGGAATGTCGATAATGACTTTCTTGATTCTACCAAGCACTTCACCATCATTACAGCATTCATCAACAATACCGGCAATTTTGGCGTAATCAATACCCTTGGTTGCCTGATACAGATTTACCTTGGCTGTAAACGTGAATGTCGTGATGATTTCTCTACGGTCAACAAAATCACCATCATACGAGTCTTCAGTTGTATTGCTTTCCAAAATAATTGGAACATCCATGACACCATCAGATGAACCGTCCACCTTCACACTGACAACCTATTCCGGGCTGAAGAATGGAAGAATTTGCTCCATGACCTGATACATTTCATCAAGCGTCTTGGTGGTCACATAAAGGTTAAATGACAAGTCGTAAGGCGTTGGTGAACCCTGTGTTCCACCGCCATTGATGGAAGTTTGGTTGAACTTTGGCAACTGACGCGAAGAGTTGTATGAAAGGTTTGTCAACTCGAACGAAGCACGCGGAAGAGTTGTCAAAATTTCGTTTGTGACCAGAGGGTTTTCACCAGTACGACGAACCCACTTTTCCTTTGGCAAATATGTGATCGGAATCTTCTTCGATTGAATGATTTCACCATCCTTATTTCTGGTGATAACGTACAAACGAGAAAACAAGCTACCAAAAGCAACAACCGTTTTACGAATTACTTGATGACCAGTGAAACCCGGAATCATTAGAAACCTCCAAAGGGATCGGATTCATCCCATTCATTAGTTACGATTTTCTCACAAAATTCTTGTTTGATTTCCATGTTGTCGCCATATGGCGTTGTCACAACAGTAGAAGTTTCTGAATTTTCTGATGCCTCAAGATTGATCGGTGTACCGGATTGCTCATATGCCAAACTGGTTTGAATGGCATCCGAAGAGATTTCCAACAAAATGTATTTCTCATTTGTTGTGTTGTACTTTCCGAACACATCATTGTCAATTTCGGTGTTACCGGTAGAGAACTCTTCTTTGCTGTATTGGAACAATTCACAATTGAGTTTCCATGTGAAATTCTTACCCAATTGGTGCCAAACAGGTGAATCATCATCAACAAACTTGATTTCAAAAATTGATGGGTTGCCCTGAATAACATTAGACGAAATGAAAATCAAGTCACCTTCACATGGTCGCCAAGTTAGTTTTGGGTCACGCGATGGTGGGATATTATCTCGATATTGTTCTTCGAAGTGTCTTCTACCAACAGAAAAATCACATGTTTGGAAAGACTGCAAACCGAAACGTGTCAACGTGTCTTGACCGATGAATTGACGAGTTTCGGGATACATTGCCATTGGAATAGCAACGTTGAAAGAAACGTCAGTTGACTCGCCGAAAATCTTGTCAAAATTGTTCAGGATTCTAGGAATGTAGTAAACCTCAAGACCCTGAATCTTGATAGATTCTTCAATCATGTCCTGAACATATTCGGCCTCGACTTGTTTGGCCGAACGGTTAAAAAATGGGTTGATTGTTGCCATTACTCAAAGAATCCGATAGGTGGGATTTCATAGTTATCCCTGATAGAAGTTTCAGCTTCGGCAGACTCCGCAACACCTTCCTGATAAATCGTGTTACCGTCAATCGTGACACCAGCAATCAGAGAAACGTTTGCATATTTCTTGATGTTTGTACCCCATTGCTTTTTCAGGTATGCTGCGGCAAGTTTTTGCAAGTTTCGATCATTGTAAATGTCGCTGAAAATTTCAGGATCAACAACACGGAAGCAATCAACAATGATCTAGTCGCCCGGGGTGTATTTTTCCCAATCCATATCAACATACAGCAACCCTTGAGCCTTGTTGAACCGAACTGATTGGCGTGGGCGCAAAACTTGATCCAACAAAGTCAAGTTTGACATTGCAATGCTGTAGTCAAGCATTCCGCCATGATTGATGGTATACAAAGCGTCAATTGTTGCGTGATAACGCGCATCAAACACATGACCATTTGACGTACCGGATGCACTCTCAATCGGAACAATTCTTGAAACGCCTCGAATCACATGGTTACCGTTAATGTCACGAAGGTCGATGAACCGGTTTTCAATGTCTCCGATATCAACAGCGTCAATCACAACAGTGACACCGGACATGTTACCGGTCAGCGTTTCGCCAATTTGGACACCAGACGAGTTTTTTGTGAGGACACTACCTGAGCCATTGGCAACACTCAAAACGGTGAACCCTGAGCCATCTGAGCGTTCCAAACGCTCACCCGGAATGATTCCCTAAGCAGGACTCACGAATGATACCTCTGTTGCACTCAGTTGGTGCTTCAAGTAGGTTCTAACAGTACCGTCATAGTGGAAATCAAAGAAAAAATCGATTGCTTCATCAACACGGTCGTCAATCTGGTTTTCTTCAAGTTCCAAACTGATAACGGGCCATCCAAGGCGGCGTTTCACATTGTCAATGAATTCTTCTCTAGTCGAAATGATAGGCATTAAATTCCCCCATTCTGTCTGTTAGGAGTCACAATCTGATTTACTTGCATCACGCCTTCAGAAATAAGGGTTCGCTTCGCAGAATCTTTTACAAGAAAAACCGAATACACATATTTATTGTATTTGAGATTTACGGTCTGCGAATCTTGCAAACTGATTTTGATTTCTCTTGAATTCAAAATCTCCGTCGAGAAATTCTGTTTAACTTTTGAATATCGGCTTTGAGAGTAAACGGTTTCAATTGTCCACGAACCATCAAGCTAATCGTCTTCCGGCTCGATGAATTCGCTCACATCAAAAGTAAACTCAAAGTCTGTACCAGTCGAAACATAAATGTCAAGGTATGTCATATCAAACCTGTTTTGATTGTAAACGTTAAATGGATGCAAATTGTGATTAACTGGATAGTTCATCAGTTCACCCTTGTGTCATATCTGGAATTACTAAGACGCTCAAATGTTGGTTCAGGATTTCTTACCCTTGGCGCAACATATTGAATCGATGTATTGTTGTTCACTGTTGATGCATCAACAATTGATGGTGTTTGAGATTGTTTGATAACATCCATGAACGATTGATTCGAATCTGCGGCTTTCTCCAAAACATCGGGCAACATATCCACACCAGCGGAAATATTATCTGTCACAGCGGTCAAATCTCTCGCCATATCGATACCATCAAGACCCAAAGAAATTGCGGTTCCAATACCCGGAACCGTTGATGCAACACCGGAAGCAAGGTTCAGCCCGGCACCAACAAAGTCACCATCAAGCAATGCACTACCCGCAAGACCGATGCCAGCGGCAAGACCAACGCCCGGAATCTTCTTCAAAAGACTCGAACCCATTTTTCCAGCTTTACCAATTTTTCCAAGTTTGCTAGCTTTTCCAGCATCGCCCGGGGATGGTTTCGGAGGCGTTACCTTGCCACCCTTTCCACCGCCACCGCCAATAACACCACCAAATCGGTCTTTCAGACGATCATAGAAAGAACCAGTGTCGTCACCACCCTTATCAAGTTTTGCCTCAATTGATTTCAAAACCGTGACGGTTTCATCGGTGTTTTGTGCTACAGTATCAATTTTTTTGTTTTGTTCGGATTGCAGTTCATTGTGAACCAGTTCGTTTTCCTTTTGTGTTTCTTGTGCACGTTTTTGAGCAATAGAATCACTAGGGTTTGAACCCGCGCGTTCAAGCAATTGCATCAACAGTGCAGAACCAGTTGCAACACCCGTTTTCTTAAATGGTAGCTGATCTTTCTGTTTCTCAAGTTTCGTAATCAGTGGCAAACCGGGATTTTCGGAAACTTTCTTTTTGACAGTCTCTTTCTCAACAATAGGCTTCAACTTATTTTCAAGGTCTTTGTTGAGTTTTCGATATTCTGTAAAAGCGTCCAACTCCGTGACAGTCTTTGCAACCTTTTCTTCATCACTGAGAGTTTTTGGTTGTTGTTCTGCGCGAGTCTTAATGATTTGTTCGAGTTTGGTTTGGTAATCGTTCAGAATTTCTTTAGCCAGTGGGCTATTTGCAACCTGTTCAACCAAAGTGTTGATATTCTTTAGAGATTCTTCCTGTGCGCTCAGAATGGGCGTTTGATCACGCAACGCCTGAGTTTGATCGGTGATGATCTTTGTCTGTTCTTTGATTGCGGTTGTGGTTTCACCACCCAAACCACTTTCTTGGTTTGAATCTTGCGAGATTTCAGTTTTCTTGAAACTGTTGTAAAAGAACTTCTCGAAGTCTTTGAAACCTTCTTGAGCGAAAATGTCACGTTCATTGAAACCCTCTTCCTTGAGTTTCATGATTTGTTTGAACTTGTCCCTCAGACCTTGTTCTTGGTCTTTGACAGACTCGCCAAACTTTTCAAGCAAGACGTTTTGAGCCTTTTCATCACGCTTGAGTTCAGTATTGTTCAGTGCGCGTTTAGTCTTGATTTCAGCCTGCAAATCACGCTCAAGCGTCATCTTGATAGGCGTTGTGATACTCTTTGCGAACGGGATGATTTCTTCCGCAATTGACAAACCACCTCGAATGGTTTCTCTACCAATACCTCTACGAGAAAAGTATTTGGTACGGAATTCCGAAGCACTACTCTTAGCTTCAGTGAAACCATCCTTGATTGATTCCTTGAGCGTTTCGCCAATATTTTGGTTTTGTTTCTCAAGACTCTTTTCAATATCAGATGATTTTGACTGATTCTTGAGACTTGATTTCAAATCACTTGGGAGTGCCATCGTTTGAACTTTCGTTAGAGGTATTCTTGTCTGCGCCATACTTCAGGGACAAGAACTTATTGAGTGTTTGATGACCCGACATAACAGCGGCATAGATCATCCACATTTCAGCAACAAAACCAATTTTCATGGTGATGTAAACGAAACCAACACTCATGATGATGTAAGACATGAACGAACCAATTTTGGTCAGCGACAATCTTTTGTCTTTACTGTCAGTGATGATTTCCTAAAGTCTGTTTCTTGCGGGTGACATGTTTTACCTCAATATGCGATTTCCTACTTACCAAAGAAAAGAGGGCCGAAGCCCTCTCAAATCCTTCCTTACTTTTTGTCCCTGACTTATAGTTTTGAATTACTTAGAACTCCGCTGAAATGATGTTGCCTGTGTTGTATGTTGCCGAGATTGATGCTGCCGCATCAGTCCTCACAGCGGATAGTGTCATACCATCAACACCAACATCAAGAAATGACCCCGTAGTATTTGCACTAACCGTAAAATTTGATGTTGGTGTTGGAGCAATTCTCATAGGCGTGGGGAAATGATAATTCATGTATGCGATACCATTCGCATTTGGGCTGTATCCAAGAAATGACACGGGACGAGTTGTAATAACTACATACCTGTTAACCAGTAGGTTTTCAGCACTGACTGTTCTTTTTTCAAATGGTGTTGCGACTGGCCCTTCTTCCAATTGAATGTTATATGCTTCAATTACCGCACTTGCGGTTGCCGCCCAATTTGTTGCATTCGCAGTAGAAACAGCAAAAGTATTTGTCCATGTATCAGCAGCAGCAACAAAATTTGAACCTGCAATAGCACCAATGTAAATTGAAATTCCCTTATTACCATTAGCCGAAGCAATTTGAGTAATACCACCAGCGGGGATAGTTTTAACAATTCTGGTAGGGAACGTAGTGCCCTGACCAACAGCTATAGTAAAAGTTGTCACATAACTAAACGATGGGTTAGCGTTTGATGCATCCGAATGTTGTCCAATAGCAAGCGCATATGTTCCAGACACAGAAGACCTAAAATAGAAAGAAACTGTAATAGTTTTTTGAGAAAGATCAACACAGTTTACACTCTCAATAACTTGATGAATACCAGGGTAGTATTGAGTTGCGCCAATTGAGGCTGGACCAGCAGAACTTACGGCTTGTTTAATGCCGCCAACAGGTGTTGTTGTAGCGTTGGTGTTGATAATAGAAGTTTGTGTAATTGCCAGCCCGGTTATATTGTTCAGTACAATTTTCCATCTCGCGGGACCGGAAAACCCCGAATTGCCAGCGGTAATAGTGGATGTTGGATATACAATAGATGAAACTGCGTCACCGTTAGTAATTCGATTTCTGAAACCACTCAGCGCACCCTGCTGTGTGGTAACAATACTAGATGGCGTAATTGAGCCTGTAACCGATGTTACGATATTAACATTTGAGCTACCATTAAATGACACGCTGCCCGTCACAGCGCCGCTGAGACTGATAGTTCTAGGAGTTGTAAGCCTGTCAGCAACATCAGCAGCAGCAACATTCAAATTCGCGACACGGGTTGTCGAGTTCACGACAAATGGCGCAGTACCAGTAGCGACTGTTGAATTAAATGTCCTCGAAGTTGCGGACGAAACAAATGTTGCTGTGTTGCCAGTAACACTACCATCAACATTCATATTGCCAGAGAAAGATACTGATGGACTGTTAATTTGCAAAGTTCCTGCGCCTGTGTTACTACCAATAGTAACATTAGTGGTTGAACCACTCAGACCACCGGTACCAATAAAAATTGACTTGGTGTTTCCAGTTGTTGTCGCGCCTGTTGCAATGTTTACAGTTTGAGATGTAGTTGTGTTTGCACCAATAGTTAAGTCGGTCAAATCGGAACCACCGACATTCAATGTTGTCACGGTTTCCGGCACAATAGAGAACGTTGAAGAATTTGATTTGATCGACGTTGAAATTGTTGGGGTTGTCAATGTTGGCGAGTTTGAAAACACCAATTGGCCGGAACCACTTTCATCACTGATAACACTTAGCAATTCCTCCGATGTTGTTGGAGCAAAGCTACCAAGGTTGTTTGCCAACAGTGCAATGGTGCCACTCGATGTTGGAAGAGTCAGTGTAGTTGTACCAGCAACAGCGTTAGGAACCAACGTTACAGTACCCGATGTAGAACCGGGCTATTGAATCGATGTGATACCAGAAAGTGCGAGATTGCCTGAAGGTCTATTCAACGCAACCTGAGTTGTACCAACATAAAGTGAGGAATTGCCGAGAACAACAGAAGGAATTGTACCGGTCAAGTTTCCGGCAGTAAGGTTCGTCAGATTTGCACCAGAAATGTTTCCGAACAAACCTGACCATGTACCACTTGTGATTGTTCCAACACTTGTAAGCGATGAATTGACTACACTGTTACCCAATGTAGTTGTGGACAGAATAACGTTTCCACCGATTCGATATGAACCAGTGTTGTTTAGATCACCAACAACATCCAATGGGTGTGAAGCGATAGCCTTACCAACAGCAACAAAAGAATCTGATGCGAGTCTGGTAACACGGACATATTCCGAACTTTGGAAAGCAAGTGTCCCCAAATCAGAATTTCTTGGAATTTGATCGGGCAGAATGCCAATCAGTCTTTTTGTACCCATTATTGGTTCCTACACAAACGGTTGATAAATTTACTTACTTATAGTTCTGCGCTAGCGGATAGATTTACACTGGTTCCAGTTGGACCCGCAATGCTTACACTATAGTCACCAACAGCGGTTGAAGTTTGTGAAATCTCAAAACCATCAATACTAACATTTGTTGACGCCACTGTAGTCCCGGCAGTTTGTGTGTTTGTTGAAAATGTCACAGTAGGAACAATTCTCATTTGAGTCGGCAATTGTACATGAATGTAATTTGTTTGACTTGCTGTACTTGGATTGTAAACGCGAGTTTGAATAGTTCTACGAATTTTCCAAAAATACCTATGGCACAACATTTGTTCGATTTGAATAGGTCTGTGTTCAAAAGATGTTGCATGACCAAGCTCAAATTGAACTTGTGCCACAGAAATATAGTTTCCAGAAGTTGTCTACCAATTAGTAACATTGGGAGGGGCTTCACCGGTAATACCAGACCAAATACTCCCGTTTGCCGAAGGTGTTTGATAATTCGTTGATGCTATAGAGCCTATAGATAACCGCAAACCGCTAGAAGTCGTAGGAGAATTATTTGTAAGAGTGACAGATGGGATAAGATATGATACTTTGATTGGTGTATTTGCAGTTGCAGAAAAGGTGAACGAATAAGTATTAGCCTCATTACCATTTGAACTGATAGTCGTTAGAACCGCTGGGTATGTCCCCGTAACATTTGTGAGAAAAATAAAAGACAATGAAGTTTTCGATGAACCGTTAAACATATCATAGACATTACTTGACTCGATAAGTTGAGAAATTCCACTGTAAAAGAAAAAACCTGACAAAGTTGTTGGATTTGCCGCTGATGTAACGGTTTGTCGGCAGGCTGGATATACGATATTGTTGAAAACAATAGAATTCAAACCTTGCGATACGTTAAAAGCATCCCCGGAACCACCACTACCACGCATATACCATCTATCGATTGCTGAAAATGTTTTACGAATCGAACCATCTGTTGTGTTAATATAAGATTGATTCGATCTATTACTAATTCTCATACAACCGTTTATAACACGGTTTCGGAAACCACTCAAGGCGCCCTGCGACGTTGTAGAAACACTTGTTGGTGTGATATCAGTCAAAATTTGAGTTGGAATAGAAACGTTTGCTGTACCATCGAAAGTTCGAATCTGTGTGTTAGTAACATCTCCCGATACATCAATCTGTATCGGGATCGAAAACTGCTAAGTTGTTTCGGTTGAATGAACATTCTAGTTTTCGACTTTTGTTGAAGAATTAACAACAAATGGTGATGTACCGTTTTCGACAGTTGAAACAAATTGAGAAGCGGTAACCGCGCCACTAAAACTGCCACTTGCTGATGTAAAACTACCACTAGAGATATTTTTCAGCAATGTATTTGAGAATGAAAAGGTTGTCAGACCATTTGCCGAACTCCCTACGGTAACATTGGTTGTAGACCCCAACTCCGCGCCAGTACCAATAAAAAAATTTCTTGTAACTGTAGAAGGAACATCACCAGAAAAGATTCTGACGACTTGTGAGTTGACTACACCATCAGCGATACTCAGTGATGTTGTTTCAGTTCCTCCAATAGACAAAGATGTAACTGTATCCGGAAAAATGCTAAAAGTTGAAGAATTTGATTTGATTGACGTTGAAACTGATGGGGTTTGAAGTGATGGAGAATTTGCGAAAACCAACAAACCTGAACCAGTTTTATCACTGATAATGTTTGACAACTGAGCCGATGTTGTTTGAGCAAAGCTACCAAGGTTGTTTTCAAGTCGAGCAATATTTCCAGAATTTGCGGGAAGAGTCAGTGTAGTTGTACCAGCAACAGCGTTAGGAACCAACGTTACAGTACCCGATGTAGAACCGGGCTATTGAATCGATGTGATACCGGCGAGCGTCAGATTTGACGACGACCTGTTAAGCGAAATTGGTGTGGTTCCAACAAACAATGTTGAATTACCAAGAACTGATGGTGTAATCGTGCCGGTAAGATTGCCAGCGGTAAGGTTTGTGAGGTTTGCACCAGAAACCGCACCAATTGATGCCGACCATGTACCGGTAGTGATGTTACCAACACTTGTCAAAGAAGAATTGACAACACTTTCTGCAAGTGATGTACTCGAAAGAATTTGTGAACCGTTAATTCTTAGAACGCCCGTACTATTCACATCACCAACAACATCAACAGCATGTGACGCGACAGTTTTACCAACAGCCAGTGAAAAATCAGAAGAAAGTTTTGTAACTCTCAAGAAATCAGAGTTTTGAAACGCGATATTTCCAAGATCAGAATTTCTTGGAATTTGGTTTGGACCCTTACCAAACAAACTTTGTGACGCCATTATTGGTTCCCTATCCCCAAAAGGTCGTTAAAACTATATTTAGACTGAGAGAATCTTAGTCTCGTCAATTGTCAAAGCAATTGGATAAAAACAAATTCTACGAATTGTCGTGTTGCAATATGTTTGAGACTGAAACGACAAACTACCAATATCAATTCTGTTGAATGATGGAACAGTACCAGTAACGTCAGTAACAACATTGCCACCGTTAGCACTCAAGGTGAAAAAGTTTGTGTTGTACGCTGCAACAACGTTTGACGTTTCGCCAATAGCGTTGTCGGTAGCAGTAAGAGAGGCAACTGTTGTACCACCACTGACAACAGACGATGAAACTTGGTTTTCGGCACTTGACAAAATGCTCAATGCATTATTTGCTGTACCATTATTCAGACTCACAAAAACTCTCGAACCGTCAACGTCTTCGGACACCCTGTAAAACACTTCGAGCGTTCCTTCATCAACAGCCTTGAACAAATCTGTAAAAGTTGTGCCGGTGATAGAAACTTGGGTTGCTGCGCGAGTCGCAGTTGACGCAACCGTTTGGATGTAAGATGTAGCCAGCGTATTGCGTTCAAACTGAAAGCCCCATACCAAGATACCATTGGTACCATTCGAAGCCGTTGCAGAGTTTCCTAGTGAACCACTGGAAGCGAAGAAACGGAAACGGTCATACGCGGTTGCGCTAGCGGCATAACTGGCTGAAATTCGGTACCAACCGTTTCTCAATTTTTTGATCTTTGCTGAACGAACCGCAGATTCAGTTGCAACAGTCAAATTGGTGAAATCAAAATGTGCAAGTCTGTTTGCGCCACCCGGTGAAATCGAAACCTTGTTAACCAGTGAGTTGACTTTAACGAAAACAGAAATAGTCACTGCACTAGTTGTTGATGTAACAATTTGTTCAATCGAGTGCGCAGTTGAATTTGTGCTTGGGATGAAGTTATCGGCAGTCAATGTTCCATCGGGAGCTACAGAAGTAGTCGCGGAAACTGTAGTTTCTGTTTTTGTCCAAACTGCATTATCAGCTTGCTCAGAATACAAAGCGTAATTGATCGCGGAGTCTTCAATCAAAAGCCCGAGACTTTCGCCCGTAAAGGAATCACATTCGAAAACTGGTGTATCATTTGCATAAGTGATCAGCTTACCAAATTCGTTGTATCCGGTTGCGACACTATTTCTAGTCAGTGTAATTCTAGGGTCAAGAACCTTTGAACGGGAGAAATCGAATGTAGCGAACGGACTTACCAATGCGGGGGTCTTCCCGAAAACGTAAATGTCGTTTGCAGTTGGAACCTCAAGGCCATTCTTGACCTGAAAATTAACATTCGTTGTCGCCATAATTATGCCTTAATCGAAGTGCGAACAGCCTTGATTGTGCTATTTGCAAAAATAGGATCGAACAACAATCTGACCAATCCACCGCTGATATCTACTGTGAATGTGCCCAACGTAGAAACCGTTGTGATCGCACCATACTCGGACATATATGCATTCACACCATCATGAACAACGGTCAAGTTCGTGCTATGATATGAACCATTGGCAAAAATTTGGACAGTGTAGTTGATCGTTGTGAAATTGACTGCCGAAATTGTGTCAATAACTTGTTGACCAATCACACTTGTTGTAAATGTCGTTGATGCGATTTGAGCGTGCTGTAGTTCAAAGTTTGGTTGCACACCTGACGCAGAAGTTGTTTGAACCGACCCATCAGGAAACTCGATACCACCAACTTCAGATTTGATAATACCGTTGACATGAAGTTTTCGTGTCGGTGTGATACCAATACCAACATTTTGGTTTTGATCAACTGCAACAGCTTCTGTGTTATTCGTCAGAATGCTAACACCGGCATTTTCCAAGTTGCGGATAAAAGTCTTGCCACTTGAATCATTACCAATCATCAACCCATCTGTCAAGTTTGTACCGGTTGCAGTATTGACAATGTGAATGTATGACTGATTGGTGTTTGACTGAGACTTGAGATAAAGTGAATGTGAAACGTTAATCGGGCCATTACCCGATGAAATCGACAAACCACTATTCGCACCATTCAACGCGATAATGTTACCACCACCGTTCCCAGCAGCGTTTGAAATTTTCAGACCATGGTTGTCGCCAGTAGTTCTAACAGAGCCGGAACCGACTTCCAACTTTTCCGTTGGGTTCGACTGACTCAGACTCTATGATGCACCGGAAATACCACCAATTGCGTTAATACTGTAGTTGGTACTAGCAGACATACCAACACCAAGACGGTTGATTTGAATAGTTTCTTCGGGGTAAACCAAAGGTACAGAAACGCCTGTGGCAACTTCACCTGTAACAGTAGCATCAGGAATATGCACAAACCTAGCCATGCGGGCATCATAACCAAAGAAGCCAGTTTTTGCGGTGTTGCCATCATGATAACGGAAAACAATACCACGGTCTTTACCATCGTTAGTAGCAGGGGCCGAGCCACCTTCACCACCACCAATTTCAATGATCGGGTCTTCAATTGTGACAACCGAAGTATTGACAGACGTTGATGTACCGTTGACGGTCAAGTTTCCGTTGACAATCAGGTTTGAAACAATTGATGCTTGTCCACCAACAATCAAATTGTTCGCAAGCGTCAACGTTGTGCCAGAAAGTGTTGTAAACGACCCCGCGCCAGCATTGATAGCGCCGGTAGAATCTCGAACAACAACGGTTGAACCTGTTGAAACAATCGAGGTGGAGAACCCATCAATCGTGTCAGCATCAAGACCAGAACCGGAACCGTCAACATTCAACAAACGAGAAAGAATTTCCTCGCCACTGAAAGATTCGATTGGAAGACGGGTCTGAATGTCGGTGTTCAAGTTGACAAAGTTCGCGTCCATTTCAGCAATGGTAAGGGCCGAACCCTTTTCATTGCGAAGTGTAATGATTGCCATCGGTTATTTTCCTTTGAGTTCTTGCAGCAACATCAAAATTTGAGACATACCCGTTTTGAGTTCCTGAATATCTTGTTCAAGAATTTTGATACGTTGACGCGAAGCAATATGTTTTTGCAATGCATCTGTGTCTTTATTTAGCACCGCCCCTGAGTGAATATCTCGCTCAAGGGAGGCATCTGTTTCAATGCCTACCTTATTTGTCATACACCAGCAATCATTCTGAATCTACGGATAATCGGTTTTGCCGATTGGTTAGAAGAATACTCAACAACCTTAACAGCAACAGTGTCATAGTTTGGCAAGTTTTCAGCGCGATAGCGAAGTTCGGTAAAAGACTTGGTACCAAACGATACGAACTGCTTACGATTTTCCAAAGTCATTTCAACCCACTTTTGGTTTTCAAAATTCAGAGTTGAACCAACAGGAGAAATCTTGTAGAAAACTCTCACATCGCTACCAGCAACCAAATTCGCGTCAAATGCAACACTCAGGTAATCCGAAGAGTTGTTCAACACCATAGACTTGGTAACGTACTTAGACCTTGCCGAACCACTATTGGGATTGGTTTCTTCAAAGAATCTGTCATACACGGAAACGTTGACAAGTTGCCCCGTTGTTGATGCTGTCAGTGGTGTATTAACAGTAATCGTTGTCGAAGTATCACCAATCGAAACATCGGTAACCAGATAGTCACCAGAATTCGAGGTTGAATCAACACGAATATACTGACCAACTTCAATTGTATTGAGTTGTTGACGAGATGCGTTAGAACTTGAGAAACCTGTTGTTGACGATGAAATATCGGTAGCATCAGAAATAATCAATCTACGATCAATATCACTGACAACCGAGTTTTCAAATGTTGGCGCATTCAACTCATGTCGAATCAAAGTAACATCGGTGCGGTGTACGTCAATGACCGGCGAAAGGTTGTCACGCTTGGAACTCAAAAATGCTCGAACCTTCAAAGACTTGTTGCTTGCCAGATAAGTCGTTTCATTCAACTTACTGTAAACACCATATGTCACCGGAAGTTCCGTGTTATCGCCAACTTGAACATTTGTGTAACCGGTTTGGCTATAGGCAATTTCCGTACCATCATATGACTTGCCTGTAGTGAATGCAGCTTGGAAATCAATTGATGTATCGACCAACTTTGTGTGCTGAATGTTTGGATGAATGTTGTTAAACGTGATGTTAGGAACAACAAACACGCTATCGCCACCACCGAAACCTGTAGCAGTTGCATTCGTAGCAACATCAATCACAATGCTGTCCGGATCAGTGCTAAGAACAATATGCTCACCAAAAATTTCAGAAGATGGAATACCATTGATAGAAGTAATGGTTTCATCGGTGTTGACCAGATTAACCTTATCACCAACGCTCAAACAGTTGTTGGGGAAGTTGACTCGAACCTTTGAAACACCGTTGGTCGTTGCAATTGGGTCGGTTGTCAAGTTCACCTGAGGCAGTTCACCGTTGACAAAATCAACAACAGCGTTTACATTGGTGTTGAACTTGGCGCGGTTGATGGTGAACTTAATGTCTTCCATTTGTTCGGCAGTCCAAGTAGAAGCATTTTGCGACTTGAACATAGAACCCGCGTAAGGTTGTTCCGAAATGTAACGAGTTGTGCCGGGAATCTTGTCGCCAAGATGCGAAATCCACACGTTGTACTTGTTGGAATCCGACAACAGCACAAAGCAGTATTCGGTGTTTTCCATCAGATACACGGGAGACTTGAACGTGAAACGTGTTGGAGTGTTGAACGATGCAACATTCGCCCCATCAACAGTAACGGTCGAACCCGAAATCTTAACATCAGAAGGCTTCAAAACAACCTTGGAGAATGGCACAATTTTCTTGCCAGGGTAGCCATTCACCATTTCTCGAATTTCGAGAGAAACAGGAATTGATGCATCCTTGGAAGCAAAATAAATGTCAACCGATGTGATGAAACAGCCACCAGAGTTGTCAACAAAGAAAGATTGTGCCAAAGGATCAACCCAAAAATCTTGTGCGACAAAGGTTGTCTGATTGGTAATCGTGGTTCTAGTTTCACTGACATACTGACTTGCAACGTTGGCGTTGCGAGTCGATTCGATAGTCTGTTGACGAGTATTCAGAACGCCAGTTGCTTCATATGACCCGAACGCAACAGAGGTATAGTTACCAGAAGTTTGATTGTTTGTAGAAGAATCAATCAACTTGAACTGTCGTGTACCAGTGTTGAAACGTTGGATATCATCACATGGCAAACGGAAAATGAAGTTCAACTCACCCGACTTGTTACTGATCAAATTGTTCAGAACAGTTGGCGTTGTGATGATGGTGCCAGTGGCGTTTGAAATGCTACCCGTGATCACATTACCAGTTGAGAAAGTACCCTTGACGTTGATAACATCCAAATATCGAATGTTGTTTTCGGTGAAGGTGCCAATCACAACAGCGGTTGCACCGTTCGAGTTTCTGATAACATCCCCGCGAGACAGAGAACTTGTCGTATCACCAGAAATCTTACGGGCGTTTTCAAAAATGTCGCCACCAACGTTCGTCGAATCGTCGAAATTCAATGGAGATGTTGTACTGTAAGCAATTCGAGTTGGATAATCAATGTAAGGAGAAACATCAACATTGTCAAAGAATGGGAAGAACTTTGTGCTAGGCTTGAGAGCCTTGGTTTGCACCAAAATTCTACGGGCACGGATGAATGGCACAGAAGTTGTCGAAACAATTCTGTCACCAATCAGCTTGTTGTCAAAACGTTCGGTGACAGATGTTGTCACACCGGTTCTAGTCTGATTTGACTGAACAGTTGTGTTAGTTTCAAAGCCGAATCTACCATTGACCCAATCCATAACTTGCTCAGTGCGAGTCGCCAACACACCAGACCAGTTGGTTTGCCAGCTATTCCATTGAGTTTTACCATCATAGAGATTCTTGAACAAATTGAAATTGCCTTCGCGACGAATAACAATTTGTGGCAGGTAACGAGTTTCGAACCAAGTGTCGGAACTTGGTGTCAAATCCATATTGCCGATGAAAGTGAACACTGCATATGGGTTGACATTGATGATGCGCGAAGCAAATGGGTTCTCGATATACTTGACTTCGGTGAAAGGCAACGTGATCAGATCACCGGTCAATGCATAATTCGATGCGGCACGCGCAGCAGCGGAAGTTGCAGACTCAACCAAGTCAACGTTTTCAACCGTGAACGATGGTTGACATTCATTCAAACTAGGATCAATCGAAACTGAGAATTCCGGCGATTCTGTATTGGCGGTCTTGGTGTCGCTGAAGTTGTCAACAATGAAACCAGTCTTGAACTTTTCTTCTCGCTTGCTATCGTAAATCGATGTGTTAGCGGTATTTTGTTCAAGGGTGTTCAAAATGGCATATTCTTCCAAATTTGCAACACGCTTTTCGATCTTACCAATGTCGCGCATGGTGTATCGCTTGTTGTCAAATGGATTCAGGAAAATTTCGCGAACATCACCGGTATATGCCGGAATGTTGACATTGTACAACGCCATGGCGTTATCGGGCTTGCTAGGAACAGTTGGCAGTTCGCTAGGAATACCGGCAACTCGAATAAACTTACCATCCGATGCCAAACTAACAGAATCAATACGGGGGAGGTAGTACGAATAATCTGTAAGAATGGAAGTGCCGGGCTTGATAAACAAACCAGCATTTGAACCAGCACCAACAAAGTTCAGACCATCATCAGAAATCCGTGGGCGGAAATCGATAACATCAGCCAGATACACACCATTGATGCTAGGAATTTGTGAATAGTCGATACTGTTATAGGAATTCACAGTGAAATAGTCACCGTTCGAATGTTGGAAATACTCGAACACAATTTGAATCGGTGCACTAGGAACCGAAGCACCAGACTTCAAAGAAATTGATGCAAGGTCATAGAACGAATCTCGTTGACCATTATCAAAACTATAGTTGTTGGTGATATTCTTGGTGAACAGACCGGTAGGGTCATCAAACGTGCCGGAATCTTGCTTGATAGACTTGATTCTGAAACCGTCAGCCTTACCCAAAGAAATCTTCTTAGCGGTTGCCAAATCAGATGTAGAAATCGTCAGAGTTTGAGTGCTAAGAGTCTTAATTTTTTCAGTCAGCAAAGTTCCGGTTTTGTTGATAGCAGCAATCACCACAAACGAAACGTTTGCGTAAGTTGACGAAAGTGTGATAGTTGCATTGTTACCGGCAACAGAGACAGAAATGAACGGAACTGTGTGGCCGGTTTCGTTGTTGTAAATGATGTAGTTGTCGCTATCAGCACCTGAAGCGAACGAACCAGACGTAGAGGTGATAGACAGTGTACAAGTGCCACCAGAAGCAGCAGAAGCCGTTCCAGTGAACGTTCCGACAGCGGTGTATGCGGTAGCATTCTGGTTACTTGAATTGCGCACAGAACGAACGTATGGAGTGTTCAGTTCAAACAGTGCGTCAGTCAGTGCGCTTTCATAGTTGATCACTTCAACACGGTAAAACGCGAGGTTCGTAACGTTTGCGTTACTCGAAATCGTCAAAGCGTTATCGCTTGCAATTGCAGTCACGCGAGTTGTCACACCGTCAAACTTGATGTAGTCACCAATTTTCAATTGTGTGGTGAACGATGTACCGTTGCCAGTGACCGAAGTGTTAGAAACGGAAATCGAACCAGTCAATTGAACCAAATCGGGAACAACATCAGCAGAGAAATCCTTTGTCGCGCCACCAGCAGGGTTATCGTAGAAAAGACCCTTAACATCGCGAGAGAATGTGAATCCAGTGTTCAGAACAACATCGAACAAATACAGGTTAAAGACTTCGGTTGTTGAACCGGGGGTGCCGGAAATCTTTTCAACGTGACGAACACGCGCAGTACCAATCTTGGCAGCGGGCGATGTTCCATGAGCAGTTGTGAAATGTGAATGCAGTTCAATTTTTGCATAGTTTGCAATAGGCACAACACCGGAAGCGTTAGTGATTTGAACATAGTTCCCATACAGAGGATCAATATAAGTCGAACCGGTTTGCTTGAAATCGCGAGACTTTGGAACACTCAAAACTTCCTGACCGGTCTTTTCAATTTCGTAACCACGAACGTATGCCTTACCCGGATCGATAACCATGGCAAAGTTTTCGGGGTTACCATTGATATTCTGACCCAAATTGTAAACAGCCGAATCAACTTGTTCCCACAGAACGCCACCGGTCACTGCATCGGAAACGATACCGGTTGCGTGACTTGGCGCATTTGTACCAGACACTGCATTATTGGTAGCCAGATACAACTTAGAGTTGGAAACAGAATAGTCGCCACGGTAGTATTGACGCCCGGGTTGCCACTCGCCTTGATTGTTGTTTCGTTCTTCCTTGATAGCAACGTCAAAATTGGTGACAACGTAATCACCAGATTCGTCATAAGTTCTACGGGCGAGAGTGTCTTCAATTGCACCGTAAGCAGTCTTATTAACAATTCTTTGCAGCAGACCATTTTCCAGAGCCAGCAATTCGATGAAATCACTGTCATCAACAGAGTTAAGCGGAATCTTAGTCAAATTCAATGCAATGAACTGACGATGTGCGCCGGGCGCGGCAAAGTTTGGTGAACCAAGCGAAGGATCAAGCAGCGAACTATCTTCATCCGAAGTCACAACTTTCTCAAAAACCTTCAGACCGACTCGATAGCTTGGAGTGCGGGTGTACTTGTCCAAAATGATCGTTTGTTCTTCGACCAGAACAAAATAACCATTGACAAAGTAAATGCCACGACCGATGAAAGCCGTAGAACCAAACCCGGTACCCGTAACATTCACATCAAAGGCGAAACCTTCAACGTTCACAGCTTCATTGTCAAGAAACACCTTACCATTACCGTCAAGGCTAGACGTTTCATAACGAACATAGATCGTATTGGGGTCAACACCATCCAAAGTGTTACCAGCAACAGCCAGAACTTCACCAACAATACCAGAAGTGCGACCAACAACCTTCTTACCAATAAACGAATCGATCACAGTATTTGTTGGAATACCGGATGTGGTTGTGATTGCCAGCTTGACATACTGAGCTTCAGTGCTAAACGAAACTTGACCGGGGACAACCATCGAACCATTCTTGAAAATGTGTTCACCAAACTTTGAAACTTGGTTTTGAATGATTGTCTGAAGTTGCGTCAGTTCACGCGCCTGAACAGGAAAACCGGGACGAAACAGAATCTTATAGAAACCATTGTCTTCGGAGAAATCGTCAAAATAAGGTGCTTGTGAAGTTTGGAGAGACATTAGACGGTATCCTATACGGTTTAGCTGATCTATTTATGGATGAACTCAAGTCGGCATTCTAAAAATGATAGAGTTGCCATTCAAAACAACATCATTACCACCAAAAACAACATTACTCGATGAAACTGGTGTAGGCGGCAAAATTTCAGATTCTGGCATCTTTGTGCGTGACAAACTTGCCACATCTTCAAACACCAAATATGTAACGAGTTCCAAAGTCTGATTATCAGAATGTGTGAATGGCGACTGATTGTTGATCGAACAAACGGTTCCACTAAAAACATCGAAATCCGGCTCAATCAAATCGGTTACACTGAAAGAAACGTTGTTACTTACAGAATACAAAATCTGATCAATCTCAAGACCTCTAGTCGAATCAGATGCAATCAAAAGTTGACCATCTTTGGAGTCAACAACAGTGAATGTGTTTCCGGCTTCGGGCGAAACAAGTTTTGAATCGACGGGGAAATCAATCGCACGAATTGCGCCATAGACGACAAAACATGCACTAGCGTAATCCTTATCGATCAAACGACCCGTTCTATACCCACGGATAGAACGAATGATACCGTTTTGAATGTAATTGTTTGTAACGTTGACCCCGTTATTCAGTTCTGACCGAATCTTTGTGCTAACAGCGACAACGGAAGAAAACAGTTCATCAACAGCATTTGAACCGTGACCACCGGGAGGGCTGATAATTGGTCGGAAAACTGCGCCAAACTCGTTGTTAACCTAGTCTTGTGCGGTGATGGTCAAATATGAATAGTTTCGACCAGCACTCTCAATTTTGAGTTCTGTGATAACACCGTTGTTGAAAACTGGTGTGAACACCAAACCAGTACCGTCACCAACAACGTTGAAAGTCGTTGTACCTTCACTGTAGTTTGTACCACCATCCAAAATCTTGATGTTTTCGATTGCCCCGGGGACTGAATTGAGTTCAACAGATTCTTGCTTAGTGTCAACAGCTTCAACAGCCAAAACAGCATTCAATTTTGCTTGATTTTCGATTGTGATCGGGTTACCATCTTCACCGATACCGGAAACAACAAGTTTCGCATAGCTGTAGCCAACACCAGCGTCAGTGATAACCACTCGAACAATTTGACCATTCTCGATAACGGGAGTCAAAACTGCATCAGTGCCATCACCTTCAACAGTAATCGTTGCCGAGATATATCCGCTACCCAACGCACTAACGATAACCCGGTCAATGCCACCAGAAGACAAAGAAAGGCGGGTTGCAGGGTTTGTTACGGGGATGTATGATGTGCTACCAAAACGATTGATAAGAGTTTGAGGAATCTTATACATGAACTTCCACTTATAACCGTCAGAAGTTCTGAAAACTGTTGTAGTCATTCCGGTAGGTTTAACCGTTGATGGTTGACCACCAGAATTTGAAATACACTTGTAAACCTGATTTTCATCAGTCACAACATAGAAATTCGACTCTCGCAAAGTATTCGCGCCAGTGGCCGACAAATAGCCATCAGCATATTCGTCATAATCGTCATAAACAGCACCCGAAACCCATTCGATTTTTCTGATAACAAAACTCAAATCGGATGCACGAATCTTCTTCGCTGCAATGATATTGCGACGAGTTGAAAGTTCATACGAATATGAATCATCTGGTTCTTGTATGACATTTGTGCTTGAGGCTTGCAAAGTATCACCAATGAAGTAGTAGAACCGTGTTTGGTTCGTCACCACTTCATTGTAGAAAACTTCAGCCAGTGATCTTCTAAGACCGTGTTTGATGATTGCCAAAATAAACCTCTATCAGTTTGCGGTGATGTTCCAGATGATAGTGAAAATATCAGTGGACAACTTTGGTTTGGCATTGAATGTGGTTCGAGCCAACATCACACCGGTATTTGAACCAGCATCATTAAAAATGCCAGCTTCGGTAATCGTACCCGTACCAACACCAGCGTTAAAAGTGCCGACAAAGGTTGTTGTTGAATCCGTTGTGGTCGGCACACTAGCAAATGCAACACGGGCAATCTCCGCGCCCAAGATTTGATTACTTGGTGTTTGTGTAACGTTGTTCGTACCAATTGCCATGTGAGACATTGGGGAATCGGCATTGCTATGAAGTCTTCGGGCGGCAAAGTCTCGACCAACCTTCACAACAAGGTTTTTATGGACTTCCGTAGATTTCAACTCACCCGTAATACCATCATGAATCATCACTGTCAGTTCACCGGTATATTTGATATTGTCTTGCATGTCTTTTCCTAATGTGTTGCGGTTTATTTATCGTCACAGAGAAAGAAATTTTTGAACGGTAGTATCGTCATCAAAATCGAAACTATCGTTAATCAATGCGACAATTGGAACATTTTCGATACCGGCGAAGAATTGCGGACTCAAAGTATTCTCAATTCTGCGCTTGGAAAAATTCTTTGTACCGGCAGGGTGAACAGTTCTTTTCAGAATGTCCTCATAGTCTGATAGTTCTGCGGTTGTTGAAATTTCATATGAGTATTGTTGGAAGTAGAATCCGTCATACAAACTACTGTCAGAAATAAAAGTGCCAGAAAGAAAATAGCCTTCTTCATCGTAATTCCCATAAACATCAAACTCAATAATCGCACTTTCGTTTTTCTTTACGATAGACGCGCCCTTACCAAACTTTGCCCATTCTACACCATTAACCAAAACTGTTCCCGAATCGCCAAAATTGACGCTATCGGTATAACGACCCGGGGTATCAGACTTTGAGAATTCTTTTCCGCTACTTGTCAGAGTTGCAGAAAACTTCTTAGTGTATCCAAAACCACGTTCATCAAATGCAAGCGCAGAAATGCCACCTTCCGGTGTGATCTTAGTTACTCGAACAACTGAACCGTAGCCGTTATTGTCAATGAGTTCAAACTTCTGACCAATTTGAAACCCTGTACCGGGGCTCAGAATTTTGTATTTTGTTGGAACATGGACAACCGATCCACGGAATCTATCGGTCAGTGTGATCAGTGTGGATGGTGGAATGTTCAAATCGCCAAGGTTTTCAAATTCCAAATCAAGATAAACACCACCGGCATCCAATGGATTGAAAACTGGAATGGCTCGAACAACGGGCAAGCGTCTTTTCGTTCCGCCAAAGTCAACAGCGACCCATGAATTTTCAATGTCACTCGCATCACCGTAAGCAACGTTGACTCGAATCTTCTTTGGAACTTTCCAAACACCACCGGAAACAAGCATGGTACTGTCATACGGTGTCGTGATGTTGATTTCTTCCTGATAGAGAATTCTGAACAAACTCTTGATCGCGCCGGGCGTACCCTTAGCCTCATAGATTGAACGAATGTTCTTTACCAGCAGCTTGGCAGCAGATTCATTACTTGCGTAAACAGCACTTGCATATGTCTTGGAGAACATATCAAGGAAAATGTCAAACGTTCTGTCAATATCCAGAATAGTTGACAAATTTGTGAACAGACCAGCGGGGTTGAATTCTTGAGGAACTTCAGCAACATCAGTCACAACCCGTTCTTCGGTGAAACCCTTGATGTAACCAGACTCAACGTAACCGATATCAACGTACAGAATAACGTTTGTTTCTAGCCGTGTGACTTCTGGAATTCTGCGCTGAAATTTACTCAACCATGTATAGTAAGAAACAAGAAACTGAACAAACAGTTCATTGCTTCTCAGGTGCGCCGGAATCTGCGACTTGATGAAAATTGAAATATCCGTCATCACTTAACCGCCACCTTGATAGAGTCAACACTTTCGTTATCTACTGTCAAAATGGTGTTGAAATATCCTGCAATGTTGAGGTCTTGAGGTGTTGCATAAAGTTCAAGGTCGAACTTTTGTGCTTGCAGAGAACCAATGTTCAAACCAAATGAAATGAACCCAGCTTGACCAGAATCTGAAGCGGTGTAAACAATCGAGCCAACATCTTTGTAGATTTCACCAGTCTCGTAATCGACCAACTGAATAACACCAACAGTGTTTACCAAACCCTTCGAATCTCTCGAAACGGTGATAGATTCACCATCGCGGAGATAACAGGTTTTGATTTGACCGTCAACAGAAATCAAGAAAGCATCACTGTAAACAGAACCTTGCTGAATCGGGTTTCTGAATGGAACAGAATATGTTGTGATTGTGTTGAAAACAGGTTGCAGCTTTCTTTTCAGACGCAGACGAGTTTGATTTGAAACAATGTTTCCGTCAAGTTTGTCAATGAATGCAACAAGATTCGAGTAATCGATACCAGACAAGAAAACGCCAATGTTTGAATCCAAATATGACTTGATACCGGCAGAAACAACACTCACAATATCACTTTTATTGGTGACGGAACCTTGAGGACGATACTTAACATCACTGTTGACCAAAACATAGATGTAATCAGGGTCAACAAATTCGGGAATCACAGTAAGAACACTCTTTTTACGAATCAACTCCGCGATAACGTTGTTCTTGGTTTCCTAAGAGATGTACTTGCCCGGTTCAGGACTCAGCGAGATGAACACCTTACCGTAAACGGGAGGTGAGTTGTCTTCGCCACCCCAAACAGAGATGCCGGTAACATACGGGAAACTCTTTTTGATGATGTAGTCATAGTCAGATGCGGTCACAGCACGATTTTGCGCTGCAAACGCCTTTGGGGCCGTTTCCTTGATGCTTTCAATGCTTTCCACACCCGCGCCGCCAAACGCCGAATCAAAGGTCAAACAGGTTGTGTTGTAACCAATGTCGGTAACCAATGAAAAGTTATTGCATCCGTTGGTTTGCGTTGTGTATTCAGCCGACAAGTATTCAATACGAACCTCGGAACCATTCTGAAGTGCCTTGCCCAAGATGCCTTGACCGAAGTAGATTTCAAAGAACCCATCAAACGATTCTTGCAAAAAGTAAACATCGGAATCGGCAGTGATTTCCGTAATGTCTTGTGCGGGAGAAAACAGAACAAAATTGGTATCCGATGCCTGACGAACGTAAACCCGAACCGTGTTTGTATCGACCAACTTTGAAACAATTTTGAACTTCTGAAGTTCATTGGTTGATGCATCGAATGTGTAACGATCAGTGAAAGGTTTACCGGCAAACACCGAAACATTCTCAAAGATGAATTCATCTTCAACACTCGAAACTTGGTATTGATTGATCGTGTAGAAATCGTAAGTGTTGCCGAGATATGTGCTTTGGAACTTTGTGAAAGTTTCGAGATTGCCAACATCAGAACCACTGACGACATTCAGAAGGTTAACATTCAAAGTTGTGGTAGAGCACTTGGCACTTGTTGGGGTGTAACCCAAAACTTTGGCATGACTTACAACAGAAGAACGCTTTTGTGCGGTATCGAGAAACGCTTCATTGCCCACCATGTTTGCAAGCAAACTCAAATAGTGAGTGTTTTGAGCCAGAACATCCAACAGAATGTTGAAAGCCGTACCTTCCAGATCGTAATTGGTAAAGGTATCTTGAGACTTCAGGTATTCGATCAGTGAAGATTTGATACCGTCAAAACTTGGGTCTTGAATGAGTGACATTATCGTGTTCGCCTTACAATTACATCAAGGGTGACTTCTTCTTCGATACCAACGACTTCAAAAACAACTGAAATCTAAACAGTGTGAAGATCATCGCCATACTTAGCACTAACCGAAATTAGATTTGCGCGGGGTTCATAGTTTTGAATGACTCTTCGACAGTCTTCCTCAATAAGACCAAGAACAAGGATTGACGAGTTTTCAAACAGAAGTTTTTGAATATCCGTACCAATTTCAGGATGAAACGGTTTATCTCCCTTGTTCAGAAAGATCAGGTTTCTAACAGATTGCTTAACAGCCTCAATATCCTTTTTAGATGCTAGTGCACCAGTTTCGGGGTGAGGTTGAAATGAAAATGAAATGTCTCTATAGTTCCTAGAGACAATTTTGAAAGTTTCTGACATTTTAGTGATTGTGATCTTTGGTGTCGAATATCATATTTACATGATACCGGCGAAGCCGATCATTCACAAAGCATACGCAGTATGCGACTGAATGATGTGAACTTGTTGTAAACGGTAAAGCATGGTCTGAACCACTCAGACATAGGTTCTCCCATTTGCATCACATCGTAACGTTCATAACTTATACACATCATTTACATCTTGTTAGAAATCTTGTTGAAAAATTTTCTAACAAGATGTTCATAATGTTCAGCTTTCATGAAGTTGCTAGCAACTTCCTTCAAGCGACAGCTTGAACTTCGTTCAATCTGTGTGTTATCATTGTAATGTTTAGTGCAGGTAAACATCACTTTTATTGTATCACACTTTTTCGTGTTTTTCAATCGAGTTCTACCCTAGTTTTACCGCATAGCAAAAGAAAAAGGCCCCGAAGGGCCTTTGTGTTGAGTCTTACAACAATTACTGCACGTTGCGCACGCGGAACAGACGATAGCAGGGGTTGTTCGAAGCGCCGAAGAAGGGGTGAGCCGTCAGAGCGTAACGAGTACGGTAAGCCATGATTGGGGTCATGGTAGTAGGATCGATGGTACGAACCATGGTCAGAGGCACATATGGGCTGTAGAAGTAACCAGCGGCGAAAGGCGATTGACCCTTATAGCCAACCATCGCGAACTGTTCATTACCAGCCGACACGCCAGAGAACGGATCGACATACACCTTCAGACCATTCTTCAGAGTACCGGCGAAGGTCACGTTAGCTTGGTCAACGGTCAGCGAGGCACCAGCTTGCGAATAGTCCAGTTGACCAATCATAGCCAGAGCAGCCACAACGTCAGCCGAAGCCAGCACGAAAGTTGCGTTACCCAAACGAGTTTGTTGAGCCACAGCATTCGATTCACGCATGATTTGGAACATCAGACCCTTGTGACGTTCAGCCAACCAACGACCGTTAGCGTCTTGATCCAAGTCAAAGGTACCAGCCACGGTAGCATCTTGAGCGCCAATCTTGGCAGCACGGTACAGGGTACGCACGCATTCACGATTGGTTTCAGCGATGATTTCCGAAGACAGCATACGCGACATTTCCGAATCAGCGTCCAGACCATGAAGCGACTTCAGGTCTTGAGCGAATTCAGCGGTGTAACCGGTCTTCAGTGCACGGGTCACAGCAGTTGCGGTAACCTTTTCCACAGTCAGAGCCATGGTACCGAAAGCGGGACCAGAACCACCCAGGGTTTCACCAATCGACTTTTCCAGACCAGTACCAGCGGTGTACGAACCAGGGGTCGAATCGGCCAGCACGGCAGGGTTAGTACCGGCTTGTTGGGGAGTAGCAGCGCCAGAGAAGTCTGAATCAGCTTCGTTAAACAGAGCTTCGGGACCGTTCTTGTCGGTGTAACGCGAACGCATAGCGAAGATCAGACCCGAAGGTTGAGCCAGAGGTTGCACGCCCATCAGGTCGAAGGGCAGCAGTTGAGGGGCGGCACGACGAATCATGCTGATCAGCACGGGGGTGTGATCGGCAATACCCGAAGTGTTGTTGGTGGCATCTTCGGCCAGCACTTGTTGCGTGGCTTGGGCATCCTTTTCGGTGTTTTCCAGCATCACAGCGGTAGCAATACGCTTTTCTTGACCAACGATAGCGGGAGCATCGGTAGTGTCCAGAACGGGTGCCCACTTTTCCATCAGGGCTTTCAGTTGATTTGCGTCCATTTTATGAACCTTTCTATTAACAATCTTTGATAGTGGTACTTACCTTGCGGATTGTGGAACTCTTTCAAATTCCACAATCCAAACTATTAAAACTTAACGTTTTGCAGGTGTGAGAGGTAAGATTCGACGGTTGAACCAGTCTTGGTCTTGGTGCTTTCAACAATGACCTTTTGATTGGTCTTGCTTTCAGTCACAACAGCCTTGGTAGGTTCCTGAGTTTTACCGGACAAGAAACTTTCCTTGACCATTTCGAGTTGACGACGATATTGGTCATCATTCTTGAACTCGATATGTTCGACCAGAGCTTCAAAACGTTCGGTTTGAATAACTGTCAGACCTTCGGAAACATCACCCTTAATCACAACCTTCTTCAGATTTGCGATTTCTTCCATCAATTCACATTCCTTGGTATGCTTTTCAGACAGCTTTTCTTCCAACGCTGAAACCTTAGTCATAGCAGCTTCGAGTGCCGATTCATCCTCATGGGGAATTTCAATTCCGCAATCTTCCATCAATTGCTTAACACCATCAATAAATTTTTCCGCAATGAGCGACTTGTAAGATGCCTTAATTGCAACTTGGTTTTCGGCAATCCAAGCAGCAGTAGCAGCTTCCAAATACTTTTCAGTCTTTTCAGACAGAGATTCCTTAACTTCTTCCAGTTCAGTGGTATACTGTTCCTGAAGTTCCTTAGTGATTTCAATCATTCGATCAGCGATAGCGGCTTCAAACAAAGTAGCGGCTTGTTCGCGGAATTCTTCTGACAAACCTTCAGCGGCCAAAAGACCTTGCACTTGTTCAGAAACCTTCTTCTTGGACATGATGATATTTTCTTCACGTTCCTTTTTCTTGGTTTCCTTAGCCTCAACCGATTCATTCTTCGAATGAATTTCATCATGGTTGTCAGCCTCAAACTTGGCGGCGGCTTGCTTACGGTCAGCAGTGGTGAACATCTTGTGCCATGGGGTCTTACCGTCACCGTGTTCCTTGGCATACGATTGAGCAGCACGGTCAGCGTGGTAGCCCCACAGCTTCTTAGCTTTTTCCTTGTCGTATTGGCCCTTAGCGGCCTTCTTCTTCAGATTGGCAACAATGGGTTGATGACTCGACTTGTACAGTTGACTAGTATTGTCAGCATGGAGAACCAGTTCATGAGCAGCGTCAGACATTTTCTCGGATTCATTGATTTCCGATTCATCCAAGTTGCAAGTATGCTCAAGAATTTCAGCTTCCAGAGTTGATTCAATTTCTTCGTCAATACCAATGGTCTTAACTTCGGGCTTTTCGATAGACTTGGCAGCATCGGCCAGCTTCGATTCAATGATTTGTTTCAGTGACATTTAGTTTCCTTTAGATTGTTTGGGAACTTTTTCGTTTCCGAAATGGTGTTCCCAATTCATCTATCGACAAAAATTTCATATGGGAACCATTCATGGGTTTACTTACGGTCAGATTTGTTTGATGTGATTGAGAAAATCACTGAATGCCTTCATTTTGGCTTCATTCAATTGACTCGAAGATGCCTTACGAATTTCACTTTTCAGAGATTCAACAAATTCGCCGTCAGCGGTTTGAACCCATTGCACACCTTCCATAATCCCATCAACCCATGCATCATGGGCAGAAGGATCAGAAACAACGTCAATAGCAGTCATTTGAAACCCGGGCTTGACATATTTCACATCTTCAACCATTTGGATTTCACCGGCACCACGGGTTGAAACACCCACGGCAACGCCAGATTCCAAAAGACCTCGAACCACTTGACCCAAAGGCGTTGTCAGAACGCGAGCCTTACCAATCACATCATTACCTTCAAACATCAGATTGGTAACAAGGTGTGTAGCACGCTCAAAATCAACGTTCAGGCGTTGTGGGTGACTCATTTCACCAACAGCCTTACGGGTCTTCACATAGTTTTCAACATATTTGTTGACCGACTCTTCCAGAACATTCTTACGATAGATTCGACCGTTTCTGTTCTTCTTTTCGGCTTGAGCAAAGATACCCTCGATGTAGAATTGCTTCTTATCGCCGGTACCCTCACTCTAAATCTCGATTTCATGAGATTGTTCAGTAATCAGTTGCATATCAGTATCCGTTGACGTTAGGCACCTGATAACCAGACAGCTTACGCAGTTCCAGAATCAACGTACCATTTTGAGAAAGAGACACAGCAATGTTGCTAGTGTTGTTTTCATCAAAAACATATGTAGAAGACTGGTTAGGTAAAGAACACACACCAAACAGGTCAACAACGTCTTGAGCGTTTCGGGTAACTTTGACTTCACCCGTTGTGTTAGTGCTTGAAAACACTGACATGATGTTGACCTTTGGTGTTTCACCACCAATCACTGTTTGTGAACGGTCAGCGTCAAGAATGTCGGTAGAAATGTTCAGGGTATCGGTCCCTGAACCAGTCCATTTAACAACCGTTTTCAGGGGGTTGTTGTAAACAATTTTTCTGAGCAATGGCATAGTTCAGTTCCTTAGATTTTCAGACGATTCTTGATATATTCGTGATGTTCAGAAGGTTTCGAAACTTCCTTACCATTGACAAAATACTTTGGTTCGGATTCATGGTTGTGCACAACGGCATGGAACTCATGTTCACCCATTTCAGACAAAGGACGGTCAAGTTTCTTGGCGTATTCGTAAGCCTTCTTATTGGCAAACTTGAAAACCCTGATACCATGAGAGAAATGTGTGCCATTGTTACCAGCGTAGTTGCCCTTTTCGTCAACTTTCTCAAAATTCATGTAGGGTTCGCGGGGTGCGCTTGCCGCATCGCCCATTTTGCTGGCTTCATCGGCCTTGACGTAAATGCCTTCCGACAGTTCCATCAAATCGCCATAACCGATTTCTTCAGTTTCTTCAGCCAGCTTCGAAGCAGCCTTTTTGATACCTTGCAAACGTTTATATGACCTCTCAGCATATTCGTCGGCAATGTCTGTGTGACGCTTTTTGGCAGCATCGCTAGTAGCGACAGCGGCCTTAGCATCTCGCATTGCGGACATACCTGCAAAACCAGCGGCAGAATTGCTTGCTCCCTTGATATAGCTTGCCAGAGTATTTTTACTCAGTTCATTGATAGCTTCTTCAGCCAGTTTCGTTGCAGCTTTCTTAATGTTGTTCAAACGACTATCAGCCTTTTTAGAATATGCATTGGCAATAGCATGATTGTGATCTTTGCCAACTTGACTGGTTTCCTTCTCGGCATTCTTGCGACGTTTAGCGGCCATACCAATATACTCACCCATGTCAACGCTTGCACCCTTGATGTAATTTGACAGAGTTTCCTTGCTCAGTTCATCAAGTTGTTCTTCACCTTCGGTAATCTTTTTCTTTTCGTCGGTCTTGTAAATCTTGTGCAGACCGACCGAACCGGGCTTATGTGACAAACCTTGGGTTCTCAAAGCGGCCTTAGCGACACCCTTTTGGCGGGCGACAACATAACCATCTTCAACATTCTTGTTGATGTAAGACTTCAATGTTTCTTGACTCAGTTCATCGAGTTGAAAATCTTCAGAAACGGTTGCCTTAGAGATGAAATGCTTGGCGGTGCCTTGAGCGTCAGCCTTATCATCGGTGTGATAAGTTGCATCCTTCAGGTGTTTACCATCTTTGTAAAACTCGACTTCATGTTCACCGGTTTCAGAATTCTTGTAAACCTTGGCGGAATGGTTGCGATATTCATGGGTCGAAACAATACGACGACCTTCTTCGATTTGTTGTGTCGATTCATCAAATTCAGTATCAACACATTCGGCAATATCGTTCTTAGCGAGGTGCTTCTTTTTCAGTGCACGATGAACAGTTTGTTCAGAACGCGAAGTCATCTGGCGCAGATGAACCTTACCATCGATATGCTTGGCAATCGAACCGCCACCCATCCAATTTCCATGAAGGGTTTTACCATCGGTTGATAGCTTCTTCGATTCGGCCTTTTCGCCCTTGGCAAATGCTGCGAGAACCTTATGGTCATTTGCACCCAAAGACAATTCTTCATTGATACTGTCATAGCCTTCAGCCAAATCAAGAACAGCATCATCAGTCTTAAAGTCCATCAGTTCAGTAACTGATTCGACAACTGATTCAAAGTCGCCATCGAGAATGGAATCAATCAATTTGCTCATTTGTGTTCAACCTTACTGTTTATGCGGGTTGCTGATTTGGATCACCAGCGGGTTCTACTTGTGTCGGAATTTGTTTGACGATTGAATCAATTTCATCCTGATTCATTCTCAGAATGTTCTTGAAAACATATTCATCGCTGAAATACTTACCGATAAATGGTTCAGCCTGTTGCAATGTGGTAAGACGTTCGCGCAGAACTTCTGCTTCCTTAATTTCAGCAAAGAAATTGTCCTTGTTGAAATCAATGGTGATTGCTTGTGAAAGTTGTTCCCATTCATCAGCGGAAATAAGACCTTTGAGAATCAGATTCTTACCAAGTGCCTCAATATAGACCTTAGAGAAACGTGCACGCAACTTGGTAACAAAGTGACTGAACCTGACTTCATCACGGCTAATTTCATTGCTTCGACCCAATGAGAATGCCTGATTGGGTTGCAAACGTCCAAGCGGAACGTTCAAAGCGTTGTACATCTTGTTCTTGAAATAGTCCAAAAGATCGGTATTGCTCAAACCAGTACCACCCGGCAAAGTTTGAACTTCGGTACCCTTGGTGCCATTTCTAGGCAACCAAAAATCTTCAAGCATTGTGTTATGGCGGCTTTCCTCTTTCAGAGCGCCAGTTTTTGAATCGTACACCGGCTTGTTGCGATAACGATTCATGATTTCGCGGATATACTGTTCACCACGGGTGCGCGACATACCATTTGTGTCGATATAGAAGACTCGACGTTCTGGTGCACGGGTAACCGTATAAATCAAAAACGCTTCTTCGATCATGCGCAATTGGTTTGCGGGTCGAATAGCTTTGTACAGGAAAGAAAGGGGTTTGTGAGTTACGCCTTCTCTGATGCCAGATGTTGACCAGATAATAGCATCCTTGCTAATCTTCAGTCCCTCAACATTATCTTTACCCGCAAACCCCTTAGCCGAATAGACAAAGTATTCCTCTTTGTCTTTATACAGAACAACACCAATACTGCCGGATTCGTTAGACTTTTCTTTCTTGACTTCGACAATCTTTTTGATATTCAGACTATCGATCTAACGAATTTCCTTGATGCCATCCTTAGGGCTAGCAGCATCAACAATAGCGTGAAAACAAAGACGACCATCGACATACCATGTCTTGAAATGATCTTGTGCCTTGTTGTTCATATCAAACAAACGATAAACAACTTCAAATTCTTCGGTGAGAATTTTCTTCAGCTTCTCGTTATACAATTCATCAAAATTTTCTGAGAAAGCGAGTTGTGCAACCTTTTTGCCCGGATCGAACACGATTGCTTCACTCACAATCTCAGAAATAGCTTGATCAACATCAGACGTTGTAGAAATATCACGGCACTTTTTGATGATTGCGTTTTCATCCGTAATATCATCAAGACCAAGTTGCATCGAGAATGCATTGAATGCACCATAGACACCTTGATCATTGATAATTTCACCATCGGTGACAGCGGGCGGTGCGAAAGAAGCATTTTGCTCCTTATCCGCCTTACGCTTGAATTCGTAACCAAAAAATTGCGCCATGAGTATAGTCTGTTGTTTTCAGTTCACTACTTAGGCGTTGACGCCAACAGAAGTGAAGTAGTCCATGGCGAGAGTAACTTGGAAAGTTTCAATCTGACCGGTAGACGAATAATCAAGTTCAATTGCACCAACGCTTGTCGGGAAAGCATTCTTGATGCTGTATGTCTTGATTGGTTGTTGGTTGCGGTCCAGTTGAATCACAACCATGTCCACAACATATTCAGAAGGATTTTGCAGACCGGCATTGGTTTCCGAACCGTTCATACCTTCCATCCATTGCTCAAACGCATCACGGATCAAGAAATCCGTATCGTTATAAGCGGTGATTGTCCAGTCTTCAAAATTCTTTTCACCGGTCAGATTGACCTTGCGACCTTGGAAATCCACAGGCACCTTTTCCATGGTTGTTGCTGGCAGCGATGCGGCCTTGACCAACAGTTCAGCGGAACGCGATGCACCCGGGCCAAGCGGCACAAATGCGGGGAAGTTCAGAATCACCTTGAACAGCGATGGGCGTGCGCCACCACCGGCAAGACGAGAACGAAAATCAGTAATTGTTGACATTCGATTTTTCCTTTAACTATGTGGGGGTATTTAACCCCCACTTTTTATTACACGTTTGCGGCGATAGTGAAATCAACTTGCGGGCCAACAGCCGTGAAAGTCAATTCAATGAAGTTAATCGAATAGTTTGGCTTGACCAAAATAGTGCCACGGAATTCGTTATTTGCACGAACTTCGGGACCGTTATTGGTTTCGTCACAAACCACCTTGAATGCTTCAATACCACGACGACCTTGAACGTTTCTCAGGAAAGGCTCAACAGCACCAACAAATTGTTGACGAGTGATAGCATCGTTGAATTCGAACAATTGGTATTGTGCGCTGCGGGAAATACTCTTGCGCAGTGCAATAAACAAGCGACGAACGTTGATACGGTCAAAGGCCGATGGCTTTGCGGTCATGGTCTTGTCACCGTACAGAACAGTGCCTTGGTTTGGCAAAGTAACCACAGGGTTGATCGAAGCGGGATACAGAACATCACGTTCAGCTTGTGTGGGGTTCCAGCACAGCTTGACGATATTCTTAATTTGACCGCGAGTCAGACCACCGAACGAGTACCATGCGTCATCAGTCTTATCAGTGCGGGCGGCAAGGCCAGCGATTTGACCGTTCAGGGGAACCAGACGAATCTTGTCGTTGTACTTGTCATAGCGGTTGTAGTAGCCAGAATCAAGGAATGCATACGAAGAATCACCCACGGCAGTGCGATAGGCTTGTGCATCGTTCAAACGAGTTTCTGATGTGCCCAGGATGGGAGCGCCACTGGCAGGAACCGAAATCGAATGGAAAGCAACGGCATCACCACGCTTGGTAGCAATGTTGTCAATCACATACTGAGCTTCGGATGCCTTAGCAGCACCAACAGGCAGCAGACCAATATCGTAAGACACGGTATCCAAGAAAGTATCCCATGCAGCACGGTAGTTGCCAGAAGTAACAATGAAATCGTCAGTACCACCAACCAAAGTTGCGGTAACAGGCTTGCTCAACAGATCGTAAGACGAAATCGAAGAAGTCGCCTGACCCCAATTCGAAGTTTCCGTTGGGTGTGACAGTTGATAAATGTATGCCGACTTGCTACGGATAACTTGAGCGTAATAGCTCGATTGACCTTGGAAGTCAATCGCATCAGCAGCCTTCGATGCATATTCAATTTTTTGGATCAAACCACCGGGGATGCCAGTAATCTTACCATCAACGTCAACCACAGCAATATGCAGTTCGTCATTCACTGAACCGTTAGCGCGAGCATATTCCGAAGTACCGGGGGCACCATTGAACAGACCTTGGAAAGCCCACTTGGCAACAGCATTTTCTTGGAATGTGTCGCGCGATGCAATCGATTCCAGACGCAGAGAAACATCCGAAACCACAGTCTTCACAACACCAATCTTGCGACCTTGTGTATCAACCAAAGTTGTACCGGCTTCAAGTTCTTGGGTGAATTGAGTGCCAATACCCGAAACAATATCAGAAGACACCGAAGAACTGATCACGCCAGAGATTTGAAATTCCCAAGTTGCACTGTCAACCATCGAAACGCGAATGCTATTACCAAGTTTACCGGCGTAACGAGCCGCAAATTCACCATAGGTGGAAATACCGTTGCTAAACAGTTCGTCATACTTGACAGCGTTAGCAATCTTCACACCAACAGCGGTAGAAACAGCCTTCACCGTAGCGCCAGAACCCGTACCAGCCAGTGAAACAGTTGGTGCAGACTTGTAACCGGAACCGGGGTTAGTGATCGTCACCGATTCAACCTTACCACCACCAACAACCTGACCAACAAAACCAGTGCCACCACCGATATTAGCCAGCGTGTATGTGGGAGTTGCAAAATAACCGGAACCGGGATTGGTGATAATCACGCGAACGATGCCACCGTTCGCCTCAACAAAAGCGGTTGCTGAAGCGCCGGTACCATCAGCACCATCAGTAATTTGAATGGTGGGAGGATATTCATACCCAGAACCGGGATTGGTCAAAATGATGTTCGTGACAACACCAGACTGTGACACAACGGCAGTAGCAGTTGCGCGAACACCGTTAGGCTTTTCTGGCGCTGAGAACGTAACAGTAGTTGTCAGAGGATCGTAACCAGAACCACCAGAGTTCAAAACCACATTGGTAACAGGGCTATCACTCAGAACCACGACACCCGTTGCAGTCACGCCACCGGTAGGAGGTGCACTAAAAGTGATGGTAGTGTCCGAGTCATATCCAGCACCGGTATTGCCGACAACCACAGATTCAACCTTACCAGCAACCACGTTAGCAACGCCGGTTGCGGTCACGCCACCAACCGAAGGTGCCGAAAATGTCACGTTGGTCAGTTGGGTATAACCACGACCACCAGCGGTAACATCAACACGATTCAGCTTGTATTCAACAGGCTTGGAAACAGCGTTTGTTGAATCGGTTTCGATACGGTTGATAAACATTTGATTCGAGTATGCCAAAAAGTCAGCAGCAGTGAAGAAACTCGAAGCGGTTTCATCAACAGGCTTACCATACAGGGCAACAATATCAGCCTCATTACCAACCAATTGGGGCAAACTCATTGGCCCCCAAATCGAAGAAATGACAGTTGCAGCACCGGAAGTAGCAGCGCCGGGAACCACCAGCGAGGCGTCTTTTTCTCGACTGTAAACGCCAACAGAAGTGTATTTGCTCATTAGAGAATCCTTATTAAAAACAGTTTGAAAGAGTTGCCTCAACAAAATCCATGTTGTTACTTACCAGAATCCTTGGGCAACCCGGATTCGTAATAGTCTTTGTAAGACTTCAAGGTAATTTCCAGAGACTTCACATACTTTTTGATTTCGATCAAGTCAACCACAAAATCGTCAAATTCTTGACGAGTTGTAGAAACCACGTTTCCATCTTTATCGATTTTCCATGTGGTTGTATTTTTGAAAACTGGCTTTGCAGGAGTTGTAACTTCCAGTGCGGGCTTTTCGATGTAAACCGGAACTTCTCGCGTAATTTGTTGAGTTTGACAGCCAGCCAGCATGACAACAAAAATGAGTGAGATTAGAGATTTCATTTTGCAATGTCCTCAAATTGTTTCTTAACAGCGTCAGTCAGTTCTTGATCGGTTTTCAATTGAGGAACAACAAATTTCTCGCGCTCGATAACTTCAGTGACAGTTTTGATTTTTGTCTCAGTTACCGTTCGAGTTGTTTTACGAAGTTCTTCAATCTCTTTCAAAAGTTCATCGGTCTTTTTGCGGTTTTCTTCTGCCTGAATTTGGTGTGCTTCTTCGGCTTTCTGAAACCCGGCGTTGTAGCTGGCTTCTTTGACACCGTTAAACCATGACAGTGACATATAGATGATTCCACAAATCACCAAAAACGCACCGATGTATTTCATTGTGGTAATGTTCATTTTGACACCTGATAGAGATTGCCGGTTTCTTCTTCTTCGGCAAGAAAATCACCATGTTCTTCAACCATCTGTTTCATCTTGGTTGAATCGAGAATGTCAGACTTCTTCAGCTTGAACAGCTTTTTGTTGCGGCGAATGACTTGTGAACCAATCGGAGCGTCATATGTGGCAACGTTTGATGTGATATTTGCCGAAGATGATGGTGCCGATTCACCGTCTTCCATCATCGCGTAAAGCGTGAACATGGTCTTAACAGCTTCATCAATTTTCAAGAAATCTTCAGACGATTCATTCAGAGTTCCTTGATACGACTCGACCAGAGTTTTGAAACGCTTGTCAAAGTCAACAGACTCTGCGCCATACTCTTCACTTTCTCTCACCAAAGCGTATGCAGCAAGTGAACTAGCAATAAGAGTCTTACCCATAGGAACGGTACCCAATAGTCTCTTAATTCTTGCCACCAGCCGGTGAAGCATTGTCCAATTTGATTTTTGGTCATCAGTCATGTCCTTGATTTTCAGCAACGGTTGACCGTTTTCATCAATCGCGTCAAGTTTGTATGCTTGCCACTTGTCAAAAGGCTAGACCAACAAATACACGATTCGCATCGCAATAAGGTTGTCAACAATCTTCATAGAATGCTTTCAAAAATTTTGGTAAAGGCGTCTTCGGTATATTTAACCGGTTCGATCAAATTGAGTCTTGAGAAAATGCAATTGACCCGGTTGATGGTTTGCTTGCATGATCTAATCTTCTACACCTTATATGTCCCATCAACACCAAAGGTGTTTGTGAGAATGATCAAAGAATTGATAAGACTGCGAATATCACTATCGGTCAATTCTTCTTTTTGGATGTTGGAAAGAAAAACGCCAAATCTTCTCAGATCGGCGTTAAACTCTTTCTTTGTGACGATGGTTCCGGGGTTGTACGAATTTGCTGCAACCTCATACCAGTCTTGATTTTTCAAATTACGTCCTTTGAATCACCAACCATACACCATCTTGCCAAACCATAGTAATTGATTCGTCTTCCTGTAGAGATTCTGAACCGGGTTTAGCGAATGAACCTGTCACAGTTGACACGCTAGGTGAAAAGTTGTAAATGGTTTTCACATGTCCATCGCGTGAGCCGTTATCGAGTGCATAGTTACCGGCAGTTGTCAGCACGGAAACCTTTTTGTTGACACCGATAGTTGTACCACTAGAGATTTTCTCAGTTGATACAATTTCCGGACCAGCGTTGATCAAAATAGGGGCGTTTGAAAACAACGCCATCACAGTAACCCGGTAGTCTTGACCACCCGAAACAATGTGATGAAATGCGCTTGGCGGAACAACCGAAAGCGCATCCTATTGAGAAACTTTGATACTTGTGTTGATTGGCATTATTGAGCCTTAGGCTTGCGTCCACGCTTCTTAGGTTCGGGAGCGACAGCAGCTTGAACAGCTTCATCAGCTTGTTCGACAGCTTGTTCAATTTCTTCCTGAGCCTTCTCAATCGCTTCTTCTGTGATTTCACCTTGTGTTTCAATCACGGGTTCCACAACATCAGCCACAACTTCCACAGGGATTTCAATTTTTGCGACGGGCGCGGGAACTTGAACTTCAACTTCGACAGTAACAGGTTCAGCAGACGAATTTTGAAACTGTGCCATCTTGGTAGCCAAACCGCGAATCGACACCAGCAGTTCACCGGTAATGTGATCAACCCAGCCACGTTCAGTGGCAACAGCTTCGGGGTATGGCTTATTTCGTTCGTAACTCATGTTTTAGACCTTTCTCAAATGGTAGAGTTATCTACCTCAGTTTAATCGATGTGGGGAAATTGCGAAATTTCACTCATGAACTTGTTGATATGGAAATACTGACCATCAACACAGCGCATACCTTCAGACAATGCATCAGCTTCCTTACCGGCTTCAACTTTGTGGTAGTAACGAGTTTGAGATTCGTTCATACCAGCAGCGCGAGCCTTTTTGCGGTAGTGCAAAACAGTTGCGGCATCGTTGACTTGATCCAGATACTTGGATTCTGAACTTGGTGAATGACCCTTCATCGCATCAGCAGCTTCCTTAGCATCCTTCATGATGTAACGAAGTTGCGCGTCAGTCTTCTTATGATAGTCATGGTCGGGAATTGGCTTTGCAACCTTGGCTTCATCAATTTTCACATTTTCCAAAGCCAGTGCCAAAATATCACCAGTCTTTTCAACCCTTTCTTCCATCTGAATTTCTTCAAATGCTTCGCGCAGATTTTCAAATCGGTCTGAACGTTCAACAGAATTCTTGAAAAACGATTCGAGAATTTGCTTCTTATCGTCCAACGGATCGTCATTTGATTCGAGCATATCTTCGGCTTCTTCAATATCGGTATTGCCGAATTGGCTTGCAGCGACGTAGCCGGTGTTATGGGTATAACCTTCAATACCGGAATCAAGTTCAAGATCGACCAACTTATCAAAAGCGCCAACGTCAATAAGTCCACTCAGACCATGAGCGATGGCATCATCAAGTTCAGCAAATTCTGAACTATTCGTAATGAAGTTCGGACCAAGCATCAGTTGACGGAATTCGTCATCAACGCGAACCCACCAATTACCGGACCAGTTTGACTTGTCCAGAATCAAACAGCGTTGACCGGCAAATCGAACAATGATAGTGTTGTGGTCATAGACTTCAATCGAGACATGCTTTGAAACGGTTTCGTAGTTCATTTTCTGCACCTTATGCGTGATGCGCAAGTCTTGCGCTTTGTAGAGTTTTAACGTGTTGGAACATTCTGTTAGCAATCTTTGCCAAAGCAGACTTGCGAGACTTAATGATTTTCTCGATGCGATTCTTCTCACCCAGCGAGATGTTTTCTTGACCGTGAGTGAGTCGATTCTTCAGTGATGTAACGGCAAGGCGTCTTGCGCGTTGCATGAGTACCGAACGCGAGGCGCCGCGACCGATAGCGCGAGTTCTAGCGAGTTGTAGTTGGTCGGCGTGCCTACGCATCACGTTAGCCAAATGCAAGCGTCCTTGGACCGTCTAGCCCTCTTCAAGTTGCTTGATTTCGGTTTCGTTTTCATCCAGAACGTCAGCGAAGACTTCCTCAAACTCTTCCCATTCAACAATGTCCATAACATCATCAAGGTTTTCTTCAACCAATGTGATGATTTCCGACTCAACCGACTCAATAACAAAGTCAAACTTCAGACTCGATGTGTCCTTGAGCAGCTTAAAAATTGGATGCAATGGCTTCATTTGTTCAGGAGTCAGATTATTCTTTTTCAGAGTCTTCATAACTTCTGTCATGGTTGTCTGGTTATCCTTTTTGTATGTGACACCAGCAACATCAGCCAACAACTTAACCATTTTGGTAATTTCGATATCTGACTTTGCTTCCTGCAAAATGAAAGGAAAGTAGACCGAACACTTGTTGAAATACTCTTCGGCAATCTCGATACCTTCATACACCTGATCCAGTGTGGGCATACCAAGTGCTTTATCGAGTGCAATCACAACTCTTCGCCATGCGAACTTGTCTTCAAACTCTTCATAAACTTCCAAGAATTCTTGTGATAGTTCCTCGGTGAAGTTTTCTGTTGAGCGACCAAAGGCGAACAATTGACCGTCAATGATTTCTGGTGTGGCAGTGTGACCGGTATCGGTAACTTGTCCCAACCACTTTTTTGATTGTTCGCCACTTTCATTCACAACAGTCAAATAGTTCGGTCCACGACCGATGATTTCATACTATTGACCGGTTGCACTTTCTTCGACAACTGCCCCAATTGGGAAAATTTGCCCAAGAATATATGCATTGCGAACATCAATGTTTTCAACTTTAACCGTCATTCGTTTAGTCCATAGAAGTAGGTTGTATACCCAAAAGAGAATGAAGGAATTCCATTTCCTCAGACCCGTATTTAGGCACAGGTGTATCAGAACTCAAAGAGTATGCGTCAATACCGTTATCGATGATACCAAATGGCGTCATATTCTCGGTAACATATTCCTCATACTGTTCAGAAATTTTCTTTCTGATGTTGACGTTATTTAGTTCTGAGAAAATTGGTTCCTTTGTAAGCCAGCCAAACAGGAACAATGTGGTGCACAGGTCATCATTGACCGATGTATCTTCAGCGGCGTAGCTTGCGCCCTTCTTAGAGAACCCAGCAAGTTCATTGATGGTTGAAAGATCGTTGATTTCCAACATATCCTTTTCGATCAAGTCTTTCATGACCGAACAACCAATCGATTTCACCTTCTTTGTTGTGCGAACACCCGGATACCCAAGTCCCTCAGTGACCTTTTCATTTTTCGTGAAGTAGATGTTCTCATATTCAAAATCGTAGAACAATGCGTCAGCAACTTGTTGCCCGTTATCGTTGATTTCGATCAGACAATATGCACTGTTGTACATTTTCGCAACGTTATAAATCAGCGTTGGATACTCAAGGGGTGACAGTGCATTGTCCTTGAATGTTGCAACTTGTTTGTACGGAAGTGCAGTAATGTCAATGACAGAAAACGCATGGAAGTCATGATGTTGACCACGACTGGTATCAATCGTGATAACATAGTTTCTCTTTTCGATTGGCTTTTCGTAAACCCGGAAGTTACCGTCTTTGAAAATTGGGTCTTTCGATGCAAGTGACCCAATTTTCGTACCAGAAACCAGTGTGTAAGAACTACCTTGGAACTCACCACAGTATTCTTGCAACCAAGACTGCATACCCACCGTTGAAATGGTCTTTTCTTTCCAAGCGTCATCACGACCGGGAATGTCATTCCACTTGATTTCGTAACCGGTGAATTCAGATTTGCCCTGAATTGCATCGTTATACATTTTGTAGAAATGGTTGAACCCCTTGGGCGTAGAACTGATCAGAATCTTGGTTTCCTTACCAGAAGAAATGGTAGGATAAACCGACTCGAAGAATTCCATTGCCATATTGGGGTGCAAGAACGCGAATTCGTCAAGGTACAACAGAGAAATTGACTTACCACGAATTGCGGAACCTGATGTTGCGGCGGCGATAACTGACGAACCGTTTTCAAATTCGATGGAACCCTTGTTCCACTCTTTCACCCCGATTTGCATCCATGTCGGCAATTCTTCAAACGATTGTTTGATACGAGAGATGATTTCTCTAGCGGTTGCACCCTTGTTAGCCAAAATGGCAACAGTTTTGTTCTTGTTGAACAACACATAGTGCAAAATGAATGCTGCTGTTGTTTGGGTGTTGTGACTCAGAATTCCGTTGGTGTAATACCGATGATTTTTAGACCCAACCGTCACGTCAAACATATTTTCGGTGTAGCCAAGATTGCACACAGTCTTGACCAGAGAAACACTATTTTCTGTCACAACTTTATCACCGGGGTTCTAGTTTTTGACAAAAACTTCATTTAGACCATCATCAAAAACGATATGATCATCGGCACACTTTAAAGTCTCGCCGGTATCGAGTACCAAAGAATAAACTTCATATTCAACAGTTTTGTGAATATGTGTGATATCTTCCCAACCAGTATCAGTTAGGATTTCCCATTCATCGATATCAATAGAATCTACGAATTTTCTGGAAACGGTATCAGACAGATTCATCTTGTTCCTAAAATTTAACACATTTTGAGATTAGCAGTTCTTTATTTTGCTTGAAATCTGATTCCCACACAACTAAAACCGTAAACCCTTGATTCTTTGCAAATTCATATTTTGTAGAATCTCTCTCTTCCACTATTCTTTTGCGGTCAAACCACTTTTAGGATGAACCCAGGAACCGTCATAAATCTAAGGATTTGCGTGCCAATAATCACCGTTGTATTCGATCAGCCTATCACCAACTTTGATATCAAAATTGTACCACCCACGTTCTTTACGAATTATGAACTGAGATTCCAAAGATGGGAACAGTTTTTGTAGTTCGATCACCAATTCCTTTTCTTGTAGTGATACAGATTGGTTATTTGCTGTCGCTCTCAACTCGCAAATTCTACGATACTCTTCATCAGGTTTTGACATTAGTGTTTGTTGCCACTTTTCTTGTCTCTCATAGAAACGTTTTGTGCCTTCAATAACACCATATTTATCAACACAGATATCTAAACTGAAAGTTTTCTGTCTTTCTGATATAAACTTTACTGCATCATCTTCGGAAATACCCCTAGAGGTATAGTAATCAACTCTCTATGGTAGCGATTTGTTTTCTTCCCATGTTTTATTTCTTTTTAGAATCATATTACTAATTGATTCTGAACAAACTCGATCATCAGAGTATTTAACAAATTTCTTCGACCACGGAGAAAATTTTCCGCCATGATTAAAGGCAGGATTCTTATTTCCTGTCAATGATTCTCGGATGTTATGAGATTTTGTTTCATACCCGTGATTGCTTTCTAGTTTATGAAGAATTTTGTAATGTGTGCCCAAATCAGCCGACCTAAAGTCACACAATTTACATTCAACCCATTCTGAAGAATTCTCCGAATGAAATTTAATATGAGACTGTTGAACCTTTTTCTTATTCTTTACAGACTTTGAACATTCGGCAGAACAGTAAGATGTTGTACGATATCCATTAAAAGATATATCGCACCCTCTGCAAGTTTTAACTGACAATGGTTTATTTGGCGTCATTTTTCGCCTTTAACATCTTGTAGTATTCTTCAACTGTAATTTCCAAGATTTCGCCAGTTTTCTTGTTTCTAATCTTTACTGTAGTATCACCAGAAACGCACTTACCACATTGACGAGGCTACTTCAGAATAACGTGACGGTTGTTGTTGTACAACTCAACAATGTTTTTCTGGAAATCCCACATCTTGAATGGGATAATGCCTTGGTCAACGTGAACAATCTTGACAAAGTTCTCGATGAAATAAACAGGGTCGGCAATACACTTGGCAACCGTATCAATTTGTTCGGGGGTGAAAACGCTTTTGACGTTCACCCCCTTGAGTTTTGTGTTGCCCTTATAGTGACGGGGCTTTTCGACTTTGTTCATTCTTTAGGTTTGAACCTATCGTTCAAGAACTTGTTGATCATCATCACCAGCGGAACCTAGAAGATACCGTTCAAACAAGCGGCGATGAAATAGCCGGAAAAGTTTGCATGAATTGTTGACACGATACCTTGCAAAAGTTCAAATGTGATTGGCGCACCGGCAAAACAAATGCCAACGCTGATGCAGATAAACAGCACCAGTCTAAAATTGAACGGCAATGGCGCAATGGCCCAACTTAGCAACAAGCCAGCCAAAGAACCACTGAACCTAGCAAGATAATCCGCGAAATCAGACACTGTTATACTTCTTTCTGATGAAAAACGCCTTTACAAAGAGTAGCATGGCGGCAACATTTACCGCAATTACACGAATACTCTAACTATCTACCGATGTAATAATGAACCCAATCTGATATAGAAATAGTGCCCCGATGGAAGCAATCACCTAACGTTCATACCACTTTCGATCTTTGAAATTATCTCTGAACATCGTGTAAATGACGTAAAGAGTCACAAGTGACATAAACGCGACATAAATGTGAAAGGCCAGCATCTGAGAAATCCTTACTGATTTTTCTTTGCGGCGTCAGAAATGATCATAGCCACAAAAATATCGTTTTCAAATGGAATCGTATTTTCAATGTCCCCCAAAGACTTCCCGAATTTACTCATAAGAATGTGTGCAGTCTTATAGTAATTTTCGAGTCTTGTCTCGGAGGACATTACACGAAAAAATTATCAAGTCCTACCAAAACAACGGTATGGTTTTTGCCACACCCCGAACAAGTAAACCCACCCTTCAAATTCACCAACGGCATATCAGCCATGTATTGAGAAAGCAGTTTTCTATTTTTTGGCGTCAGACCTTCGATGAATTGCAACTTGTCATCAAATGACAAATCATCAAAAACTTCATCATCGGTCCAAATTTTCTTGATACTTTCCGCAAGAAATCGATCTTCATCGTCTTCTTCAGTATTTTCCAGAACTGTTACAGCTTTAATGCCGGGGTGCGACAATTCGATGCCAACACCAATTTCATCAATTTTGATTTTGCTTGTACCAACTTTACCTGTAACCTGAACATCATCAATGTGCACTGCAAACGGTGTTTGAGTTGAACAAGCGTCACATGTACCAATTAGCTCAACTTCTTCGCCTAAAGACTTTCCACGGGCTTTAAGATACATGTATTCAACATCATAGTATGTCATCTCACTTGCACGCCCACTTGTGCAACTGTCAACCAATTTGTAAACCGCGTTGACAATATCTTGCGATTTCTTGGTTTGGGTACTCAGCAAAAAGTTCTTTTCTTCTTTGCTTGTAAATGGCCGATACTCAATTGATTTTCCTGTAGATGGAAGAATATCGGTGTAAGTCGGGTATTCAAATTTCATGGCAAACCTCATTTGAAGGGATTCAGGTCATTGTCATACTTGAAATCATCACCGATTTTAACGGGAATCGTTGCATCGTTGATATCAAGTGATCCGAATGGGATATCTGGCAAAATCTCACCATAAGGAATGGTGTTCAGAACTTCGATACCCCTCAATTCAACGTTGCCATCAGTTTCTGGAACACTTCTTGCATCAGAATACAAGTTGAGGGGAGTCATTTTGGCAAACGTGAAATTTGCAGTAATTTCAAGGGGTGCTGATGTGTTTGACCAGTTGTAAGACGAGTCGGTGTAAGATTTGAGCAACAGACCTTGGAATTTGTAAGATGCTTCAACAATTTCGCCTTGGGGTGTATCACGATAAACTTTGATCGTGCTGCCATTTGAAACCATGTCATCCCAATATCCGATGTTCATGTTTTCGTTGACGATCACCTTTTTCCACGCATCAAACAGTGTTCGAAGGTTATACTTCGCATCAACGTAAAATGTTGCACTGATTTCAGATTCGTTGTAATCAGTGATGTAAGGACGATGATTGATCACATCCTTGTTTGAGTCATTCGTTGTGAATGTCACGCCCGGCACATTAATCGACTTACACAACAACTCAATTTGTTGAATTGGCATCTGTGCATCAGATGATGCAAGTTTTGCCGAAACTTTTGCTGGAACGGTCAACAGGAACTTGAATCGGTTAGTTCTTGCCTAACCGACCGTTCTAACCATTGTTCTGAAATTCTCGAATGACATTAGCGCATGTTCCTGTTAATCTGTGCAAAAACCCTAGATTTATTTACGGTTCTGCCGGATTTCAGGTCAACAAACCATTCAACTGGCATGAAGATACTCATGAGCAATTCTTCCAAACTCAGACGAATGTAGAGGGATTTCACTCTATCAAAACGATAACATTTCACAGCTTGAGAAATGACCGGATGGTTTGCCAACGCTTTCAGAGTTTGCCATTCAGCACGAATTCTTGATTCTTCACTGAACCCGCGTGAACTTGCTGCCATCAGACGATCAAACACAACAAGTCTAAGGTCTGGTGGAATGTGGTGGAAGTTGATGCCATGGAAGGTACCGTTCTCAAGGTTCACGGCAAACGGCAGAACAAGCGGAAACCGGTCATAGACTTCCATACCCTTCACAGAGGACGTTTCCGCCTCATAGACGAAGAAATGTGGCCTAGACATAGACAACTTGGCGTACTGGCGAGTTGAACGCAATCTAGGATCATTGGGCTTGAGCGAAAGCATTCCGATCTTTTGCTTGAACCATCGCATAGAACGTTCGGTCGAATAGTTCTTTTGCGTCTTGACCCACTAGAAAACGTCAAACTTTTTACCGTAGATGTTTGGTGGAATGATTGCTGCGGGACCACCCGGTTCGGTCAGAATTTTATCAGCCACCAGCCGGTTCCTTTCTCTTCTTCAAACCAAGATCGTACTCAGTGAAAATCACAAAATCAACTTTTCTGCGCTTACAGTATTCCGTTGCGAACGCCCATTTTGCCTTATTGACCTGATACGTCTTGACAGCCTCCGCATAACTCTTTGTTGGACGTTTTGGTTGCACTGGTGGATTGGTTTGCGCAAATGGTTTCACCTCAATCGCAATGATTTTGACGTTGGATGACTTGGTGATGATCTTGGCAACAAAGTCCAAGAAATACCGGTGTTCTCTACCATCGATAGGCGAAATGTAGGGAACCACAATACTTTCAGACCCCCATTCGATGATTGATGGGTTTTCATCAAGGAACTTCATCAACAGAAGTTCCCAGCTTGATCGATAGATGATTGGGTATGTTCCGCGATACTTCAGAGGGTTCTTTGGACGAAACTCACCCTGATTATATCGACTTGAACCACCAAAGTTTTTGTTCGTTGTAGCCAAAGTGCAATCCTTAAATGAATATGGGGCAATGATGCCCCATATTTAGTGTTGCGACAAATGTTATTGTCGTGTTCTCCACCAATTACTCAGATGACTCTCAGGATGCAAACCCTTCCGACTCATTGTCCACGGTTTAACGGGAGGTCCGGCGCTAGTCAATGGATCAGCAATACCGGATACAAACTAGCAAGCAAAATCAATTTTATGCTCAGATTGTTCCCATTGTTGACACCAATAATCAAAAACTTCTTGACCATCGGTGCCTAACAGATAATCCATTCTCTGATTGAACAATGCTTGATGCCGAGACACGTTCACGACATAAATGTTTGTTCCGCTGGCTCCCGTAATTGGAGTGTCGCTATCAAATGCTGCCTGAGTTGAGTAAAACCTCAGTTTATTGTCACCAGTGATGCGAACTTTGAATGTGCGGTCTTCTCTAAGTGCATTACCAGATTGTCCGGCACCCAAACATCTTACAATGTCGCCAGTATCAAACATTTGTGTCAATGGAATACCAGCATGATTACTTGGATACCCGGGAACCGGCGTCAAATTTGCAGGTGTTGCTTCACCCGTTGTACTGTTGTAAGTGCAAGCGTGCCACGCGGGATCACCAGCAGCGCCGGGCCATGCAACATCTCTAGCAATATGACTAACCCATTCATCATCATGACTGTGCCATTCATAGATACCAAATTTGGGGTTTGTATATCCATTTTGTCGAATCAATCGCATGTGATATTGAATCAATGCGATTGAATAGTCAACACCATTAAGAAACGCTCTGCGCAACCAGTCTTTTGCGTCATTTCCATTTGTCGGTCCATTTATCCAATGCTTGTTGATAAACATTGAACGAAGAGAAAATTTCTTGGTAAAATTTGGTCCGAGTGTGTCAGTATTTCTTTGTGGTGCGACCCCGGGAAGTGAAAGACTTGACCATGTAGAAGAAAGTTGTTCATCAGTGGTACGATAAAAATAACCAGCCATCGTGATATAGTCGCACAGATCACCGGCACGCGCACCAGATTGGATAAACCCGGGATCGACAAACTCGTAGAAATGACGACTCATATCGTAATAACCGCCCTGCGCGTTGCACACTCGAACAACACGACTACGACCAAAAATTGATTCTGCAATGGCCCATGAACGAAGACTTCCATGAGCAGTGTTCAATCCACGTTCGCGAGACTTGTTGGAATTTGCGTTTCCGCTGTTGAATGCTGTTGTGTATTGGTTCTCAAGGTAATAGCTATTTTGCAGGAAAGCTCCGTTCCACCACTCGTTTGAAAACTCGACATAAACTTTTAGATTTGGATTCAACGCAGCAAAAAGACGATTAAAAAAGTGTGTCAATGTTTCATCCGTTGCCATAGGCCACAAACAAACCCAAATATCTCTGTTTGCCCTATTACCAAACTCTGCCTAAGATTCTGGCGAATATAGTCGGCTTTTTTGTGTAGCATGAGCAGAAATTGTTGTACCAGATGTTTGAAAATTTGGGCTCGTTGGTCCAACATAATCAGCAGCAGGAATATGAGATGGTTCTGAAACCCATCGTTGCATAGGATACGTCAATTCAAGCAAGCGTAGCGGGGCTTTAGGATTTGATGGTGTATAGTAGTTAATAGCCCACTGCGACCATCTATTACCAGCCAAAACATCAGCTTCATCGTCAATATGGTAAAACTTGATTTCGCTAAAAGAATGTGCAACACCATCAGTGCTACGAACCGAAAGAAGTAGTCCGGTACCATTTTGCCAGAAAATTCCTTCCTGACCAACTGTTGTATCACCCGGGCGACCTGAGTAGTCAAATTCAATTCTAATTGGTGTGGTTCCACTTGGTCTTGTATCACTATTGGCACCGGACCAAGTAAATTGACCAGCCGGGGTTACAGTAGATTGAACACTCGTTACTGCCGAACCCTGCGGGGCAACAACGGAACCGTTTACTTCAAGTCTACACGCAAGTCCTGGCGGAACAGTAATAACGTACCGACCGGGACGGGGTTTCATCCAGTCAGTCTCATTAACAACAGGAAGCTATGCTGATCCACCACCAGCAGGAATAATCTGCCACCCTTGAGCATTCAAGTTTGGCGTATTGTTCAATGCTGTGATAACTGGTTGAGCCTCCATACCAAATGATGAAAAGTAGTCCGGACGGGCAACGTTAATACCATGTGCAATTGTTGTTTGAATGAGTTTACGGGCAGCGGCGGCAATGTGCCGCAAAGTAAATGATGGAATTGGCATATTAAAAATCCTAAATCACGAAACAACGTAAGAGTTACGATTTGATGCGCGTTGTTGAACACCAAACATCGGAGTTGTACTTGCCGCGCGAGTAATAGAAGTTGTCGCACCATTCAAACTTGCTGTACCATCGCTAGCGATAGTCGCGTTACCAGTTGCAGGAGGAATAGCAGCAAAACCGAAATCGTTTGCCAAACCACCGCTGATAGTGACCGTAAAGGCACCAGAAAACTCCAACAAATTTCCGTTATATGTTGACTGGTTAGCAGGCGTAATCGTAACGTTTGCGTTGATCACAACAACTTTAACCGTGTCTGCCTTACCGGAAATAGCATTTGTATTGTCTGTGATGTTGTTGGTATTAGCATCAATAAGACCCTTCAGCACCTTACCTTGTTCGGCAGACAGTGCACTACCGGTACCACCAGCAGTCAAATTATCAAGAATAGGAAATGTGATTGTGACATTACCGGAAGCATCGGAAGCCTGATTATTAACAGTCTGAACAGCACCGATATCGTTAATAAATTGGGTTTTCTGTGCTGGCGTAAAATCTACCCATTGACCGCTTGAATTTTTGATTTTGAGCATTTTATATTCCTCTGAGAATTATTCGCTGAAAGAGATTAGATCACCGTCAAAGCTAATTTGACTAAGATCGAACATTAGATTACCATTATCAATCAGTTCAACGCTTGTATTGACCTGAACCTACAACCACTCAAAGCCAAGAAAAACAAACTGTGCGGTTTGCCCGCGACTCAGACTAATTGAACGTTCTCCGCTATAGTTGTCGCCATATACTGTGAACGCGACATTCTCAATTGCGATGATTGTGATTTGTGCACCAAGTTGTGCACCTTTTGGCAAAACAAAGGATGATGTACTTGCTGTGATCAAAACTCTGATATCTTCACCAGAGTATCGAGACAACGTACCGGAAGGTTTGAGAACCCGGAATTCTGGTTTAGCCATAAATTCTGTTCTCCCTGTTATGTGTCAGATGTGTCATAAGTGTTCCAAATTGATGGTTTTTGATACTTACCGCACAAACCCACCTTCTTGAAGTGAATTAAGCCCACTGAGTTGTGTTGAGTTGGCGATAGTTGTTGCCATCCCAAATGAACTTGAAGACTGCGGTTTTGCCAGCAACCGATGTGGTAAACGCTCCAATAGCAGCGCCAGAACTATTCAAGTATTTGCTACCGAAGGTAATAACCTTACCACCAGCACCACTGTCAGTGACCAAGAAAGTCAATTCTCTACCCTTTGGTGGGTTTTGGCTACCATGATCGTTAATTGTGACGTTTGCGTTAAGATCGACATGAACTTGGTCTTCACCACCATAGTCCCAAATCAATGTGCCAGCACTTGCGTTGTAATTTCTAACAAAACCACCAGATTGAACACCCTTATTGGTACCAACAACATATCGGGTCTTGTCGGGAATAGTTGCTGAAGAACCTGCAACGTTAACAGTTGGAATACCATCATTTGTAGCCAGAATGTTACGATCCCACAAGAATGCTGCGGTACTGTTGTATGCATTTGGCGCAAACACCCACGGAACTTGCGAAGCATTCGGAGACAAACTATCTGAACGGTTATCCGTCCATTTCATGACAACGCCATTTGTTGAACCCGATGAACGAACGTCAACAACACCGTTGACCATGAAAGATTCGGTTTGCGAGAAATGATGATTCTCAACAGTGAACATCGAAGGGCAAGTAGCATCGCCCGGCAAACCGAGTTCTGCCATTTTCCACAACAATTCTGTGTAACTGTTTGTAAAACGAATTGCAGAAGATGATGGGGCGTAAGCGCCAAGAACCATCTTGATACGCAAGAACCAGCAGCTATCAAACACCAAAATGTTGCCACTACCATTTTCACCGAAAGGTGGAACCCAACCTGTACCATAACCAGTACCACTATCAACAACAGCAACACCCAAAAATGCATAAAGTTTGGTTGTGCCAGTCAATGTTGCTGGGTTACTAAGCGTTGCAGAGTTTCCAGAATTGACCGTGATCGTTGTTCCGTTCGGAATACCATTACCAGCAACATATGCACCACTTGGAACATCATTGAATTGATTACCTGTTGTGGTGATTGTTGTTGAATTGTTTGTGATCGTGCATGTGAAATTACTGTTCAGCGATTGATCACCAAAATCACATGAGTGAAATTTGAAAATGTCACAATTGTATCCACGGTCAACACCAAACAGGAATCGTTGGAAGAAACATTTGTCGTATGTGGCACCGGTTGTGTCATCATGACGAACACAAGTGTTGAAATCAAAGAAACCAACTTGGGTCAATTGCGGGTCAGCAGTGATGTTTTTGTAGGTTGTCGAAACACCACCAAACTGAATTGCCGAAGTCATGAAGTTGCCGGTATTGAACCCGGGACCATGGAAGTTCATACCGAAAATGAATGGCGACTGCATTTGAACACCGTTTGCGGTACCGTAGTACCGCAACATGGGCTTGCCACTCACAACCATTCGGTGACGAGTTCTATACAGGCCAGCACCAACAAGTTTCGGAGGAATGATAACCGATGCAGGAAGAGGGTTCAAACCGGTTCTAACCGATTCAAATTGTGTGCGGTAACCATCAGTGATATCAACCGTGTCATTCCAGTAGTAATCACCTTCGATGAAACCGATACCCTTAGAGGTATTTGCGGCTTGTGCAATTGCGGCCTTGATTGCGGCAGTATCGGTATCACCTGATGTATCACCCGATGGCGGAACAAAAATCAAAGTTCCACAAACAACAACAACATCACCGTTGTCATCAGGTACCCTACCATTGGCAGAACGCATTGCGCCAAGGTCAAAGGTAAACTGTCGTTTTTCTTCTTCCGTGAAATTTGAAAGTTGACCTTGCGCATTCTTAATTTGCAACATATCTATTACCCTTAATCCTGTTCAATATCAGACCGTGATTTGTTTACTTACTATGTTATTGAGAAAGTTCTTCATAAACAACGTTACGAATTGTCACAACGTTTGCCGCCGATGGACTGACATAAAGACCAAGGTATTGGTCAGCAGTGTTTGTAATTGCAACGTTAGCAGTTGAGTTTGAAACCGTGACAGCAGCGTTAGTAAACCCTGCGGCACCGTTGTTGTAAACAATCACGCTGGCTGTTGCAGAAGTTGTAGATTGGAAGTAAATTGTTGCTTCAATAACAGCACCACCAACAGCGGCTGTACCGGCACCCAATGCAAGTGTCACAATCGCTGTGTCAGCGTTTGTGTTTGCTGTGCCTAAACGTAGAGTGATTGTGTTCGTGCTTGCAGTTGCCGCGTTTGTGCACATTGCGCGAATACGAATGGCGGAACCGGGTCGAATCGAGTTAGTACGAACAGGAACAGCAACACCGGCACGAACAGCGGTTGCAGCGGTGGCAAGCAACAAGTTTGGAGCTTGGCCGATTGGACGTTGCAAAATACCGTTGTTACCGTTCAGATACAAACTATCGTTTGCACCAAAAGTTGCATTGTTGATAAGAGGCGTGGTGTTACCTTGCAAGTCACAATCTGTGATACTCGATGAACCATATTGAAATGCGCCAGCGTTAATTCTGATACCAGTAACGTTACCGGGGAAGTTTTCGGTCGGACCAACGGTACATCTAACAATGTTAAATGATGTGACACCGTTTGAGTTGTATGGAGTGAGGTCAATACCAACAGTGAAACCTGAAATTCTACAACCGACAAAACTAACGCCACGGGCACCAGTAATAGAAATACCTGTAGTGGTAATACCCGTACCGAAAGCGTTGTAGAAGTCACATTCAAGAAAATCCAAGGCTTCCGGAATGTTTGTACCTGTGCCGGTACCTTCAACAGCCAGAGCAAACGAGTTTGTGACGTTACCATTGGTAATACCACAAGAAACAAATTTAACGCGACTGACAGCACCAGCACCCGTAAACTGAACACATTTTGAACCAGCTTGGTCAAAGAAACAGTTTGTAAAATACAGCGCGGAAACAACTTGACCAGCACCAGGGTTGACTCGCAGAGTATTAGCGCCACCAATGAAATCGCAACCGACAAATTGCACCGCACCAGATTGGTTAATTTCAACACAAACACCAGTACCAGTAGAACCCGGATTCTGGTTAATCGTACAGTTTGTTATCATGTTGTTGATGTTTGCACCGTTGATTCGCAAACCAGTGCCACCAGCAGAAGGCGAATTCCAAATACATTCGGAAATCGTGCCAACGTTGGCAGAACCGACGCCATCCAATGCAACACCAATGAAATAACCCTTGAACTCGCAGCGACGAATATCAAGATACGCATTATCACCAGCAGCGGGGTTAGTACCAATAAAAGCACCAGCGGTTTTTGTCACCGTTGAATTGAACCCCAATTCTTCAAAACTGTAATAATATGCACTGATCGAAATATAGAAAAGGTTTGCAGTTGCAGATGTGGTTCGCAAAATTGTGCGAGATTTACCATCACCAACAATACGAATCTGAACATTTCGGTTAAGAGTCAATTCACCGCTGAAATCGTATGTTCCGGCAGGAAAGTAAACAGTTGAATTGACGGGAACCGTGCTATAAAATGTGTTCCATGCAGTTGTATTTTGCGCGGCTGTATTTGCCGGTGAAATACCAACAGTGGTAACATCAATCCAATGCAGTTTTTGGAAAAAGCTAGAATAGTCTGCCTGTTGTGGCGTAATGTTGCCGACGCGACCGTTAAAAGAGAAAACACCACCAAGTGTGCTAAGAACACCGTTTTCATCTTTGGTTTTGGCTAAACCATCAGTGTCGAAAAAGAGCTTAACCTTACCAGCAGCAGCGTTAGAAACACCAGCGGCAGAACGTTTCAGAAGTTGGAACATTATTGTACCTCAGTCAAAATACCATCAATTTGAATCTCGAAATTGTCACCATCAATTTCTTCGGAAAATAGAACTTGCGTACCAGCAGCAACCACAAAATCGCTTGTCATAAAAGTTGGAACACCACCAGAAGATTGCCCACCAGTGTAATCAGTTCTCAAAAGATATTGTGGATGTGGATCGGGCGATAGAGTTTCGTTTGTATGTGGCGAAATACTCAAAACAATTCTTGGCGAAGTTCCGGGGAACGATCTAATCGCTACACCACTACCACCTTCAATCATCAAATTGTTTTGCCCGGCAAGAAAATCAACAGTTCCCGGTAAAATTGGTGTTGTGTTGTCACCGGGGTTGAAATATCTGGTACTGATAGATTGCAAACCAATCGAGGTAACAACAACGTCACCTTCAACCGGATCATTCGCGGTTACCTACGCGCCTGCAAATTTAATTGTTCCAAGCCGTGATGTGATCAGTGTTGATTCATCAAAAACAGAAATTGCTTTACCAATCTCATATTCTTCAGTAGAATTCTTACCGTACAGCCGACCATCAGGCTTTGCCTGAATCTTTTGAAACCCTGATGGTGGGCTAGATGTATCAGTAGTTTCCGCAAATAGCGGAGGACTGAAAAAGGTATCCGCCATGGATTAGAACCCGGTTGCGAAGATTTTCACACCGGTCAACGCGACCGCAGAAGTTACCGTAAAACTGTTTGTGTCAACAGAGTCAATATCAAAAGAAACTTCTGAGCCGTTTGACGTTGCGGTTCTAACGACAAATGCATCACGATTTGACAATCCCATATTATGAGAAACCGTGAATGGCGTCAGTGCAGCAAGATCAACCGTTGCGAAATATGTCTTAGCCAGCTTGCGGGCATTGACAAATGCTGATAGGGTTGTAGCGGTCACAACACCGTTACCGGTACCATTGTTCACATCACCTTGGGTAGCAAGCGTAACGTTACCGGCAACGGTTTCGGTTGCGGCAATGTCGTTACCCTCAACAATGTCCCATGTGTTTGAGCCACGATAAATCAGAATGTCACCAACTTCAATGTTGGCCGATGGTGAGAACGATTGACCCGCCCAAGTCAAAGTGCCGGGTGTACCGGTGAAGACGTATGTGCTACCAACATCAAAGCCCGCTGGCGCGGTTGTAAGGCTTGTGACGGTACCCTTATAGGTCATGGCACCTTGTACCTTAGTCGGAATGAATGTGGTACCGTTCCAAACGTAAATTTGGTCTTCATCGGTATCGTAAACAATCAAACCTTCATTGGTTGCACCAAGCGTTGCAGCCTAAGAATTTCTCTGAGTTGTTGTTACGTTATGCAGTCTCGCATTAACGATTTGACTAACTTTCTCGAAGTTCAAGTCTACATAAGTTGAACGTTCTGCCATTTTGAATTACCTCAATATCCGTTGATTGTGAGTTTGACCCCTGTGAGGTCAACGTTAGATTCTATGATGAAGTTTTTGGTTACCGGGTCATAAAACCAGTACACATCAACCTTTCTATTGGATCGAACAAAAGTTGCTTCGACAACAGAAGTTTGAAAACTATGAGATTCGACAGGAATAGTTACATTGGTTCCACTCAAATCAGTCTCATATTTACGAATCTGATTTCCCGATGTTCCACCAGTTGCAGTAACTTCTCTGAAAACAAATGCACCCGACATTCCATCATAGCTTAGAACGTAATCCGGTGAAAGTGTCGAAAAGTCAATATCGTACAAATCTCTAAGGGTTGCGGCACCGCCGCCACCACCTCCAAATGAGATTTGATTTGTGGTTTCCTGAACTGCCTTTCGCAGTCCTTCAATTTCTTGTTTTAGACCGTTGTAAAGATTGAGAAACTTCTTTTCTTGTTGGTCTTTGATGTTTGAAAGATCACTATTGGTTTTCTTCTCAAACTGTTCGATTCTGGAATACTTCTCTTCAAGTTCTACGGCACGTTCAACAATGTCGTCAAGTTGGGTCGAAACCTCTTTGAGTTTTTCTTTTGGAGTCTTCTCTTTCTTTCCTTCAGCAACAATGCGAAACATTTCAGTAAGTGCGTCCTCACTGTTTTGCAAACGTTGCTTTTTTGCTTGAACACCTTTTTCAAGCAGTTTTGAAAGTTCTGAGAGTTTGTTTTCCATAGCAATAGATCATTAGATGACTTCTATTTAGTATCACTCAAGATATACAGGCGAAGCCTCTCATTCACAAAGCATACGCAGTATGCGACTGAATGAGCAGAAGTAGGTTTGAAACCTTTACAGTATCGCCATCAAACATGGTCTTTCACAAGACACACTTTCGGTCGATAACCACATCTGTAACGTTCTCAACCTTTACATAGTTTTGAACCGTTTGGAAATTCGTTCAAAACTATGTTATAACAATTTTCTTAACAACGTTCTATAGAACGTTTGGTCTTGCGAAAGTACGTTGTACTTTCTGGCAAGACAGCGATGCAAGGCATCGCTTGTTATATGGTACTATTGTTTAGTGCTGGTAAACAATCACTTTTATTGTACCACACTTTTTGACACTTCTCACTACTGATTTACCCTAAGTTCTAAGGGTTTTCCCTAACATAGTTGCATAAAAACAACACTAGATTGTCGCAAATCATACAGTTTGATGGGGTGTTGACTAAAACCAACAATTTTTGATGTTAGACTGATAGATTTGTTGTTTTTGTGTTACACTAGAGTCATGTAAACGATTTTGGAGTTGTAATATGGGCATGTATGTTGATAAGCAAAAGTTGGTTGAAAGTCTGAGGGCTTACCGTGCGGAGTGTCTGACCAAGGAAAGTTTTGCGGATTTCCCTACGATGCCCAATGACATTGGCAAGGCCATCATTGACATTTGCGAGAACCTAGCTTCCCGTCACAACTTCAACGGTTATTCATTCCGTGATGACATGGTGGGGGAAGCGATTTAGAAGTGTTTCAGTGTCGCCCACAAGTTCGATCCCGAAAAGTCTCCTAATCCATTTGGCTACTTCACAACAACCGCATGGCGCGAATATGTTGACTTCATCAAAAAGGAAGAAAATGAAGAGTTCGGTAAGATGGAACTGATTTATGCAAGTGGCAATTCGTTGAATATCGAAGGTGATACAGATGTTGTTGACGAAATTAACGAAGCCATCAAAATCAATGAAGTGCTTTCGGACAAATACACCAGACTCAAGAATAAGCGCGACAGTAAGAAGAAAAACAAGTCGAAAGTAAATAGCAGTCTCGAAGACTTCTATGAAAGTGATGATGAAAGTAGCCAGAGTTAATGTTGACAATGTGAATGGTGGCGTCATCATCGGACCCGGGGCAAGCACTGTGTTTGTCAACGGTTCCAAAGTTTCCACACTTGGTGACAAGGTTGATGACCACCCAAATCATGAGCAACCACTGAATATTGTAGAAGCATCTCCAAACGTGTTTGCTGAAGGCATTCGGGTCGTTCGTCAAGGTGATGCGGTCAATTGCGGTCACACAGTTTCAACAGGTTCTAACAACGTTTTCGCTAACTGAGGCAAGTCATGAATTACGCTTTCAACAACAGGTTCCAAGTTCAATTTTCGGCATAGCCTGAAGTTGCGTTCACTCTGACCGAGTTCACAACTCCGGGTCTGAACCTCAACAGTGCCGAAGTGCAGATTCCAAATTTCAATGTTTCGCTTCCGGGTGAAGTCGTTGATCCCGATGGTTTCTCCATGACTTTCATGGTTGATGAATCGTATGAGAATTACAAAGCTGTGTATCGGTGGATTAAAGACTTCCAGAGTGGGAATGATCGTTACAGTGATGTTAGAATTTTTGGTATCGACTCAAGTGGCAAGAAAATTGCTTTTGTACTGAATGCTCAAGACTGCATCCCTCAAGCGTTGTCCGGAATAAATTTCAACACCCAAAGTCAAAGTGACCCAATCACTGCTACAATCACTGTTCGGAGTAACAACGTAGTGATTGCATAATGGAACTTGTTAAACATGACGAATTGATGGCAGAATGGGAGACTGATTGCGCAATGGATCAGACTGACGTTTTGGGTGAACTTTACCGTTGCCCAATTCTTCACTCCAAGTACATCAAAATCCTTCAAAACTACAGGCTCAAGCAACGTGAGTATGTTGTGAAATACTCTGAACTGAAGGTTGCACTGACCAAGTATTACAGTGGTGAGATGAACACCGATGAACTGCGCTTGCGCGGGTGGGATCAGTACAGATTCAACAAACCTCTGAAGACTCAGATGGAAGAAAAGATTTCTGCCCATCCAGAAGTCGTGAAGATCGAGAATCGGGTGCAATACTTGGAAACGCTTATCAAAAGTTGCGAATCCATCATCAAGGAAATCAACAATCGAACATATCTTTTGCGGTCTGTGATTGACTGGCAAAAGTTCCAACAAGGTGTGAACTGATGGCAGTTATTCAAAAACGCTCAGAGGCTGTTTACCGAGTCAAGGGCGCAGATTCTTTGGTCATTTCAAAGTTGAAGGAAAAGTTTTGTTTCTTCGCTGATGGTTACAAATATCATCCACGATTCAAGGCTAAGGTTTGGGATGGTACCATCTCATGTGTTGATGCATACGGAAACTTTGGTTCTGGTCTGTTGACCAACATCGAAGAAGCCTTGCAACAACTTGGTGTTCAATACACATTCGATGGTTTTGGTGAAAACCTTGCAGTCACCACACGAAAAGAAGTTGTGCAGTTGTGTAAAGACTTCAAAATCATGCGTGAGGGTGTTCCCATCGAGGTTTATGACTACCAGATTGACGCGATTGTTGACGGTATCAACAGTCAGAAAGTCTTGTTCCATTCTCCAACATCATCGGGCAAGTCACTGATCATCTATACCATCATTCGGCATCTACTTAATGTCACTGATGCAAAAATTCTTTTGGTCGTGCCAACTGTTGCGCTTGTGACACAGATGGAAACTGACTTCATTGAATACAGCCGAAACAATGGGTTTGATGTTTCTGCAAACCTTCACAAGATTACTGCCGGTCAAGACAAGAACACCACCAAGCGAATCATTGTTTCTACCTATCAATCGATCAGTAAAGAAGACAGTGACTATTTTTCGCAATATGGTGCATAGATGTTGGATGAAGCACACAAAGCGTCCAGCAAGTCTATTCAATCAATCGCTAACAATTGTCACAATGCTGCATGGCGTCTTGGTTTCACCGGTTCACTCAAGGAAACCAAGTGTAACGAAATGGTGATTCGGGCAATCACAGGTTACATCCACAAGACAACCACAACGCGAGAACTGATTGACAGTGGTAAGGCAACCGCCATCACTATCAAATGCATTGTTGTCAAGCATGACCCTGAAATTGTTAAGGGTTTGGTCAATGTCAGTGGTAAGAAGAAAAAGTTCGAGTACGAAACCGAGATTGACTACATTGTTACAAACCGAAACCGCAATAACATGATTTGTGGTATGGCAAATGCGCTGAGTGGTTGCACTTTGATTTTAACTCGATTCAAAGAAAAGCAGTCTGATTACATTTATGAGCGACTGTGTAAAATTTCTAAGAAGCCTGTTTACCTTGTCACTGGCGATAACACAAGTGAAGAAAAGGAAAGTATTCGCAAGATTGCCAACAACGAAGACTGCATCATTGTGAGCAACTACCAAACCCTTTCAACCGGTTTGTCCATCCCCAATTTGCAGAATTTGATCTTTGCCCATCCGATGAAGTCTGGTAACACCATCATTCAATCGATTGGTCGTCTTTTGAGACTCAAGGTCGGTAAGAACATGACAAACCTGTATGACATTGCTGATGATATGTCAGTGAAAATTGGGAAATCCGTTGTCGTCAATTTTGGTATGGATCACTTTGGTAAACGTGTCACGTTATACGCCGAAGAACAACATGATTTCACCACGAAACTGATCAACCTTCCTGTGCTACAATGAGTTCAAACAACTTGTAAAGGCCAATATGGAAAATGTTATCATGATCGTTCACACAACACAAGGTCAAACTTACATCGGTGAGTTTGATGAAACTGATGACAGTGTTGTAACTCTTTTGAAACCTTGCGTTCTCAATCAAAAGATTGTTGTTGGTGAAAATGGTGTGCCTATGGTGACGATTACGCCTGTTCCGTTTGGGTTTGCCGCCGCAAGCGAAACCCCTACCCTTCGAATTCCACTGTTTGATGTGACGATGCAGGAAGTTGCGAGTTTGTATTACACACAGTTCTACAAAAACATTTACAGTGGACTCAAGAAAATTCATGATTCCTCCGTCGAGGATAGTCTTCAAGAAATGATGATTACCGAAGACGATGATGAACCAACGCCACCAAAGGTTGACATTTCGGGTCTTCAATAATGGCCCGTGAACACGAATATGTTGAAAGGGTTGGTCAGACCCTTGAGCAGTTCAAATATCTAAGCAGGAAGCCGATAAAGGCTGTTGCTAGATGCCCCTTTTGCGGCGACTCGAAGAAGAACAAGTACAAGAAACGTTTTGGGTTCTTCGAGCGCGGGGATACTGTTTTTGCGGGTTGCTTCAACTGCAATTATTGTCAACCGTTCAAGATGTTTTTGCGCGAATATGATCAAACCATGTTCCGTGAATACAACATGGACAATTTTGCCCAAAACAATGGCGCGTTCAAAAAGAAGACTACCATTGTTACGGACTTTGCCGCACCTAAACCCAAAGAGGTTGACTACCTTGTTGGATTGGTCAAAGTTGAAACACTTCCCAAAGACCACATGGTAAACCAGTACATCAAAGAGAGAAAGTTGACTGGCTGGCCGTTCTACTATGCGGAAAATTTTGTTGAGTATGCTTCTAAGGTTGACCCTGTTAAGTGGAATCTTGATAGTGATCTTCCTGACCATCCGAGACTTGTCATTCCATACTTTGATGACAAGAATACCCCTATTGGCATCATCGCTCGAACACTGACTGGTGTTGATCCAAAGTACATCAAGATTTTGGATGCTGATAGAGTCAAAAACTTTCCGTTCAAGTTCAACACGGTTGACACCTCGGATGTTACAATTGTGGTTGAGGGTCAGTTGGATGCGTTGTGCCTTGACAACACGTTTGCCGCTGGGAATGCTGCACTGCACTCAATCGCAACTCAGATGAATTTGGACAAGTCGAAAACCATTTTGGTTTACGATAACGAACCATACAATCATGAGGTTTGTAAGAATATCGAGACAGGTATTAGACAAGGTTGGAGTATCTGTTTATTTCCAAGCAAAGTGTCGAAAGATATTGCTAAAATGGTTGAGTTGGGAGTAAGTAAAACCCGCCTCAGAAAGTATATTCTTGAAAATAAAGTGAGTGGTTTGGAGGCTATGGTTCAATATGGAAAATGGCGTAAAGGATTGAAATGAAAGTACGGGCATACGAAGATCGAAGAGGTAAAATTGTTGAGGCGTTTCCTCAGTACAGTCAACATTTTACAAACAAGCAACTTGCGGGCACTTGGTAGCCCGAAGAAGTGAAGTTGCACAAGGATAAGCAAAACATCATGGTGGAAATGCCGGAATCTTCCCGTCATGGCATTTTGTACACCCTGAAGCTGTTCACCAAGTACGAAATGTTTGCCGGTGAAGAGTATTGGTCAAATCGTTTCATCAAGATCATGAAGGGTCCAGAGTTTACCCGCATGGGTACAACCTTTGCAGCGTTCGAGTTGGCGATTCATAAGCCTTTCTATCAGAAGATCAATGAGATTTTCGGTCTTGATACTGATGAATTTTATGAGGAATATGCAAATGATCCTGTTCTCAAGGCCAGAATGGATTTCATTGATTCGATTGTCAACCACGAAAATGATTAGGTTTCGCTTGGCGCGTTCTCGATGGTTGAGGGTGCCATTCTCTATTCGAGTTTTGCTTATCTCAAGCACTTTCAAGCTAACGGTAAGTCGGATGCGAAGAACGTTGTTGCGGGCGTGAACTTCAGTTTGGTTGACGAAAACATTCATAGTTTGGCTGGTGCAACCGGCTACCGTCATTTGATGAATGATTGTATCGAAGATGGCATTCTTGAGCAACGTTACGGTAAGCGCGAAGATATCGAACGGGCGTTGTACGCTGTTGCCGAAACGATCTATGAACACGAAGCCTACATTGCTGATAGAATCTTCGATAAGGGTCCGATCAAGGGCATCACCGCAACTCAACTGAAGAACTTTGTTAAGTCTCGCTTGAATGAGTGTCTGCACAATTTGGGTCTGAAGAGTTTGTTTGTCGTTACCTACAACCCTATCCGGGAATGGTTCTATGATGACATTAACTCTTACAACGTGATTGACTTTTTCAACGCTACCGGTTCGCAATATACCCGTAAGTGGATTGAAGACGATTTTGATTATCTTGAAGCCGATGAAGAATTGGAGTAATGAATAATGAGTGACAAAACTGAATATGAACTGCTTTCAGAAGAACGAAAGCAGATGCAAGCTGATGCAACAATGCCAGAATGGTGGAACACTGCCGGTTGGCAATAGTTCAAAAAGAAGTATCTGAATGGCGTTACAAACGTTAAGGATCAGTACAAGCGAATTTCAAAGACTGCTGCAAGGCATCTCCCCGAACAATATCGCGAAGAGGCATACGAAAACTTTTTCAATTTCTTTTGGGAAGGCATCTTCAGTGGTTCCACCCCTGTTCTGAGTAATACCGGTACAACAAATGGGTATCCGATTTCTTGTATGGGTGCTGTGCCACCCGATAGCATTGATGGCATCTACAGTACCAAGCATCTTTTGGCAATGCACACGAAGAAGGGTTTCGGCACTTCCGTTGACCTGAGTGGAATCCGTTGTCGTGGCACCCCCATTTCAATTGGTGGTAAGGCGGAAGGTGTGATGCCAATCATTGCTGGCATTATTCATGACATGACATATGTTTCGCAAGGTAACGCCCGTCGAGGTTCATGCGCGTTTTATCTTGATGTTGAACATGGCGACTTTGATGAAGTTTGGACATTCCTGAACGAAACCCCCGATGATTTCAACATGGGCTGGATTTTCAAACAAACGTTCATCGACAAGCTGAATTCCCGTGACAAGGAAGCGAATCGTCGTTTCAAGAAAATCATGAAACTGCGCATGACCTACGGTAAGGGTTACATTTTCTTTATTGACAAGGCTAATGCACTTGCACCAGAAGCTATTAAGCGTTCGGGTTATCCAATCCGCGCAAGTAACCTCTGTATCGAAGTGTGTCTGCCATCGGACCCCGAAGAATACAACTTTGTTTGCGTTCTGTCGTCTATCAATCTGATCCATTGGGACAAGATCAAGACGAACAAGGCTGTTTTCTGGATGACCGTTTTCTTGGATTGCATTAACCAAGAATTCATTGAACTTGCCCGTGGCGTGCCCGGTTTTGAAAAGTCTGTCAAGTTTGCCGAAGATTTCCGTGCATTGGGTCTTGGCAAGATGGGTCTTCATTCGCTGTTCATGAGTAAGATGATTCCGTTTGAATCGCTTGAAGCCCACATTCTGAACCTTGAGATTGCAAAGCATTTTGATGAAGAATCTATGCAAGCAACGAAGTGGCTGGCAAGCATTTTGGGTGAACCTAAGCACTGTAAGGGTCTTGGTATTCGTAACGCGACACGTTTGATGAATCCGCCAACAAAGTCAACCGCCGAAATCATGGGTGGTGTGTCTGAAGGTATCAACCCCGATACCGCTATGGTTTTCACCAAGACTACTCCCGCTGGATTGGTTCATCGCGTTAATCCATATCTGTTGGCGATCATGAAAGAACGTGGTAAGCACAAACCAGAGATTCTTAAGAAGATTGGTGCAAACCGTGGTTCGGTTCAAGATGTTGATTGGCTGTCTGACCATGAAAAGAAGGTTTTCAAGACTGCGTTTGAGATGGATATGGGCGCACATCTTCGGTTGGCATCGGCGCGTCAACGCTATGAAGATCAGGGTCAGAGTTTGAACCTGTACATCCCTAGTAATGCAAATCCACGGGATATTGTTAAGCTGCACCGCCAAGCGATTAACGATCCATACTGTAAGGGTTTGTACTACATCTACTCAACACGAGATGGTGACGCTGCACAAGAATCAAGCGAACCAAAAATTTGTGAGGCTTGTCAGTAACAAGTTCAAATGGGTGCTAAAATGGGCACCCATTTTTCTTTCTAGGAGACACCATGCTTAATGCGATTCAACCGATCTACACCCACAAGTTAAATGACCGTGCTGAAATGGTTCCTTACCCGATTCCACAAGAAGTTCAACAAAACAAGGTTGCAAGACCTATCAACATTTCACAAAAGTGTGTTGAAGTTGCTGGTAAGGAAGTTGCACTCGAAACTTATTACGATATCGTCATTCCCGGATATCAGTATGAACGAGATAATGAAACCAATGATATTTCGGTGACAGTGACCGATTCTGAGATTATCGTGAAGGTTTCCGGGTCAACAGACTTCGACAAAGATGAAGTGTCGTATTACAAGACTGTTCAACGTCAGTGGGAAATGATTGATGAAACTATCCGCATCCCAATTTTCGGCAACCACAATCGGTTGAACTTTTGGCGATACTATTCGGGTGTTCTGACCGTTGTGCTTTTTTAATAATTTGGGTAAGTAACCCATACTTTATCACCCACAAATTGAGGTTCAGAAATAATGAAACGTTTGTATGAAAACACCTTTTACACCAATGCCCAAGAAAAGGATGCATTGGTTGCCGACAAGCAACAATAGTCTGATGCACTGATTATCAACATTTTTGGCATTCTTGGTCTGTATGCCATTGGTGATACTCAAGGTGGTCACGCTGTTAAGAACTATTTCATCAATGACAAGTCGATTCGGTTTGACAACATTGGTGACGCAAACAATGACATTTCACTGTCGGTGAAGCTGGCTGTTGAAGGTGGTGTTATGAGTCGGGTTCTGGCCGACAAGTTCACGCTTCTGTTCGCCAAGATCAAGCAAGGCAACTTGTCGTCAAGTCAAATTGATGAAACTATTTTGCGCGGTCTTGCAAAGGAAATGTTGCGTGATCCGGATTTCAAACCATCGACGATTCTGAAGAATCAGTTCACCAAGTGGCGCACCGGCACATACAGCATTCAACAAGTTGGTGTTCTTGTTTGGCAAGACATTCAAGGCTACTCTAAGGCTCGTCAAAAGGTTGCTGCTGAATTTAAGCGGCTTGCAACTCACTATGTTGGCTCAAACGGTTTCGATTCGTATGACCCTAAGATTGTTGGTGAACTTGGTCCCAAGGGTACACCTAAAGCTGGTGTGACTCCGCCCGCGCCTGCGCCGGTTGCAACCCCTGCGCCCACGCCAGCACCGGCACCTGTTGTGGCACCCACACCAGTTCCAGCACCGGCACCTGTTGTGGCACCCACACCAGTTCCAGCACCGGTTGTGACCCCGCCCCGTCCAATTGTTCAACCTGTTGCCACTGTTGTGCCTACAGCACCCGTTGTTCAGCCCGTGGTTCGTCCAATTGTTCAACCATTGGTTACGCCCGTTTCGCAATTCTCGCAACCGTTTGTGTCTCGCGTTGCAACGCCTGCACCTACTCCCGCGCCTGTTGCTGCACCGGTTGTGGCACCTGTTGCACCTGTTGTGGCACCGGTTGTGGCACCGGTTGCAACTCCCTCACCGGCACCGGTTGCTACAGCACCGGCAAAACGCGGTCGTGCACCAAAGGGTAGTAAGACTTTGGCCGCGCCATCATCGTTTACGCCATTGCAAATGAAGAACATGTTTGTCAACTTGATCAATGGTGAATTTGATAAGGTTGCCAAGCGTGTTGATGTTACAGAGTTTTTGGAATACATCAACGCTAATGATGACATGTACAAATACTCTTACAAAATCAATGATGCCATCGCAAACGCCGATAAGGATAATGCCAAGAAGTTTTTTGATGCATATTTCAAGGCAACAAAATATGAGTACAACATTTCAACAGAACGAAACTCAAAGGGGGTCAACAAGTATTTCTATCGTTCGTCATACTATTACAGTTCGAAGAGTGCATATGATTATGCATTCCATGCTTTTGAACAATATCCGAAAAACACCGTCAGATTTGTTGTGGATGAATCCGATTCCGGCGCACGGTTTGATTCTTTCATGAAGGGTTTGGTGAATTCTGGTTTCTACAAAAAGGCAACCGGTAATGAATTCTTTTGGTTGATGCTGGCTCAGTATATTTTCAACGCTCCATCAAGTGTTGACTTTGGTACAATCAATTCCGCCCAACGTTGGATGTTGGTCAACTTCTCTGAGATTTTCCCGGGTTCTACGCTGACGAACACGGGTAAGGACGATTTTTCGAATTACAGCTACTATTCTATGCGCAGCGGCGAGTTGGAATTCAAACCCCATCTTAGTGGTGGTAGCGTGTGCGCGTTCAGAGCTTGTAAGCAGTTCTTCCCCGTTGGTGTGATAGGCGATGACAAATTTACATTCGAGAAAACCCCCGATGTTATTTTGGCACTTGCCATGGACACATATGATCAGTATGTGGTTTCTGATGATGCTGAATATGATGCACTCATGGAAGCACTGAAGAATTTTGATAGCACGGAATACTTGGGTCACTACAAACTTGTTCCAATTTCTTTCAAACTGGAAAAATACAAAAGTGGTTCACTGAACGAGATTTTTGCAAAATATGAAAAGGATGCAAATTCGTTCAATCTTGATGACGCATCAAAGTATAAAACATTTTTGCAACAGTTTGATAGTTATTCGAGGTACTATGACACCTCATGCATTCCGCCAAACCTTGCCAATCTTGTTAGACTGATTGCTGATATTCACCCTGCCGACAAATTTTCTGATACTCATTTCCAAGCAATCGCTCAAATCATTGAATACCGTAAAACTAACGAAAAATTCGTTGACTGGTGTATTTCGGCGTTCTACAACAAAAACTATGGCAACTTCGCGCTGTACTTCCATGATTCGGTTGTCAACATTCACACAAACGTTGCGCATAAAATCTTGGAAACTGAAACCTGTACTTCCATGATTCGCCATGCCGAAGTGCACGATTCGTTCGATTTGTTGAACGCCTCATTGGATCATTACGTTGATGTTCATCCTGCACTGTTTGACAAACTTCTCGATGGTTATAGAACGAACGTTCATGAAATTTTCATCGGTTCTTTGTTCCGTGTCGCCAGCAAAATTTCAAAGAAGTTTAGAGAATTCATTCTTGAAAACTACGCTGATCAAATCAATCAGTCATTCTCAGGTATTTTGCTCAATAGTGCCGGTAGTATGGCCGATGCCGAACGAATTGTGAATCTTTGGAAAGATGCCCAATTGAATTACGGTACCGAACCAAACATCAAAAACGTTCCATCACTGTCTATCATGGACTCTGATGTTGCGACAAAGTTGGCTCAACTTTTCCCCGAACTCTACAATATCGCGATGAACTCATTGTCGGTCGGTCAAAAGATTTTCTCCCCGACTGGTTCACAAGCTGTTGATATCACGGAATTTGCAAGTCTTATCAGTGATCAAAAAACTATCGAATTGGCGTTCCGTCAATATGACAAGTCTCGAAACCTGAAGAAAGAGAAAGTTATCGAAAGTGCTTACAGATTCTTTGCTGCGCGAAATGATGAACCTGGGTTTACTGAAGCGATGAAGTCGCTTCCACCAGAAGCTAAGAAGAAGGTCATTTACTTTGCCGCTGGTGAACGTGTTGCAAAGTCTTACAATGAAGGTAGCCCGATTGTTCCTAATGAACCACTGGAAGCCGGTCTTATTCATAAGTTGATGTGGGTTAATGAAGTTGACACAGATTCGATCATGGAAGGTGTTGATCCCGATACCATCGATTTTGATAATTTCACGCCTTACGTTAAACCTCAGATGATTACTCCAGCAAACCCATCGCTGAAGGATAGGATCGAAGCCACAAAATATCTTGCTGATCGTTCAAATGGTAAGCATGGTGACTTTGCGATGATTGTTGAAGACATTTTTGAATCGAAAATCAGTGATGAAAAGATGATTGCCGCAATGTTGAAAATTTGGGCCGACAACAATGTTCAGTACAAATTGCGAACTGATGTTTTCCATGGTTGCGGTTCTCGCGCTGCAACTTTCATCACTCGATACGGTTTCAAACTTTTGAAGAGTGGCGGGCCGATTAAGGTTGCTGGTAAAATGTTGGAATGTAAGAATCTCAGATTCGGACGATTTGATGACACTAAGCCAGCGGTTGAAATCAGTGCTATAAATGATCCTTTCCCAAGCCTTGATGACGCCTACAAAAAGGGTTATTATCTTGCTAACTATAAGGTCAATGATGTAAAAGTTAAGGCACAGGAAGGTACAGCGAAAGTCAACGGCATTTACTACACCCAAACTGCCGACAAGTCACAACAGTACATTTCGGATCATGGTTACGCGCGAACATATGACGAAATTGGTTATTTGTTCCAACTTGAAGTTTATGAGCCAACTTCCAATAGTGAAATTGGTAAGACTTGGTGGTATGGTGGTAACACTGGTTTGCCAAATGGTTATCCGAGTCGTTTGGTTTCGCCCGAATACGCGGTGAACGCGCCACAGATGATGATTCGGATTGTGAAGGTTTTCAAGGTTCGTACAACGTCAACTAAGAAACTGCGTGAATGGTTGCAAACAAGCATCGACTCGCTTACCGAATCGGTTCAAATTGACGAGTCCACCATGAAGTATCAAACTCCTAAACATGTGATCGAATTCATTTTCACTGATGGTATGATTCCAACAAATGATGGTGTTATTGACTATCGTGAATATGAAGACGGCATGTTTAAGAACCCTGATGTTGAAGTGTATAGAACGAGTCGCGGCCCTGTTGTCAGAATTGAGAATGACTCAACATCGTTCAACATCATGACTCATGGCGAAGATTTGATGATCAAGAAGGGTCAAGGCTACAAGGAATACGCGAACTACGTCTTCGGTAGGCAGTACAAGAAAAACAATTGATGTTGTAAAAAGACAACAATGACCACACCACTAAAATGGTGTTGACAAGATGGCCCTTCGGGGCCATAATTCATTCCATCGCAACACTTCACATCGAGACAAATCATGACAAAGAACAACGCCATCAAACTTGGCGCAACTATCATGAATGCTTCGGTTCGAACCATGGGTTCACCAGACTACCGTTCTCAAATCATTCGCAACACCTGTTACACGGCACTCTGTGATGTTTGGGCCATTGTGTTTGACTCCAAGACCAAGGAAATGTTTGATTGGTCGTTTTCTGCTTACCATGAACAATGTGTTCGTGCAGCAAGTAAGGGTCTGTGATCATGAACTACATCGCCAAAAAGTACATTCAACCCACCCGTGGTGGTGTTCGTTTCGAAACGATTCGTAACGATTGTGTCATCCGTGCCATGGCAAACGCCACGGGTATTGACTATATGGCAATCGAACGTTTTGCGATTGAAAAATGTGATTACAAAAGAAACGGTACCGGTATGCATTTGCCCGGCATCGTGAGAATTTCCGAATGGTGTGGTATGAAACTGACACACATTGTTGGTACAACCAATGCCGCAAACAGTTTCAAGCATCTGACAATGTACAAGCGTGACGAAATCGAGTACATCGCCGGGCGAACGATTGAAAATGTTTTGCCGATGTTGAAGAATGGACGTTACGCTGTTCACATTCGTGTTCACATCTTCGCTGTGATTGATGGAAACATCATTGACACTGGCTACATGAGTAAGAATCAGCGGGTTACCGCAATTTTCAAATTTTGAAGAAATGTGTTGACAGTGTTCAAAGATGTTGCTACACTGTCTTCACCTTAACAAGTTTTCAAAGAGTTTCATCATGACCAAGATTTCCAAGACCAAGCAACTTGAACAACAAGTCAAGCAGTTGGAACAAAAGTTGCTTGAAGCCAAGTCTCAACAGGCCAGTGTTTACCACACTGCCGCTAGGGATTTGAAGAAAGCGAGTGTTGATCACATGATGGCGTCGGGAGTGATCATCACTATCACAAAAATCGGTGGTGAAAAGATTTGCGAACCGTTCATGATTCGCGATGGACTGTCTCATGAAACCATTTCCGCAATGACTGACGATATGATTCGCAGTTATGACCTCGCAACCATGTTCAAACCAAAGGCATGATATGAAAAATTTCGATACCGACCAAAAGACTGTTACCGTGTCGATGGATCAGTTTCAAGCAATGGCGCTTTTCTCTATGGCTGGATACACCATGATGTGTGTCAAGTACACTGGCGGAACCGGTAAAATTCAGGAAATGATGGATGACTATGAATCCATTTTCGGTTCTGAAGGAATGACCGAGGAATCGCGGACAAAGTTCGTGGAAACTCTTCGCGATCAACTCAAAGAACTGAAACAAAAGCCATAAATTTTTTGAGGGTATTGTTGACAAAGTTTTTGACTTCGCTCACAATACAGTCATTGAAACAAGCACTGGACTGAAAAATGACTTCCGCCCAAACAACCGAATTCAACTCTATCAAGCGTGATGCGGTTTATGCCGAATTCTACGTTTGCACCAAGTGGGATCAACGGCTGGAATTTGTTTTGCTGCAAGCCGAAGAAAACAATCCACGGTTCAAGATGTACAGTAGTGGGAAGTATCCGGTCACTTATTCGGAAATTCTCAAGGATATGCTTGATGTCGAATTCCTTAATGACAAGTTTTCGCGTGTTCATGATTACAATGTTTATGGCGAAGTCTATTTCAAGGTTCGCGCCGAAAACTACACCGAACTTGACGCTGTGCTGAAGCGTTGTGATAAGGTTGTCACAAAGTGGATCAACAAGTACCGCATCAATTCCATGAAGGATTGCTAAAAAGTTCTTGACAGTGTTCAAAGATGTTGATACACTGTCTTCACCTTAACAAGTTTTCAAAGAGTTTTAACATGCCTAACATCAACATCCCCGATTCGGTCGCCAAAGAAATCTTGGCAATTTATAGCAACCGTAAGGTTTCAGAACTGAACATCGAAACTTTGGATTTCTATCGAGAACTGGTTACTTTGGTTGGTGAAGAAACCCCTTCACCCAAGGACAACGTTTTTGTTGAAACTGTGGTACAATCCAAGGTTGAATGGGTGAAGACATACCGTGCATTGACCGGCGCAAGCCTGAAGGAAGCGGTTGATGCCGCAAATTCTCAGGGTGAAGGACAATGGAATACTGTCAAGATTCCGGCATCTATCATCAAGAAAGACCCTAAGGCATACGGTTGCCCCGAACTTGACTCACCGTGCACTGTTTGGGCCTTTGGTGTGAAGATTGGACATGCTACTTACTATGTCGAATCACTGTGTGCAAATCTTCATACAGCACTCGAAAAAGTGTGATACACTACAAACATTGAATTTCGTAACCAGTAACTATCAACCGAGAAAGAAATGCAAAACAAGTTCGATACCAAGGCCGACAAGTCGCCCAAGCCCTCGTTCATCATTCGTCAACAAGACGAAAAGGAAGCAACCAAGCACAAGAAGCGCCCCGATCAAATTCTTGATGAATCGCTTGATGATGAAGATTTTGACATGCTTTCGGCATGGGATAGTGAATAACTGTGGTATAATTACATTCTGACAACATTTTTAGATAAGGACAAAAAAATGACCGAACAAGTTCAAGAAACCAGTGCACAAGAAAAGCTGTTCAACATCACCTTGGTGAGTTCGTACAATGGTCAAAGTATCTTGACCTGGGATTCAGCAACTGCTGAAGTTACCGGCAGGATCATCAAGGCATACGAAGTTGCAACTTCGGGTTCTGGCGAAGTTTTCGACTTTGGTAGTGGTGTTCTAGTTGGCGCAAAGGTTCTGCAAAACATGATTCTGGTCGTTAAGGAGTCTAAGGAATAAACGTTCTGACGAGCCGGTGAAATTCCGGCGAAACATGGTATAATCTGAGTGTGTTGGACGCCAACAAACAGATGTATCATGTAAACGTTGCCCCGGTGGTGAAATTGGTAGACGCACCGGATTCAAAATCCGGTTCCGAAAGGAGTGTCGGTTCGAGTCCGACCCGGGGCACCAACAAGTTTTAAGTTTTTAGACCTCCCGTGTCCCCGCATCGGTCTTCTAAGCCGACGACATTAAACCGCAGGATGGAAGTCGAGAGGTTCGATACCTCCACGGGAGTCCAAAAATGATTTTTAGAGAAGATGTTGGAACAGGTTACATGTATTGCTATAATCCGGAAAGCATTTATGCTAACGGTGCAGGTAAAGTCATGGAACATGTTTATGTAATGTGTTAGCATATTGGTAGACTGTTGCTACCAGACGAGTGTGTACATCATATTGATAGAAATAGGAAAAACAATCATATTAGCAATTTGATGTTAATGACAAACTCGGAACATGCAGCGTTACACCATAGAGAAGATAAGAACGTAATCAAAGAATATCGTGCATGTACAAAGTGCAAAGTTTCTTTCGAGGTAACTAACAAAAGTGAACAAAAGTATTGTTCACCAAAATGTGCGAGTGATGATAGAGTAAAGTTTCAAATAACAAAAGAAGAACTTTCTGATATAGTTTGGAAAATGCCAATGACAAAAATAGCAAGCATTTACAACGTGTCAGACGTAACCGTGAAAAAGTGGTGTCAACATTTTGATATTGAGGTTCCGAAAAGAGGTTACTTCTTAAAAAAGTGAAAAACAATTCCGAAGTAGCACAGCGGTAGTGCAGTTGACTGTTAATCAATTGGTCGTAGGTTCGATCCCTACCTTCGGAGCCAGTGACGTTCTAGGTGGTCCCTAGATAGTACAGACATGGTTGCAGTCTGTACGAAGAAATCGGGTTAGACTCCGGTAACAAAAATGTAGCTAATCTCGATGGAACACGAGTTAAAACGTTCCCTTAGATGGAGCCGAAAGGCGTCGAAGTTTTTGGGAAGTTCCGCAAATTCAATTTGATGGGGTGTTGGCAGAGTGGTTTAATGCACCGGTCTTGAAAACCGGCGAACGTTAATAGCGTTCCGTGAGTTCGAATCTCACACACCCCGCCAAGTTATGTGGTATAATGTGAAAAGTTTAGGACGCCCGTGAAGCATTAAGGTGATGCAATGGTTTTGTAAGCCATAGAATGCGGTTCGATACCGTGCATGGGCACCAAAATTTCTGGTACAATAGAGTTCGTGTGCCCCTGTGGTGAAATTGGTAGACACAGCGTTCTCTAAAAGCGCCGCCGAAAGGCGTGTCGGTTCGATTCCGACCGGGGGTACCAACAAGTTTTAAGTTTTGTCTTTCCGTAGCGCAGTCTGGTAGCGCATCTGCTTTGGGAGCAGAGGGTCGTAGGTTCGAATCCTACCGGGAAGACCACAAGAAAGGCCAGCAACGCTTAGTGCAACGTTTTCCCTTGTTGTAACGCGCAACATCGCTAAAAAATTGTGTGTAGGATGGGTTGATACACACAAGGCCATTTTAACCCCGTGATCGTCGTCATAGGCTTTTCTTCGCAGGAAGTATTGGTAAGACCCTTGGGGCAACTGGTTAAGGGACTAGTTGCCCCATTGCATTTCTGTGGTACAATAGTTCGTCATCAACATTTATGGAGTATTACATTGCGTAACTTTCATCCTAACAAGACTTCTGTAAACATCATTGCTCATTCGATTTCGCGTATTGGCGTTCCGCTGGTTACATACGAAGTCGAGTTCCCTCGCCCGATTTTGGCCGAATAGAACACGCACAAGATGGTTTCTAAGAATGGTTCGAGTTCTCGCGCAATTCCGCTTGCCAAGCAAATTGAAAACATTCGAAATGGCAATTACTTTGAACCTAACTTTTGGGGTATCAACAAGCCCGGCATGAGTGCCGATGATCAGTTTGAAGGTGAAGAACTTGAAGAAGTGAAAGCTATTTGGCGTGTGCTTGTTGGCAACTGTATCGACGCTGCCACCATTCTTGATCAGAAGAAGTTCCACAAGCAACTTGCCGGGCGATTCTTGGAACCCATCATGATGCAAAAGATGGTTCTGACCGCAACCGATTGGAAGAACTTTTTCTGGCTTCGCAATCATGATGCCGCGCAACCGGAATTTAACTATCTGGCGCACCTCATGGAAACCGCTTTGAACAATTCTGAACCGGTTCTGCTTGAGCCCGGTCAATGGCACCTTCCATATGTGAATCAACAATTCGTTGCAGGTAAGCAAGTTTTCTTTGATGAACGTGGTGACGTTATCGATTTGGAAACCGCGAAGAAGATTTCCATGTCATGTTGCGCACAGACTTCTTATCGAAAGCACGACACTTCTGTTGAAAAGGCTGATGACATTGCTCAGAAGCTGCACCTTGATCAACCGGTGCGCACTGAAGAACGTTCGCATAGCTCACCCGCTGAACACCAGGGCACCCCGATTCAGGATTTCACTGATGCTGGTGTGACCCACATCAAGCGAGATTCTAAGGGTCTGTTCTCGATTCCGTGTAGCGGTAACTTCCGGCGTTGGGTTCAACTTCGCCAACTGTTGCGTAATCACGACTACCCCGAAGAATAATTTCGAAGTCGCTTGACAAGATGGCCCTTCGGGGCCATAATTCATTCACCGATAAATTACCGATACAATGAAAGGTATCCAATGATTGAAATTCTTTACTATTTCCCCCTTGTCACCTCATGGTTGGTATTTCTTGGCGCGGCGGTTCTCACATACTTTCAACAGTTCAAGAATCCATGGCCCGTGATGTTTTTCGCCACGATGTTGATTCTTCTGGCAAACTATGATCCAATCGGTTTGATGTTTTCGTGTATCGTGTATTACATCCTGCACTATCAAGGCTACCGAGAGATTAAAACTAAGGGATGGCAAGACCATACCGCTTATTGGTGGCATTCTGCAAGTGCAATGTCTGCAACACTTTACGTTTTGCTCAAGTAAAAGAAAGGGGCCGTTTGGCCCCTTTCTCATTGAAGATTCTTAAGGTGTGCGCGCGTGACGCGACAAGTTACCCATCCGTTGTAGTATTCTTCCGGTTTCAAAAGACAATCATGGGTAAAGATTTCTCTGGTTTCGAGATAGCTCATTTCGGCCTTGCTACGGCAAAGGTGAATGATTTCTCTTTTGAAGATTTCGCGGCCAAACTTTTCAACATCGGCTGCAAGTTCTGGTGATGAACCGTAATAGGTCAACCAATCACTTTCAACAGTCTTGCGAACACTTTTCTTTTTCTTTTCGCCGGTTGTTTTGAGTTTCACAACTCTCTGAACCTTCCGAACACCTGTCAGAATCTTCTTACCGATATATTTCCTACCGGTTTCAATGTTTGTGATCATGTAGATGAAACCGATGGTACCTTCCTCGAAATCTTCGAGTGATGCCATTTCTTTATCGTTGAAAATCCATGTCATATCATGTTCCTAAATAACGTGATACCTATTTAGGAACAACCAAGAATGAGCAAAATCCTAGCTTACCCAAATGAATAGAACAGCCTGTCAAATACTGAAGGTGTTCCATACACGAGAATTTTGATTCTCGATACAAAGTCAAATTCTTTCTTGGGAGAATCCAAGCGATTGACCACTGTTGCAAGCGATGGTTCATAGGTCAAGGACAAATCTATTGATCCCGATGTTACCGCGCCTGATGCGAAGTCAAAATTCGAATTCAGTTTCAAAACCCGTCAAGGGGTTGAACAGATTGACCGTTCCATCTTTTTGCCCATTCCGCCTAACATTCAGTTCAATCAGAACATGGAATGGACTCAGGAATCACAGACCGGCATTGCAAAGGCTTTGGAAGCCTTTAGAGAAGGTGGCGTTGAAGGTGTGACCCAAGACTACATCAAGCGCAAAGCGATCAACAGCGCAAAGGCTAGTGGCTTTATCAAGGGTGCGATTCGTCAGACTGAACGAGATTTCAAAGAACAGTTCTTCCGTGGTATCAACTTCAGAACATTCACGTTCAACTGGACGTTCAACCCCAAGAATGCCAAGGAACATCGTGACGTTCAAGAAATCATCAAGACGTTCCGTTTCTATGCCGCGCCTTCCATTTCGCCCGGTAACGCATTTTGGTTGTTCCCTGCATTCTTTCAGATTCAGTTCTTCACGGGCAAAAATGAAATCACATCGATTCCAAAGATTTTGCCTTGCGCACTGACTGAAGTTTCGGTTGACTATTCACCAAACAATGCAATGTACATGCACAGTGACGGAAATTTCAATGATTGCACCATGAACCTTACTTTCACTGAAGTTGAAACTATTGACCGTTCAATGATTGATGGTAGCACAACAGGATCGGGGTATTAAAATGCTTGAGTATCTTCCATTCATTCAATATGAGTTTGATGGTAAGGCAATCGTCATCCGTGATGTTATTGCCCAAGTAGAACTGTCAAAGCAAATCAAGGCGAAGAAGTCTCTGTATCAGATTTATGAAATCGCTGACGGTGAAACCCCTCATGATGTTGCATTCAAGTTTTATAAAGACCCGAACCTGAATTGGGTTATTTTGGTTGTGAATGACATTCGTGATCCATACTTTGATTGGCCCATGAGTTCAGATGTTTTGCTTGAATATGTCGCATCAAAGTATGATGACATTAACGGTGTTCATCATTACGAACTTGATGGACGCGAAGTTCAGGACAATACTTCAGAGTTTGTTGTACCTATCACAAACATTGAATATGAAACGAAGGTCAATGACGAAAAGAAAAGAATCCGAATCTTGGCGGAAACGGTTCTTCCATCGTTTATTGCTGAAGTTGAGAAAGCCTTGAGCGCAGTATGAACAATTTTCCCGGAAAAGTTGATATTGAGAAACTTGACCTTATCACTGTCAACGGTGGTAGGTTTGACCTGACTGATTCTTTTGTTGAAATCAATGTCTATGAAGACATGTTTGCAAACTGTATGACGGGTTCCATTTTGATTGAAGACACCAAAAACCTCATTTCCGTTCTGCCCATCATGGGTAACGAGACTTTGAGTTTTTCGATTCGTGGTATCAACGGGGAAACAATCTCAAGGGATTTTTTCGTTTACAGAATCTCTAACCGAACAAAGCCAAAGCCAAGAAAGCAGAACTATGTTTTGCACTTTTGTTCTCCCGAAATGATCAATGATGCGAACAGAAAAATCAGTCGCTCATTCAAGGGTAAAACTTCTGATGTGATCAAGGACATTTTCACAGCGTCATACGGTCTTGCATCGAAAAGGCAAATTTACATTGAACCGTCAGACAACTCAGTGACATTCATTTCACCATATTGGGAACCGTTCAAGCTGATCAACCACATCGCATCACTTTCTAAGAATTCTGTTGGCAGACCATCATACTTGTTTTTTGAGTCGAACAAGTCTTATGAATTTTCTAGCGTCGAAACTCTTTTGAAGCAACCCGCAAAGCACAGTTATATCGACTCGGATGTGTCTGCGGAAAATTACTCTTCGGGAACTTCGCTGAACACTACTGAACGTTTGTCGGTGATCAAAAACATTCAGTTCATTGAAGACTTTGATTTTCTCAAGCGTTTGTCAAATGGTATGTTTTCAACAAAGTTGCATGAGTTTGACACAACCACAAAGAGAATCACAACCAATACTCATGACTATTTCAAAGAGTTCAACACTTATCCACATCTGGAAAGTTCGCCACTTTTTGACAAGAATGTTGTTGCTGGTTCCAACGCCAAGATTTCGTTTGTAACCAAGTCAAGCAAATACTTGGGCGAATTCTTTGTTGATGCGAAGAGTGCTATTCAGAAACGCGATACACTGTTGCAATCGATCATGGCACACCGAATTGTGATTGAAGTATTCGGTCGAACAGATTTGAAAGTCGGTAACGTTATAAATGTTACGATGCCTAAAAATGCATCAATTGATGATGGTAACAAGTCTCGCATCATTGACGATAAGTATTCCGGCAAGTATCTTGTGACCGCTATTCGTCACAAGATCATCGGTAATCAACATGATATGATTGTCGAGTGTTCTAAAGAGTCACTTGGCAAGTAAAGGGGTTTTGATGTTCAATGTTGGCGTTGTTGAAGATAGAAACGATCCTCTGAAGTAGGGTCGTGTTCGCGTGCGTGTTTTCGGCGTGCACAGCGAAAAAATTGAGGAAGTTCCTACGGATGCATTGCCTTGGGCAACAATCATCTCAGGGGTCAACAACGCTTCGGTTTCTGGTGTTGGCATTTCACCTACAGGTATTGTTGAAGGTTCGATGGTTTTCATCTGGTTTGCAGATGAAGCACAGCAAAAGCCATTTGTTGTGGGCACGTTTGTTGGCATTCCTCAACAAATGGATGCATTTCTAGCATCTGGTGGTGACGAATCAATCAGTGTTGCACCGGTTGAACAGGAGTTTCCAAATTCTGCGAACCCCGCGCCGGTTCAATCTCAAACCACTGAACCGGTTCGCCCGATTGATGACCTTGACGACATTTCGAAGATTCCCACTGTTGCACCGGCTGGCACACAGAATTCGGCAATCGCAAGTCAGAATATCAAACTGATTATCGATGTTGCTAAAAGTCAAGGGTTTAACACAAGACGCTCAATTTCTTCATTGCTTGGTATCATTGGTGGTGAATGTGCATGGATTCCGAAGAGAGAATCATTCCGATACTCCGCAAAGAGGCTTAAAGAAGTTTTCCCATCTGTCTTCGGTGATAATGACCAATTGGCTAACCAGTATGCCAACAATGAACGAGACTTGCCAGAATTTCTCTATGGTCATACAACCAAAAAGGGGAAGAATTTGGGCAACACCATGCCCGGGGATGGAGCAAAATTCATCGGTCGAGGTTTCATTCAGTTGACCGGTCGGGCAAACTATGAACGTTATGCGAAACTTTCCGGTATTGACATTGTTTCAAATCCTGAAATCTTGAACACTGATCCTGTTGCATCGGCAAAGGTTGCGTGTGCATATTTCTTTGATCGTTGTAAGATTTCGCAGTCTTCTACGACATATTTTGATGTTGCTAAATCTGCTGTGGGGTTCAATACTCCCGATATTGCACAGCGAAAGAGAACATTTTATGAATACTTCATGGGTGGCGCACAAACAAGTGTTGCCGAACCTGTGAACATGGAAGACCCCAAGACTTTCAGTGTCATCAAGGCAAACAAGGAAATCATCAATTCTGGCAAGATTGGTTTCAAAGACCCCAATTCTAAGTTTCCGAGATATGTCAAGGAACAGGACACTAACCGTCTTGCCCGTGGCGAAAACATCTCTAAAACTGTTGTTGCCAGAAAAGACTCTAACCGAACTGTTGGTATCAACACTGTTGGTAAAACTTGGTCTGAACAACCTAGTCCATATTCAGCGCAGTATCCATTCAATAAAGTTTTCGAGTCAGAGTCTGGTCATGTGATTGAAGTTGATGATACCAGTGGTGGTGAACGTATTCACGTTTACCATAGGTCTGGTTCATATTTTGAGATTGACAACACTGGTTCACGAACCACTCGCATTGTTGGCTCAGATTATGAAATCATTGACAAAAATGGTTACATCTACATCAAGGGTCAATGCAATGTAACGATTGGTGGTGATTGCAACCTTACAGTTGGCGGAAACCTGACCGGTGAGATTGCCGGTGATGCAAATTTGAGAATTGCGCAAGACTTGAACGTTGTCGCCCAAGAAATCAAACTTGAAGCTGTTGATAGTGTTTCGATCAAGGCTGGCGGAAACATTGCACTTGATGGTTCCCAAGTTCATATGAATTCTGGTGTTGCAGAATCTTCAGGTCAACCCAAACCTTCGCCCGGTAACGGTGGAAACAACCCATCAGACCCGACACCAAATAGAAGATTTGACGCATCGGTTGTGACGTTTGAACTTCCTGAAGATGGTGACAGTTCGGGTATGATTTCTGATGGAATCAAGAAAGGTTATATCGACCCTGACGAAGCCGCCAAGATGCCGGAAGCCGGTGACACAGCCGAAGTTCAAACGTCTAACCAAGCACCGATTAAGGCTGACTGTGCTGCTATCGCGGGTCTTACATCTTACCCTGATGATTTGAGACTGTCGCCAAACTTTACTTTGGCTGATGTTTCATCCAAGGCTGCTGTGTCGAAGTATCAAGTCGTTGATCAAAATGGTTTGACCAAAGAAGAAATCATTTGTAACTTGCAGGCCGGTTGCATCAATGTTCTTGAGAATGTTAAACGTTCATATCCATCGATGTTTGTAACATCTGGTTTCAGAACGGTTGCGGCATCATCAAAGACAAGCCAGCACATCAACGGTCAAGCGTTTGACATTCAGTTCCGTGGTGTGTCGAAGAAAGACTATTTCGAGATTGCTAAGGCTTTGTCTGAACAATTGCCGGTCTATGATCAACTTTTGCTTGAGTATTCGGTTGCAGCAAACAATCCATGGATTCACATTAGCTTTACCCGTGGTACGAACAGAAGACAAGTCAAGACTTTCTACAACCACAAGAAGTATTCTGACAACTTGACCGATCTAGGGTAAACCCTAACAAAAACTTGGGTGGTGGTTGTGGTACAGTGATGCATCTACAACTTTGAGGACACTCATGAACGCCACCCAAGTTTTTGACATTCTGGAAACGATTACCGCAACTTCCGCACGCAAGGAAAAGGAAGCAATCGTCAAGCAACACATCAATGACCCGATGTTTGCAAAGGTTCTGCAATATGCATATGACCCGACCGTTTCTTTCTACATGTCGGAAGACACTGTTGAACCCATTTTGGAAGAAACTGTTCGTGGCGAAAATGTGACAACCTTCAGCGAAGACTCGCGCGTGTGGACGTTCCTTGACCGTCTTTCCGACCGTTCTATCAGTGGCAACGAAGCCAAGGAACGTGTTGCCAAGCTGATGGCGATGCTTGATGAAAAGTCTGCATCGGTTGCGGCGCGGATCATTTTGAAGGATTTGCGTGCGGGTTTCGCGTCGTCCACCATCTTGAAGGCAAGCCCCAATCTGATTCCTGATTTCCCATACATGCGTTGCACCTTACCAAAGGATTCGGATATCAAGAATTTCGATTGGTCGAAGGGTGTTTACAGCCAATTCAAGGCCGATGGTTCGTTTGTCAATGTGAGTCATTACGTTGACGGTAAAATCATGCTGGTAACCCGTAATGGCACCCGCTACCCGAACACCTCGATTCAAAATTTGGTTGACAGTGTTGCCAATCTGAAGAAGGGTTTTCAGTACCATGGTGAAATGCTGGTCTATAAGAACAATGAGTTGCTGTCTCGTTCGGAAGGTAACGGCATCCTGAATTCTCTGGCTAAGGGTGGTGATATCGAAGAAGGTTATGACGTTCGCATTCAACTGTGGGATTGCATCCCTCTGGAAAAGGCGGTTACCAAGGGTCGTTACGAAGTTCCGTATCGTGAACGTTTTGATCAACTGACCGAAATTGTTAAGAATGCTTTGGTCAGTCGTATCAGCGTGATTGACAATCGAATTGTGTATTCTCTGGCTGAAGCAATTGAACATTACAAGGAAGTCGCGAAAGCCGGTTTTGAAGGCACTGTTGTGAAGTCTGCTGATGCAATCTGGTTTGACGGTAACAACAAGTCTCAGGTAAAGTTCAAGCTGGCTTTCCGTGTTGAAATGGTTATCACTGGTTTCAACAAGGGTTACGGTAAAAACGCATCAACGTTCGGTTCTGTGTTGGGTGAATCTGCTGACGGCAAGGTTGTGTGCGGTATTTCCGCATTCAAGGATGCTGACCGCAAGAAGTTTTCGGATGAACGTGATAGCATGATCGGTAAAATCATCGAAGTTGAATGTAACGATGTGGTGACTCAGGAAGACTCTGATCAGTGGGCATTGTTCCTGCCACGTTTCAAGGAACTGCGCACCGATAAGAACACTGCAAACACCTTTGAAGAAATCATGCAACACAAGAACAACGCAATCGAGAACATCTGAAATGAAAATTCGATACGCCAGTGATCTTCACTTGGAAGCCTTTTATGGGTCGAAAGCCGAAAGGCTTTTTGACCTGATGATTGGTTTTGAAAGTGTTGATCACGATTCTGTTTTGGTTCTTGCTGGTGACATTTCAAGTCGGGTTGACCAACTTGAAGAATTTTTGAACGTGTGTTGCAGTCAGTTCAAATTTGTTGTGTATGTTCCGGGAAACCATGAGTTCTATCACACAGATATGGGCGAATGGCAACAGTTCATGAAGAATGCAACGTTGAACAAAAACATTCACGTTTCTACCAGTGTTGAATGCTTTGTGTATGATGGTGTTCGGTTCATCACCTCAACTCTGTGGGCTGATGGTGGTAAGACGCTTGAGGAACAGTTCAGAGTTCAAAAATCTTTGTCTGACTTCCGTTACATTCGCGTCAATGGACGGAACTATTCGGTTTGGGACATGAAAGACCTTAACTTATTCTTCGCATCTAGGATTTCGACATTTCTTTCGACGCCACACCATACCGGGAAAACTGTTGTTGTCACACATCATCTACCAACAAGGCAACTTATCTCAGAAAGGTTCAATACAGATTACGGCATCAATGGTGGTTTCGCTTGTGACATTTTTGACAGTCTTATGTCATGCCAAGCACCTGACCATTGGATTTTTGGTCATACGCATGATACCATCAGCAAAAAGATTTATGACACATGGTTTTGGTGCAACCCCCGTGGCTACAAGGGTGAAACATCTGATCAAGTGTTTAACTTCTTCGGTGCCAAACACTTTAATGTGTAACAGTTCAAAAATCGCTTGACAATATGGCCCTTCGGGGCCATAATTCATTCCATCGCAACACAACTTTCAAGTGAACATCATGCAAGACGTACTGAAGTATGGCAACCGAGTTGAATACTGTGGTAACTGGAATGTCTATGAAGTTATCCATCGTGACGACACCTACGCTGTTCTGAAGTGCGTCGAATTCATTCGAGAAGAAGAAATTACTAATGGTAGTGTTTGTAGTCGTATCGATCAAGAATTTTGGGTTCCACTGCGAGCCAGCTACCTTTTCAAACTTGAATGGTCTTGAACACTACTTTAAGGATTCATCATGTCAATAATGGGTTTTACTGCCGCCGTTACTTGTTTGTTCCTCATTTGGTTCATCCTACTTGGAATGGTTATTTCCGAACGTAAGGAAGAACACAAGATTCCCGCTATCTGCATCGCTCACATCATTTTGATCGTTTTCATCTTGATTGTGAAATTTTGCATGTGGTTGTTTGGTATTGGAATTGCTTGAGAACATCATGACAAAACGACAAATCACTTTTCGCTTCCCCGATGATTTTGAAGAGGCTTGCGAATTCTTCGGTTCGCCAGAAGATGTTGAATACGCTTGTGGTTTCGAGTTTTCATGTGGTGAAGGTCTGTTCATGTCCGATCTACTTGAAAAGAGTCGCAAGGCGTATTCTGATGCTTATGCATTGGGTGGATATGAAGCCGCGAGAAATTCGCGTGCCGATGATGAAACTGAAAGCACAATTGAGCGTCTTGACGGTGAAGTTGATGTGAACCTTATCAGGATCATCAAGCGAGATGACTCTTATCAGATTGTTAAAAAGTCTGAGCATAGCGGAAAGTTCAAGATCGTTTTCAACTATGACCCTGAAGCGCAAGAACGTGGCAAAGAATGCATCACATCAATGCGAGTTGTGAAGCGTTGGTGAAATGTAACAGTTCAAAAATTTTTCAAAACTGTGTTGACATGATGATGTTGATACCCCATAATTCATTCCATCGCAACACAGTTTTCAAACGAGTTCATCATGACTACCGCAACTATCACCCGCATTCGCATGTACAACGCTTCGCTGAAGTTCGCATTCGAAGTTGATTCCGATCAAGTCAAGCTGCATGAAAAGAAGATGGAACTGGTTCGTAAGGCACTGGAAGTAAAGGCCAAGGGCGACATTGCCGCCGAAATGGAAATTGCTGGCAAGATCATCACTCTGAACCGTCGCATTCGCAAGAATGTCTCTTTCCCTCAAGATTGAAAGACCTACATGACTCAACTGTCCAATCAAGAAATCTTTGATAAGGCACTGTTCGGAATCCGTGCACAGAACTATGCACCTTCGGGAACAAATGAAAGTTGCCAATACCGTGGTGAAAACGGTACCAAGTGTGCTGTTGGACATTGCATCGATGATGTAACTGCTGCAAGTTGGGATGCGCTTGACAATGGCGAAATCACATATGTTCGGCTGATTCGAAGAGAATCGTTCGAGAAGTTTTTCGACTCTACCCAACTTGGTTTACTTCGGAGTCTGCAAAAAATTCATGATGATGTGTTGTTTAATCGCGATTTTGAATCTGTACACAATGATGTTGCAGGAACTTTCGAAAATTTGATGGAATCGCTTGCTGAGGAATACGACTTGGTGTACACTAGCGTCATTGCAACAAACAAGTGAGTTTAACCATGAAGCACCAATCTCAAAATACCGTTTCCGACTTTGCCATTGGTATGACAGTTCGTATCAATCTTCCTGTCAATGGTGTGTCAAAATGGGGCGGCGAAGAATATGATGGTTCGCGTTGTGATGTTGTTGCGTTGGACTATGAACATCCTAGCGTTTATGTGAAACTGATTTTCAATGGTGTTGAAGAACATTGTTGGTTTCTTCCGGAAGAACTGTGTATTGAAGATACTGAACCTTCAGCAAAGTCTTCGCTCAAAATGTCGGTTGAATCTTGTGTGGAATTCTTGACCAAAGCTGGTTACGAAGTCACTCTGCGAAAGTCAGCAAAATGAACAAGAACAATGGTGACGGTACCGTAACTTTCACTTTCACAATTTCGAATGATGATGCTATGCTTCTCATGACGATTATTCAAAATGACATTGGCAACTGTAGATTCAAGGCAATGGAAGAACTTTCCAATGGCAACGCCTACATGGCGAAGTATTACAACTTGACTGCCGACTATGTTGTTGAGTTGAAGAAGAAAATTTTGACTGGAGAATGAAAAATGAGTGAAGTTACTAGCTGTGAAACCCCACTTGGTACCGTGCATGTTGGTGACAGTGTGGTTTACAATTTTGGTATTGATGACATTACCCTAGTTGTGAAACGGATTGAAGTTTCTGATATCAATCCAGATTTTTTCCGTATGTGGGGCAACTGGTCGGATGGTGATGATACTTCCCACATTCGTTCGGATAATGAAAAAATTGTCGCTATTCGACCCGGGTGTACACAACAGGTTCAAGAAAATGTTTCTTTCACTGTTGACGAACTGGCAAATGCGTGCGACAATGTTGGCATCAATTCAACAACTTTCCTGAAACTCTGTCGGGAACTGAAGGTCAATCATGGAAAAATTCTCTGAATATCAAACCCCAATTGGAACGGTCTGTGTCGGTGACCGTGTGTTGTACGATTTTGGTACTGGTCCGATTACTTTGGATGTAACATCCATCGTATCTGAAGGTAGTGAAGTTGTTTTTCGTGGCAACTGGTCGGATGGTGATGACCTATCTCACATTTCCGCGAAAACCGAATCTATTCTCGGAATCTACTCGATGATGCGGGAGCAACAGGTTGAAGAACCTGCCACCAAAGTCGAACAATCGTTTGAAGAAATTTTTCAGACCCTGAAGACCGCACAAAAGAACTTCGCTGTTGCACAACAACAACTGTTTGAAGCCGAAGATGCTTACGAGCGTGCAACACGTTGCGAAGAAGTCGGCTACAATCTGTCGAAGCAAACTTGAACGGGCGCATCATGCAAAACAAGGCAGAAATCGAATTTTGGGTCTGTGAACTTTTCGGTGAATCGGTTTACGAAGACTGGAATGATGCCGAAGAACCCGGTAAGGAAAAAACTAAACCCGAAGTTCTGTCTCGGATTGTTTGTAACGAATCGAGCGACAAGATTTGCATCGGTGCAACGGGTTTGGACGGAATTTATCACCAGTTTGATAGCTATGAAGCATATTACGCTGGTGAATACTTCCTCGAAAACTACGCCAAGCATGGTCTGACTTTTCGCATGTACAAAGTCAAAACCAACATTGATGTTCCGAATTAACAATAGGTGAAACTATGAAATGCCCACATTGCGGTTACGCACATGGTTCTGAATGGGTCGATGATGACCCTGTAGATGTTAAAGGTGAATGTGGCGATTTCTATGAACTTCCACTTGAAGTTTCTAGAACGAGCCTGTACAATTACTCCAAACAAACCAGAACCCTTTATGCATGTCCATCATGCACAAAAACCTTTATTGAGTAAATCATGCCAATCAATCTTTTCATTGACGATGAACGCTTCCCTCCAAGTGACGGAAAGCTGTGGGTAATTGCCCGAACAAGTTATGACGCCATCAACATCATCAAAGGCTTCGGTATGCCGAAGTACATTTCTTTTGACCATGACCTTGGTGGTGATGACACTTCCATGAAGGTTTTGCGTTGGATGGAAGAACAACTGATTGACCGGGAAATCACATTTCCTGAAGCGTTTGACTACTATGTTCACTCGCAAAATCCGGTTGGTGTTGTGAACATCACGGCAAAGATGGAAACTTTGCTGCGACATTTTTCGTAAATGTTTGAGAAAGTGCTTGACAGGTTCTCAGAACTATCATAAACTGCAAGCACTGAAACACAACTTTCCAAGGAATCTACATCATGTTGTCTCTCTGCTCTGCCGCTGCTATCACTGTTGGTATGCATATCGGTTCGTACCACACTTTCAAGAATTCTGAATTCAACAACGTCAACCCGGGCGTGTATGTCGCTTACAACAGTTACGTTGTTGGCACTTACAAGAACAGTCTGGACAAGCAAACTGTCTATGCTGGTAAGGTTTTCGACATTACCGAGAACTGTCGGTATGATGTGATGCTTGGTGCCGCAACCGGCTACAATGTCGGCGGTTCTTCGGCGATTCCGTTCATCGTGCCTTCGGTAAAGTTCAACATTGCAGACACTTTTGTTCTGCGCACTTCGGTGATTCCTCAGGTCACTTCTGAGGGTTCTGTCCGTGGTGCAGTTTTTCATGCCAGCATTCAAAAGACCTTCTGATTGGAGAAAATCAAATGAAAGAACGAAACACTGCCGATGAAATGATTGAAGTCATCAACGCTCATTTGCGTGGTGAAGAAATCGAGTATTCACATCTTCATGCCTCTTATAGTTCGGTAGACTGGATGCCTGACAGTAACCCAACTTGGGACTTTAAGAACAATGTTTACCGTGTGAAGCCGAAGCTGCCACAGAAACCTTCTATCAATTGGGAACATGTTGCCGGACGTTTCAATTGGTTGGCAAATGATGATTCTGGTCGTTCTTACCTGTACAGGGAAAAGCCAACTTTTAATGACGGTGTTTGGGTGTCTGACAGTGAATATGTTGATGTTGATGGATTTTCATCATTCAATCCCGGTCAGAACTTGTGTTGCTCTCAGTCACTTGTCTATCGATACGAATAACTGTTACAACTTTGTGATTGACAAGATGGTCCCGAAGGGACATAATTCATACATCGCAACAAATCAACTAAGGAAAATCATGCCCAAGCAAGTCAAGTTTCACAAGCATGATTCCCCCGCATTCCATGAGGGACAAGAATGGTTTTCCACAAGTGGAAACAAAGTTCACATCATGTGCGTGTTTCCATGGCCTATTTGCAACGACAAGTGGAATTACAGTGTGCGATACCGTCAATCTGATGGTAGCATTGTGGAAAGGGTGTTTGGGATTTCCAAGTTCGCTACATGCACATGGCGGATCTTGTCGCAACCGGTCGAGTCGGAAACGTTTAACTTTTACATCATAGGAACACAAAATGTCTGATATCCAACGCATTACCGTTTACGCTGTTTACGAAACCGTTGGATATGGTCGTCGCGGAAAATTCCTTGGACTCTTTGATGACCAATACAATGCCGACATTTTCGCGAATGGTAAGGGTTGGTATGGTGGTAAGGGTGATGTTCAAAAGTGTGATGCCATCTTGATTGATGGTCGGGCATTCCCTCTGGCAAATTTTTCCGGTCCCTATGGTCTGACGCTGAATGATCCCGAAGCCATCAAGGTCGAACGTATTCGTCGTGAAGCCCTGAACAAGCTGTCAACAGAAGAACGGGTTGCTTTGGGTCTTGAGTGATGAAATACACCCTTCGAAAAATTGGTGAGATGACGCTTCCGCGCGGAATTGCCGGTAAAGCGTTGTCAACATTGAATAGACGCGATTTGCGTCGAAACGGAATCTGTCAAGATTTTGACCATGAGATTTCAACGAAGATCATGGATATCTTTGGTGTTGACAACAGTAGTCGAGAAGATGGTGTGGCATGTTTCACCAACATCGACAAACATAACGATTTCTGGCCTGATGTTTATGTGAATGGTAAACCCAATAAACCCGGGTTTCTGCATGTTGTTCTTGCCGGAAAGTTCGATTTGACCGTTGGAACACAAAAGATGACTTTCAAGCGTGGCGACATTTTTGTGATGAACCCGAACGTTGATCACTTTGTTGAAAACGCCTCAAAGATGTGTAGCACTGCTGTTGCAACGGTTCCGATCAAGTCTTGGTACAACAAAAAAGAGTTGAATTTCCGCCTGAAACCTTGGTGAACTATTGAAAGTTTGGTTTCGATAGTTTATTTCAATTGACAAGCCGACAATATGGTGAAATAATCAAACCATTGTCAAACATCAAGCGAGAACGAGATGGGTTTTATCACTAAACTTCAGAAGCGCGAACAAAATCGCGAAACCTGTTCTGATCAAGGCTACAATTGTTGTAGCTGTGGTGATCGTGAAAATGGTTGTGGTTGTCGCTATTGCAGCACATGCAACTACTGCGAAGCATGTTGGAATGATGACGAAGACAACTGTGTGATGCTTGGCTAAGGAAAGATCATGAGCGAAAACTTGCAAAATGTTGAACTGCGTGAAGGTGTAAAGTTCAAGTTCTATTGCGATGATGAAAAGTACATGTACTATCGCGCATCCGTCATTGATGGTTCTGTGAAAGTCAAATGGTGTGATGATGGTGGTTCGTTTGAAACGAACTACACTTTGTCCGACGCCAATCGGTATATTCATAAAAAGATTTGGAACGTTACGGAAATTTCGGAACCAGTTGATCAACCTGAAAAATACTCGAATGATCAATGGTGGGTCAAAGAGTTGGATACCATTCAAGGTGTGGCGGAACTTATGCCCGACCAATATCGGGCAATCAACATTGCCCGAAACTACATCAAGACTTCCCTTAACGGTAATACATAAAGGAACATGAATATGTCACAAATTTCGTCAAACTCTCGGGAATGGTCGGATATCAGAAAATCCCTTTTTGCATCTATGGATAAGATCAAAACTCATGAAGCTATGAGAGATGCGAAAATTGAAAATCTACAAGCCCAAATCGATCAACTCACGACTCAACTTGAAGAACTGAAGTCTTCTAAAATTGCCGGTGGTCCGGTAATTCAATGTGGGCACACGATTTGGTTCGCATCTAAACAGATTGATGTTGTTCGTGGTTATATCGTTTCCGCGCCCAATGATTGTTTGCCAGATTGGCATTGTGTTCGTCCTTCGCTTGGCGATGGTAATGGTGCATCAGTATTGTTGAAAGATATCAACGCATACCCCGAAAATTACTACTTGGAAGATTTTTCGGGTGATATTACACCGTTCAAACTTTGTTCACTCCCATATTGAAGGAATTTGTATGACTATCATCAATGCTCAAACAGAGGCTGGTCGTGAGTTTCTGTCAAAACTCAAGAACTCCGAAAAAATTTGCTTGGAAAAGCAGGATGATATTAACCAACGCATCAAGATCGCTGAAGAAGAACTTGCTCGACTGAAAAACGAACTACAGCCAACGAAAGTTCTGGAAGCCGGTATGGCTATTTGGTTTATCTCACCATGCGAACTAGTAATTCGCGGTTATGTTGTGTGCCCACCAAATTCGCGCCGATGTGGGTGGCACGCCATTCGAACATCCACCGAATCACCCTCAGCAACTTGTTGGATTGATTTGAGTCCTGAAAGTGATGCCAAATCGAATATTGGCACATCAACATACTTTGTTGAAGATTTTCAGGGTAATCTACAACCTCTGGAAAGCTACATCATCCCCGAAGTGTGAAATACATTCCATCGAGTAAGTAAGAAATCTAACACTCGATGGAATGAGTATGAACCAAAAACTTTTTGAAGAACTGTTGATCACGGTTTTTACAGATATCCCCAAGCAAAGGTTGATTGATGTTTCGGCATCGATGTACCCTTTGCTTGTTCTGAATGGTCTTGATGACAAAACTGTGATGTGTGCTTTTTAGGCGCAAGTCGGTCATGAGTCCGGTGGGTTCATGTACATGAGCGAGAATCTTAACTATTCGGAAGAAGGTCTGTTGAAGACCTTTGGGAAGTATTTCACCCCAAGCTAGGCCAAACAGTACGCCAGAAAGCCTAGAGAGATTGCAAACCGTGTGTATGCAAATCGTATGGGTAATGGTGACGAAGCCTCTGGTGACGGTTCAAAGTACCTTGGTAGAGGTTTCATTCAATAGACCGGGAAGTTCAACGTTCAGGCTTACGCAAAGTATCGCGGTAAGACCGTTGACGAAACTATTGAATTCTTGAAGACTATTGAGGGTGCTTGCGATTCGGCAATCTGGTTCTGGAAAGATCGAAACTGTACGCCACTGGCATCAAACATTGAAGCGTTGACAAAGAAGATCAATGGTGGTCTGAACGGTCTTGATCATCGAAAGAAACTTTTTGAAATGTAGCTGAAAAACTACAAATAATCGCTTGACAACATGGCCCTTCGGGGCCATAATTCATTCCATCGCAACACAACTTTCAACAGAAAGAACATCATGACCGCAACAACCATTGTCAAAATCGAAGACCTGTTTGGTGAACAACTGGACTACGCTGTTGCCGTGTGTTCTGGATGGGACAGTTATGATGTTCACTCCAACGGCAAGTTCGAATTGGAAAATTCGCAAACTGGCGAATGTCGTTGGTTGTCGTCTTTCCGCCCTTCTAGTGATTGGGCTGTTGGTGGTCCGTTCATCGGTGAAATTGAGGGTCTTACACAAAAGACTGAGTTGACATACAACAATCCGGCAGAAAAGTGCATGGCATGGATTTATAATTCTGACGGTAGCTTCACAGCGTTTGGCCCTACGCCTCTGAATGCCGCAATGAAGGCATACGTTTCTTGGAAGTCGAAAGTTGCGGGGAAGTCTGACCTGTTGTTCGAAATTCCTAACGAACTTGTTTAATCATTTTTGAAAGAGTGCATCATGACCGCATATCTGAAGATCAATAGCAACTCTCAAGCGATTCAACCTTTCTTGGTTGACCCTCGAACCGCTGTTCCCAACATCGAAAGTTACATCAATCGAAGCAATCAATTGATTAACAACGCCATCGCTGTTCTGAAGGTGAATTTCGGCAACGTTTCCAAAATGGGTATTGATTTTGTTGTCCCTAAGGGTTCAGTCATCATTTATGGTGGCACACCTCATACTGTCTCTACAACGTGGACTTCGCCAGCAACCTATGAAGATCGTTATGTGCAACTGATGCCGTTTTTTGAGTATTTGCACAATTACGGTCGAAACAATGAAGTTGATATCACTCTGATCATCCCGGTTGAGCCTCAGATTGGTAGCGAATTCTGTATCAAACTCAACCCCGACCATCAACGCTACGGGGCTGCTCAAAACATTGACTTGATCAAAGTTTTTTCGTTCTATGAAGACACCGTTTGTGATGACAAGGAACAATCAGCATTTCCACATCGTCTGATGTTGATGCCTTTCAAAGTGGAAGAACCTGTTGCTGAAGAAGTCGTTCAAGCAAAGTCGGAAAACATGGATTTCGAGACTTGGGTGAACATGATCCGCAGTCAACGTGATGCACATCAAACTGAGGCTGAAAAGAAGACCGAAGTTTACGAAAGCCTGATGACCATTCGTGAACATGTTAATTTCCTGAAAACCATGGGTTACGAAGTTGTTGTCAATGTGACACGCAAAAACACTTGACAATGGTTCGAGGTCTGTATAGAATTCATTCCATCGCAACACACATTGAAAGCCTAAAATGGTTGATTCTTCTGAAATTGTGAACGAAATCGTCACTGCTCATTTGATGAACTGCCCGGCCATTCGCGCACATTTTTGTTATAACCTGCAATCATGGTTTGAATGATGACAGACCTCGAAATTTTCATCTTCCGCACACAAGAACGAATTGTGAATGCTGAAGACTCTCGTTCAGCGAACTATTACCGTGACGTTCTTTCTTTTCTCCAAGAATTGAAGGATCGTCGTGAAGATGAAGTTGAACCGTTTGCTTGGTTGTATGAAAACAAGTCGGGTACACGGATTCTTCATGTTCTGCAAGACTGTGACCCGACTCAATTGCGGGTCGATATGGAAACCGCTGAAATGTTTCCTACCGGTCACTCAGTCAAACAACTGTTTACGAAAAAGTAAGGAAAGAAACATGTCTTGGGCAAAAACTCAATACGAAAAGAAGAAGAACAATGAAGTTCTGCGAACCAAGCGTTCGGAAAAGCATTCCGATAAGCGCGAATCGCGAACCATGAACAAGCGTTTCAATCGTGAGGTTGAACGTGAAATCGAAGAAAGTTTTTATAGGGTAAACCCTGATTGACCTATGTGGCGTCTTATCGCAAAATCACTAGGTCAAAAAGATGGAAGTACAGACCGGGAAGCTGATATAATTGCTTTGATACGTCTGACAATAGTTTTTCTTTCGGTGGTGACAAATCTTTTCATCATCGCTGGCATCATTCACAACTGGTAAGGAACCCCATGATTGAATTCATCAACATCGAAGAAAATCCGAGTGAGATTCTTCATCTCAGAGTTGGAGATTTCGTAATTTTTCAGAACGTGAAGTTTGTTCTGAGGAATAATATGGATAAAACAAAAGTTTTCTTCGATGAAGTATCTTCGGCGGGTCTGCCTGTAGTGGCACCGGTTGGAGAAAAACTTTGGCAAACAAATGATTACCCTTGGCGTCATATTCGATATTACAAATTGAATGTTGACAAGGAAATCGGCGGAACAGCATGTACATCACTGGAAGAATTTCATAATTGGATCACTAACGGCGAAGTAAAGGTTTGGTGAAATCATGACTCAAGACATTAACATTGAAGAAACCCCTGAAACGATTCTGACTTTGAAGGATGGTGATACCGTTGTCTTTCAAGGTGTTCGTTTCAAGGTTGAAGAGTGTGGCTACAACAGCGAAATCTTTTTCAATGAAATTGACAAGAATGACGTTGAAATTCACGCAAAACCTGATCAACTCCGCGACCCTAAAATTTACCCATGGCGTCACATTCGCTATTACGTCAAGAATGAAAATGGTGTAGATGTGGGTGGAGCAGCGACCGGAACCCGCAAACAATTTTACACCTGGGTCAATCTGAACCAAGTCAAGGTGTGGTAAACTGAAACATCTCTACAACTGAAGGAAAATATCATGCAAAATCTGACCAAAATCCATCTGCCGTTCGTGAACAACTTCGAACTTCTGATCAAGGGCGATCAATTTTCGTCCATCACTCCCGGTGAAAATTTTGACATTGTGTTCCGTGGTGTCAGTGGCAAGTTTGCCGGTTCTGTCATTATGACAAGCGTTGCCGATATGGTTACCGAAGATAATCAATTTGTCGCACTGGACGATAGCGTTTACGTTGTTGATGGTGTTGAAGTTGAAGCATCTGGTGATGTTCTTGCTGAAATGGTTGATGGTGGCATTTTGCAAATCATCATGTTCATGATGGAAACCGGTCAAATGGTCATGGACAAGTTTTCGGGTGGTGTTCCAGAACCACAACAAGAACAACTGACCCAATCGGAAATCCAAACTCTGCGGCAGGAAGTTCGTGAAATTCTGCGTTACACCTACGCCGACATTCAAATTTTCAAGAAGGTCAAGGCTGAACTGTGGGAACTGTGCGACAAGAACGATCCGACAACTTCTGAACAGTACAAGGAATATCTGTACATCAGCAACATTGTTGAAAAGCAGAAGAAGATCGTGGAAAAGTTCGCCAAGATTTCGTCGAAGCTGAAGAAGATGGAGCGTGTGTAATGCGTATCATCATTGTTGGAAGTACCGGTGAGGGTAAGACCTCGATTGCAAACGTGATTGCAAGCACACTGGCACAAATCGGTATCGCTACAGAAATTCATGATCCTGATGGTTCACCCGATCTTTCACAACTGTCTTATGAAGACTGCCAAAAGATTCTTGGCGCGATTCATGAAAAGCATGTACAATCGGGCGTTCCGGTCATCATTGAAACGCGACAAGCGAGAAATGCGGCCGGTTTGGAAAACCCTCTTACAAATGAGTGACACATGCAATACTTCATCTCTGGTCCGAGTGCATCAATCACAACGAACAACAAAGATTGTGTTGAACCATTGATTGATGCCCTCTGTTTCGCTACTGGTGACTTACCAGAAGATTACACATCAACATACATTGCGACCGGCGTTCTCAACCTGAAGACCGCAAAAATTGAAGAATTGAAAGAACTTCGTTCTGGCGATAAGGTAAAACTTGATGGTGTTACCTTTGTTGTTGATTCATTTGATTCTGACCACGGTGAACCAATTGGTTTCAAAAGTGGTTTTTGGTTCATCAGGCGCAGTGACACCATGTACATCTATGGCAAAACGCCAACTGGAAAAAGTGCGTCGTTTTACTCTTTGAAAGAATTGATGGATTGCATCAAGAACAAAGAGTATGAGATTGCCACTCCCGATTACTGACATGAGTTTCATCTATCTTTGGCCGATGGTTGGAATTGTTGGCGGAATGCTGATTGCTGTATTGACAGAAGACCCGTATTGGACTACACTGCAATACATCGCATCAAGTGCGGTTGTGGGGTTTTTGACAATCCCCATCTTCCTCTTCATCTCTTTCATAACCTTTAAGAATCGACTAAATCATGACAAACCAGACTGAACAAATTCGCCAAGCGTTTGATGAAAAAGAGTGCTACGAAACTCTGATGCAACTGTGTGAAACGAACGATTCGTTCTATTACAAGGATGTGACTGAAGGTTCGTCGAAGTATCGAATTTTCAACTACAACCTTGCATCGTACAGCGACTTTCAAAAGCCTTATGCAAAGTTTGCCCGGGGCATCATGTTTGAAACATTTTCCGAAAATTTGGTTCCCATTTTGGTGTGCCTGCCGATGCCAAAGTTTTTCAACCTGAATGAAAACCCTGAAACCATCGGTCTTGATCTTTCGAAGATTGTCGCTGTTGAACCGAAGTATGATGGTTCTCTGATTTCGACATACATCAACTATTACGGTGAAATGGCTTTCAAGTCTAAGGAAAGTCTGGACTCGGTTCAGGTCATTGAAGCAACCAAGTGGATCAACCTACCCGAAAACAACAAGTTCCGTGAACAACTGGAAGTTGCAACATTGTCCGGTTACACGGTCAACCTTGAGTGGATTTCGCCCGATAATCGTGTGGTTCTGTCATACGATAACAGTCAATTGGTGGTTCTCAACATTATTGACACCATGCCTTTGTACATGGATGAACTGTATGTTGACATTCCGGAAGAGTTGAAGAAGTTTGCTCGACCTGCATTCAAGCCTGAAAACATTGAAAAATTCGTCAAGTCTGTTGCATCTATGACAGACAGTATTGAAGGGTTCATTTATGTGTTTGAGGGTGGAAAGCGTGTCAAGCACAAGACCGACAAGTACATGTCTTTGCATCATGTGAAAGATTCTGTGACCAATCCTCGACGCTTGTTTCAGGCTGTTGTTGATGGTGGTGCCGATGATCTTCGCGGATACTTCGCAAAAGATGAAGAATCTCTGAAGCTGATTGAAGAGATGGACAAGTTTGTTTCGGGAACTTTCAATGCCATGTTCAAGGAAGTTGAAAACTTCTACCGTGAAAATAAGACGCTTGAACGTAAAGATTTCGCGTCTAAGGCAAAGACCGAAGTGACACCTCTTTACTTCGGTCTTGTCATGAACCTGTATGTTGAACGTGAGAACGACTACAAGAACTTTTTCAAGGGCAAGTGGAAGGAACTTGGTATCCGTGACACTTCCGCAACAAAGTAAAAAGTTTTCAAATAGGTGTTGACAAGATGGGGCTTCGGCCCCATAATTCATTCCATCGCAACACAACTTTCAAGTGAACATCATGAACGCCAAGCACACCATGTTTCGCAGCGGTATCATTCGTGACGAGAACAACAAGATCGTCGCTTTCTTTGATCGCGAAACAAACAATGTTCTGATCGATGGTCATTTTTGGGCCATCAAGGTTGTTGATGAAAGTCACGCGATGGATGTTGTTGCTGAACAACTTTCGGAAAAGTCTTAAAAAGTTCTTGACAGTGTTTGAAAAATCTCTTACACTGTCTTCACCTTAAACATGAATGGAGTTTTGAAATGCACCAACTGACCGCACGCAAGAATGGTTTCATCGAATTCGCCGCACTCGGTGACCGCAAGGAAGTTTGGCACGGTTTGGGTCAATACCTGCCCGAAAACCAAACCATCGAACAGTGGCAAACTGCTGCTGGTATGGATTGGGAAATCATGGAATCGAATGTTCGTTTCCAAACTGCCGGTGGTCTGATCACCGACACCCAAAACAAGGTTCTGTACCGTTCGGACTCGACCGATGTGCTGGGTATCGTGAGTGAAGAATACCACGTTGTGCAACCCAAGGAAGTTCTGGAATTTTTCCGTGAATTCACGGAAACCAACAAAATGAAGCTGTCTGCTGCTGGCACCCTGTTCGGCGGTAAGCGTTTTTGGGCCACTGCCGAAATCGGCAAGAATGCTTTCATTGTTCCCGGTGACGAAATCAAGGGTCAACTGCTGCTGGTTACTTCGGCTGATGGTTCGCTTTCGACTCAAGCAAAGTTCACATCGACTCGCACTGTGTGCAACAACACTTTGCAAGTTGCACTGCGTGGTCAAGGTAGCAGTGTTCGCAAGACCCATGCAAGCGCATTCGACCCCAAGCAATTCAAGGTTGATTTGGGTCTGATTGATTCGTCGTGGGATTCGTTCATCACCAATCTGAAGGGTTTCGCAGAAAAGAAGGTCACTGATGACTTCGCTGCTGAATTTTTTAACAAACTGGTGAACCCCAAGAACATCGACCCCACCAAGCTGACCGTTTCGCGTCAAACTGATGCCCTGATGCACTTTTACAAGAATGGTGCTGGCGCAGATTTTTCGTATGGTACCCAATGGGGTGTTCTGAACGCTGTGACCGAAATGGCAACCCATGGTACCGGCAAGCGTGATGCTTCGCACCAGTTCAACAATTCCGAGTTCGGTGTTGGCAACTCTCTGAAGAATTCTGCACTGGAACAACTTCTGGCACTTGCATAAGTTTCAAAAGTGGTCTATAATGAGTTCATTGTTATAGACCACTGACCGAAAGACAATCATGGCACAAGACAAATTTGACGTTGAAGTTCGTATCTCTCGCAGAAATTCCAGTGATCCTGATAAGGATGGTCAATTTTTTATCTCGGTGGTTGACACCAACTCACGAATTGGTTTCATCGAGATTCAACTCAAGCCCGAAGACATTGCAAACATGCTGGCCGGTTCTGAAGCAACCGGTAAGGCAACTGTTCGCAGTCTTGGTAAGGTTGGTAAGAAACTTGTTCATGAACATCGATCAATGCTTATCCCTAGAGAGATGGTGTATGACAAGGATGCTGCGCGTGAGTATTTGACCGAAAAGGAACGCGAAGAATGTGAAGATGGTGGTTGGTCACTTAACCTTCATCTCGGTTCACAAAGTTCTTTTCAGCCACATAGCTCAGACATGTACACTGCACACTATAGTCGCTACAAGTACGTCGATGAACAAAATTTCGAAGAGGTGAAAAATGGCTAAGAAGATTCGTTATCGCACACCGAAAGAGTTTATGAAACTGTGGATCAAAACCCTTCGTTCTGGAAAGTACAAACAAACTAAGTCTTGTTTGAAAAATGATGAAGGGTTCTGTTGTCTTGGCGTTCTTTGTGACCTAGCATCGAAAGATGGTGGTAACAAGTGGTATGCTCCCAATCAAGATGGTCAATTTGCTTTTGTTGGATTTGGGAACATTAGAGACACCGAAATGCCACCAGAAGAAATTACAACATATGTGGGTATGAGTCATGATGACGCACTTGATGTTGCAAATATGAACGATGAAGGGTATACTTTCTCTGAAATCGCTGATCATATCGAAAAAGAATATCTCCCCAAAATTTCCTGAAAGGTTTATATGACTAATTTTTACCCCGGTCAACGTGTTCTGTTGGATATCGATATCATCGAAAAGGGTGATGGTCCGATTTGGGATGGTATTGGGTATTATGAAAGTGACATTCAGAATTTCATTGATTCGCAAAAAGCTGATCAAGAACTTGTAATTTTCGACACTCCTCTTGGTGATTCCATCCGTCATAAAATGATCAATGTTCACAACACTACACTGCATGAAACATTTTGGTTCCCACGTTCGGCTGTTCTTCCGTATGAAACGGCTGAACCTGTTTCTGTCACTCCCCGACCTCATGCGGAAATTTTCAAGATTTGGTTCTCCGACTCTTCGAAGAATTTTGAAATTTACAGCCGGTCCCGCATGAAGTGGGTTACCATGACGCAATCTTTCCTGTTTTCGCCCGAAGCACTGAAGCGGTCATACCGTGTCGGCACCGAATACAGTGTCTCGCCTGATGATGTGAGCAAGTCTCTGGATCATGCATTTGCGCTAATTTCTGGCATCCTTGAGGGTCATCGAACCGCCGAAGAACTGTTGCAAGATTACCTCACATCCAACAATTTGGGTTGATGTTATGAGTTCTCACAAAATTGCATACTTTGCGGTTTTTGACGCCATGTTCATCGAGTCATGCCATAAAATTGCACCATGGCTCAGTGCGGCACTCGAAGACCCTAAGGTGTGTGAAGAATACAAAGCTGATGCTTTGGAGTTTCTCAACTGTCTGCACACCAAGACAAAGAGTGTGAAAGTGATTGTGGACACCGATCAAACCACGGAAACCGAAAATGCCAAAGATTGAACTTATCAGTTGCGACTATGTTCCCAAAGAACTTTTGAAGTTCGTCAAAGAAAATGGAGACGCCGAATTCAATGTTTCCATTCCCGAAACACTTCATCATCTTTTTCCTGAAGGTTTGGTGTATTCATATGCGAGTGCTGTTGCACTGAATGTGAAAAACGTTGTTCCTCATACTGATGACCCTGTTGGCGAGATTGACACGAACTACAGTCTGTTTGGTGTTCTTTCCGACCCGGGGTATCATGCTTATCTGCATGTTGGAAACTCTTATGTGCAGCTTGTTAAGGGATCATGGTACAAATTCAGCGACCGTGTGCTACACTCCGTGCAAGCGGAGAAAAAGTTCTCGTGTGTAGCAATTCAATGTGAATAAGGAGTCATAACATGGAACTTGGCAAGACTTATCAAAAATCTGATCAAACTTTTGTCACAATCACTTCGGTTGTGACGTACAATGACCCCATTACCGGGAACACTGTGCTAGAATACGTTGACAACAACGGTGATCGCTACAACCAACTTGGTGAAAGCGTTACCGGTTTCCACAAGCAAATTTTGACTGAAGGTTAATCATGAGCAAGAATGACATTACTGGCGATAACATCATCACCAAGTGGGGTAACCAAGTGTATCGCGAAAACTACGATGCCATTTTTGGCAACAAGCGCCGCAAGTTCCATGTTGATGGTTCGGGACCTGAACCCGACCAATTTTTTGTTTTTGGTTCCAACAAGCGTGGTGTTCATGGT